GATGTGGCGGGTTCCATGAGGTCACTATAGACGGCAATATAATGTATATGCCATGCGAAAGTTCTGATTATTATGGTTTAAGAATAGAGCAGCTCGAAAGTGCTTTAAACTTCACGTATATAGGTAGCTATAGATTATTATCATGGGATAAACCATTTGAGAATGTTACTAAATTTAAAGGTTGGATAATAGACACTTTTTATTCAAATAATAGTGGACCCACTCTTGATGCAAATGATATAGCAATAGATTTTAGATATAGTATAGATGGAAGAACATGGTCATTATGGACCAATGTGGGTAGTGCAATTAATGGGTTAACCAATGATTTTTCTGATATTTTTATTATAGAGCTTGATCCAGCGAATAAATTCTATCCCGAGTTTAGATTTACCTCTGTTCTTATCGGTCCTGATGGTGGGATAATTTATAATACTGATGAGCCCATAGACCCATCCATTGTTATAGTTAGTTTCAATTTGGATCTTGAATTTGGTGAAACCCCTGAAAAGATACAATCAAAACCATTACCTGTTTGCTCTGCAGAAACATCCAATAGACCTGTGGTTTTCTCTGATTGCGGATTTACATTTAAACCATATGCTGTTAATAAGGCACTTAATATATACCAAGATTTAAGTCTAATGGTTAATAAAATGTTTGGACTTGATGCTAATTATTATTCGGTTCAGCCACAGGCTAGGGGTAGAGATGTTGTGCTTAGAGAATATACATTATTTAACGTTGTTTCTGAGAAGTGCGTTAAACTTATGGTTAACCAAAACCAATTCCCTGATAATAAAATAAATTTTGATCCATTCGGATTGAATTATGAGGATCCATTTGAAGTTCAAATGGATAAAAGATATTTCGAATCAATATTTGGAAAAGGCTCGCAGCCTAGAAAAAGGGATATCATATATTTTCCTATAACAAATAGAATATATGAGATAAATTCAACTTATCTATTTAGAGATTTTATGAATGCCCCTGTTTATTTCAAGATGGAACTTAAAAAATATAATTCCAAAAGTAATACATATTTTAGAGATCCTGCATACAAGGAAGAACTGGACGGTATAAGTCTTACTACTACTGACCTATTTGGTGCGGAAGTTCAGAACGAGGAACTTAAAATTGCAAATCCTCAACAATATGCAACCACAATAACACAAATGTCGCAGGATCCTATAAGATCATATATCTATAAGGATCTTCCAGTAATAGGATATGATCTCAATAATAACTGGACTATAGTTTTTAATGATTATTATGATTTATATGCAGGATTTATAGATGACTCCGATTTTACATATGCAGCAAAACAATATAGACAGGCAATCAGATATAAACTTTTACCTAAGGTTAGTATAGGAGAGGAGCTAGCATTTACCGCATGGTTTAGTATAAGGGATCTTTATAACAATCAACAATTAATGAAGAGACCGTATCAGGTTATAACTATAAATATAGAATCGTATGACGATGATTATATAATTTTTAATTCATATCCTCGAAAACATAATCTGGAAAGATGGGAATCATATGATAGTAATCCTGAGGGATATGTTGCAATAAAGGGTGACCCCGCTCACAGTGGTGGGTATCAAGTGGAATCAATAATAGATGATTATAAATTTAGGGTTATAAACAAATCCACTGATTTTGCTATTGGACCTATTACATGGAGAATGCAAAAAGCTCAATCTAGAAATTTGATAAGTGGTCTATATGAGGATCAGAATGGTGATATTAAAGGATTTAGGGCAGATATTATACATTCTGGTGTAATTGATGAATTAACAAATCTATTTCTGGAAACTGGAAGTTTAGTTGTTAGATTCAATGATCTTGTTATAAATTCTACACTTCAATTCGTTCCAAAAATGGACGAATGGTATGGTATAGTTATAAATTTTTCCAATGTTTACAAGCAGATATCATCGATAATATGGGAAATAACATATGATCCAACTAATAGTTCACCAGACCAATCAAGTAAGTTGGCTAAGGTCCATGATGATACTAGAATGTTTGTCGATCATATTGTTTTTAATGCTCCTTCCAATATAGTTACTGATAAATACAGTCCATATTATGGAACTGATAATAATTCATACAAGATATTTACTGGACCAATATATCTTAGTAATATCAGATTATTCAAAAATATGATAGATATAGATAATCAATCAACAGTGCTTAATCAGAATATAGTTAGAGATTCTCAATTAGCACACATAATAGATAATGCTAAACCTTTGCTAAATATACCAAAATTTGCAAGAAATAAATAAGCTATGCCAAGAAGAAAACCGAAACCGGAGAAGGTTATAGAGGAGAGAATAAAACAGAATCTTGATTCCATATTAATGGATGAGGGGTTTGATGTTTCTTTCGCTGCTGATTCTGTGGACCTACCTAGAATAAAAACAACGGATCTTATGGATTTTGCTGGAGCTCAAACTTCAGCTGCATCTGATGCTAAGATTCTTATGGATTCTCTAGCAGAATTTTATGTTGATCTTAGTACTGAAAATACATCAGCACTACATGTGCAGCATAAGAAAAAGATGGATACCATGAATGTGTCAGCTATGATGTTTCAATTGAAGACCGCTCAACATACAATAACAAAAATACTTGAAGAAATAGATCTAGGTAATACAAATCCTAGGCTTTTTGAGGTGTTAGCACAAATGCAATCACAGATTATGCAGATGCCCAAAGATTATCAGGCTTACTTGGAAAAAATGGAGCAGAACTATAAAAAATCAAGAATAGAGATAGACGAAAAAAAGCAGACGAATAGGGTTATTATGGATCAGAATGGTTCAAGTGAATCTTACGGTGCTCCTGTTTCTGCTATGACTGATAATAGTGGCATTAAATCCAGAGGAACAAGAGGCATAATGGAGGGACTTAGAGATATAATAGGATCCGAGGTTGTTGATATTACTGCTGAAGTTGTTGAACCAAATGCTGTTGTTAATGCTAAGCATAAAAAAATATTTGATCTCGACAATCCTAATATATCAAAATCAGATAATAATATGGATGATGAAGATGGATTTATCATAGAGGATGACCTTTATTAAAAATGGGAGAAATAATACAGAAAAAGCAGGATCAGATAGAAACATCCCTTTGGAACACAGAGAGGGTTAATGAACTATTAAGAAGAATAGACGAGGAGGGATTGGATTATAAGGATGTTGATAATCCATTTTATGAACAGGATCCTGAATTAAAAAAGCCTAGTCTCCAGTGGGAATACACGAGGGATGAGGTTATTGAAATGAAAAAATGTGCTGATGATGTTACGCATTTTGCAAAACATTGTAAAGTAATGACTGATTTTGGTCTCGAATACATAAAGCTGAGGGACTATCAGGAATCTGTCCTGAAGGAGTATCAATCAAATCGTTTCAATGTTTTTGTGGCTCCTAGACAAATTGGAAAATCGATAACATCATCAATAATTCTTGTTTGGTACCTCCTTTTTAATCACGATAAGAATGCGATGATTCTAGCTAACGTTGGTGATACAGCGGAGGAATTAATGGATAAAATAAAATCCATAATAAAGGGTCTACCATTTTTTCTTAAACCTGGAATGATAATAAACAATGTGATGACAATGCGTTTTGATAACGGATGCAGGGTTTTAGCTAAAACTACTACGAAATCATCAGGTATTGGTTTTACTATACATTTCTTATACATGGATGAGTTTGCACATATTAATGATAACTTCATGGAAGCTTTCTTTAGATCAACATATCCTACAGTATCATCATCTAAGGTTTCTAGAATTATAATAACTTCAACACCCAACGGTATGAATAAATTCTATGATATCTATCAGGGAGCTATGGATGGTGATAATAGTTTTAATCCAATAAGGGTTGATTGGTGGCAAGTTCCCGGTAGGGACGAGGCGTGGAAACAGAAAGAAATAGGTAACTTGGGTAGTGAAGAGTTATTTAATCAGGAATATGGTAATCAATTTTTAAGTTCTTCCAGCCTATTATTGGGATCAGATGAGCTTAGAAAAATAAAAAAAAATGAAATCGAATATGAATGGAGAGAAATAAGCGAACTACATAACCATAATATATCATATGAGAATTTCAGATGGCATCCTAAATTTGATCTGGACTCGTGCAACGAGAGAGGTAAAAAATTTGTTCTATCGATTGATCTTAGCGGTGGTGGAAAGGGAGATTTTACAGTAATAAATATATTTAGAGTTACCCCTTTACCCAAAGCAGTCATAGAAAAAATTGATGAATATGAGGATGAAGCGGATTTTTTTGGTCTTATTCAAGTTGGGGTCTTTAGGGATAATGAGATAAAGTTGGAGGACGTTGTCAAGCTTCTCCAGGTTTTATGTGAAAATGTATTCACTGTCGATAGGGTAAAGATAGCTCTTGAAATGAACTTTAAGGGTGAGCTTCTCTACGATAAACTAATATCAAGAGATGAATTTTTTGATGAGATGTTTCTTTTTACTAAGCACTCCGAAAGTGCAAGAACTTTAAAACCTGGTATAAAGTACAATGAAAAAAACAAGATGAAATATTGTGAATTACTAAGAAGCTTGATAAGGGAGAATAAGATACTTGTTAATGAAAAAAAATGGACCATACCTGAATTATTTACATTTGGACTTAACAATAGAGGAACATATTCTAGTCAAAGCGGGCACGATGATGTTGCTATGACACTGGTTAATCTACCTGGACTACTGGACGGGTATGATTTCAATCATATGGTAGGAGAAGTGTTTGATGAGATGGAGGATAATCTATACAAGGAACTTATAATAAAAAAATTAGAGGGAGATCAGATTTTTGATGATGATAGAAAAGGTCCTTCAACTAAAGAAGGTAAATCTTACAGCGACTTCAGTAACTTAATGTAGCATCAATAATTCCCGTTTCTTTTTTGATATATAGTACAGAAGTAAAAATATATTGAAAAATAATGGCAAATAAGGTAAAAATAGACTATTCTCAATTTAGAGCATCTGGTGTCTATACGCTTGAATTTGACGCATCACAAAACGTCATACTTACATCACAAACAATTAGATTGGTGGTTGGTTTCTCGAATAAGGGACCTTTCAATACACCGGTTTATATTCCTGATGCAACAACGATGATATCAATCTTTGGTGACATTGACGCGTCTCTTGAAAATAAAGGATCTTTCTTCCATAGATCAATATTAACTTGTTTAAATGCTGGACCAGTCTTCGCATTAAATCTTTTAAAATTGAACGATAACCGAGAGACTTCAGATCCTGACGAGGTTACATATAGATCATTTTCCCTAGATTCTGAGCAATATAACGGAGTAGTTAGTAGCGAATTATACTCTTCCTATTATAATAAGGAGAGATTCTGGTTTGCCGATCCTAACTATTTCCTTGCAACATTAAGTACTGTTGATCAAGGTAAATTACTAAGTTTAACAAATCTTGGTAAATCCCCTATGAGCATAATAATCAGAAAATCTACTGATTCAACTGCTCCTCTAACGGGATATAATATATTTGCAACCGATTGGTATGGTGCTAATAACGTTCCTTCGTTTATGCATCCGTATGATTATATGAGTGATTATTTTATTGATGTTATTGCTGTTTATGGTGATTGGACAAACTATCAGGCTCTTCACTTGGATCCTCTATGGAGTAGTTATTTTACAAACAATGGATTTGTAAAATCTAAAATAGATCAATTCCTTGCGAATCCTAATGTTTCTATAGTTACATCTGTTACTGGATGTATAATACCAGATTTTGTTGATCTTAATGGTGTTAATAAATATGTACAAACTTTAATAAATAATGATAGCGCATCTACTGGATTATTCTGTGCAATAGACGAACAAGCATTTGATGATATCTGTAATAATCCTTATAAAATCGATTTAGTTGGTAATCACCTAATAGATGAGCTTAGTGGGGATAGAGATCTTGCAAATCCTAGAATAAACTTCTTAAGCTACGATCAGGCATTACAAGCTGATTATTTATACTCACAAAATGTGGTTGGTATAACAGGGGCTACTGGATTTGTTAGTCCTGCAGGTATCACTGGATATACATCTGGTGCTAAGGTTGGTACATTATTTACAATAACTGGTTCAACCGCTGGTGTATATCAGGGATCATTTGTTCCTTATGATGCTACTGCTTTTGACGGTACTACCCATTATTTACAAACCCAATCGTCAACTGGCACAACTGCAGGTACATTACAAAATGCTGCACAAATTGCTGCACTTAAATCTTTTCTTAATGTTTCTTCCTCGAATGATGAGAAATTTATACTTGGTATTGTTCAGGGAATAGCCGGATTAACCGGAGCATTAATAAGTCAATTCAACGAGGCTGATGTGGTTAAACTTAAAGTTACTGGAACTAAGGATGTTAGCGGGCAACTTCGTATATTCTGGACACACCCGTTGGATACCGCACAATATAGATCACAAGGTATTACTGTTAAACCTACGTATGACCTTACATCATATAATACTGGTGCATCGGGAAGTAATAAACCTTTTTACACGTCATCTTACCAATTTGGTAATTCTGATTATTTTGACATAATAAGTTTAGCTACCCCAGATGGAGGTACTGGACCAAATGCACCTAGCGGATACACCAATTCCGTAGTTTCTTATAATGCATCCACATTCTATCAAAATCATAAATATGTGGAGATAACGGATGGTGATTCTATATGGGTTACAGCTACCGGAACTCCAAATCAACAATATCTCGGATTTCAAAATACTATCGATAGAGATCAATTTAATCTTACGTATGCTAGAGCTTACTCGCAACAGGCTACACTGAATAACAATACAGTACTCAATATTGCAGCATTTGGTGCATCATATGCATCTGACAATATAGGTTTACCTGTAGGTGCACAAAATCTGGATATAATATCACAAATAGGCTCAATAAATCAATTTGTCGGTTGCTCCAAGATAGATGTTACAACATTTACTATAAACGTGGCTAACGGGGTTTCCCCTTTATCTGTAGGGGATTCAGTAGTTTCTACGGATCTTGATATATGTGAACCTGCTAGCGGTAATAGACAAAACAGACTTACTAAGGTTAAATCCGTTTCACAAACAGCAACTCAGAACATATTAAAAGTAGTTACAGCAAGACCAGTTTTATATTATTCTGCTGATGGCGGAGCACTTAGAGTACAAAAATTCAAATCTATACCTCAATTCACAACATCCTTTGATTTTACTTATCTTAAGGGGTTTACTATGAAAGAAAGACATAGACCAAATGGTACTGATGCAAGATTAAATGAGCTACTTGATGTTCTATATAATACGAATATTGCTAAGACACTCGCTTCTAAAGATGTTATTTCATTTAGATATATCGTTGATACATTCAGTGGTATAATAGGCCCAGAATCTAAATATCAATTCAGTAGACTTGCAAAAATGAGACAGCAAGCTCTAGCTATTATAAATGCGCCATCCATGGCTCAATTTAGAGCTAGTACGGATCCATCATTTACTGATTCCCCTACTGCTGCTATTCCCTATCCTCCGTTGAATACATCGTATATAGTTGATGGTGGTAACTTATCACGTAATCCTAGTTACACATTTACTTTACCTAGCGAGGAGGATGGATCTAAATTCTGTGCATTCTACTCACCTTATATAGTTATAAGAAATGGTAATAAAAATATTAACGTTCCACCTGCAGCTTACGTATCTAATAATTTCATTAGAAAATTTGCAAATGGTGAGCCTTATGCTATTATTGCTGGACAAAAAAGAGGTATACTCAGCGGTGGTAATATAGTTGGTGTTGAGTATGATTTTACCGATGAGGATAGAGGAAATCTCGAACCATTCGGTATTAATCCTATATTAAAAAGAAAAGGAGTCGGTGTGGTTATATTTGGTAACCAAACGGCTTACCAACAAGTAAATTCTGCATTTAACTTAGTTCATGTTAGGGATCTATTAATTAGTATAGAAAGTGACGTCCAGGAAATACTTGCAAATTATCTTTTCGATTTCAATGAGGATTCGATAAGATTGGAAATTAAAACACTTGTTGATAATTACCTTGATGGTGTTAGATCAGGTGGCGGAATATATGTTTATCAGACAATAATGGATTCATCTAACAATACACCAGCTATTATAGATATGAATATGGGTATAATAGATATTATAATCGAACCGGCTAGAGGTATACAAAAATTCATAAATAGAATTACAGTTACTAGAACAGGCGGAATAGCCGCTGGTGGATTTACACAATTCGTATAAATTTCTATTTTTTAGATATCTAAGATAAATATAAGTAATTATGGCAGGACTATCACATTATCAAAATTCAATATCTTCAATAAACAAGTATGAACCTGTTTATTTGAACCAATTTGAGGTAACTATAATACCTCCAGCTGCTATAGCAGGAGGAAGTATATTGCTACAACACGTCAGTAAGGTTAATGGACTTTCATTGGACAAGAACCCTGGAACAGTTCAACAAAAATATAAATTCGCTAAAAGGAATTATGCTGGTTCAAAACCGGAGAATACCTATATGGATCTTAGTATTACATTCAGTGTCAACTTAAATGACGCTAATTCCATGTATGTGTTTAAAACTTTAAGACAATGGTCAGATACAATCTATAATCCATTAACTGGAGCGATGGGTCTTAAAAATGATTATACGGGATCGATAGTTATTTCGGTGTTTAATAAAGCTGGTGATGTTTATAGAAGAATAACATGCAAGGATACGTTTCCTACTAAACCAATTTCTCCAATGAATCTAAACTATACAAGTACGGACCTATATAAAATAGACGACATGGTTTTTGCTGTTGATTATTGGGACGATCTATTCCTATAAAATAAAAAACATAAATGGCAGGATTACCACATTTTACAAATTCGCTTGCAGGTATAAATAATTTTGAGCCTGTATTTCTTAACCAGTTTGAAGTACTGATAAGTCCACCTTCCGCTATAGTTGGTGCTAGTACAACTTTTAAGGGTGAAAGTATATTAACTCAACAAGTTAAATCTATAACTGGTTTAGCTGTTGATATAGCACCTGCTCAAACGGTGAATCAGAACTATAAATTTGCTACTAGAAGATATGCTGGTGGTGAACCACAAACCAGTGATATGAACCTTTCTATGGAATTTGAGGTGAACCTTAATAATTCGAATTCTATGGAACTTTATAAAATACTTAGACAATGGTCTGATTTAATTTATAATCCATTAACGGGAGCAATGGGTCTTAAGAACGACTATGTTGGTTCTATACTTATTTCAATATTTAATAAACAGGGTGACGTCTTCAGAAGAATAAGAATACCCTCATGCTTTATAAGTGAACCTATAAATGCTATGGATCTTGATTATGAGACTCCAGCTATTTATACAGTAAGGACCTCTTGGGTTTGTGATTACTGGGAAGATCTATTTATGTAAAATTATAGTGATATTAAAAAAAAGGTCAGATTTTGACCTTTTTTTTTGTTGTGTGTTATATAGAATAAAAATTAACTTTTTATGAGTATAGATATATCACCAGAAGAGATATTAAAGATGAGAGAAGAACAAAGTGGAATTGTATATGACGATCCGATTGATGACGAAACCTCTGTTTCTAACGGACCTGTCATAGAGCAGGAAATAAAAATTAGTAACGAGCAGAAAGAATCCGAATCGACTGAACCAGTGCAACATATTTCACCAAAGGCGGAAACCTCCGTAAATCTCGGAAATATAAACGACGGTAAACCCAAACCTGAACCAATCACATCTTTTGGTAAAGCACAGTCATATTCAGATTCTCCATCATTTGACATCGGATGGAAAAATCTCCCCGCTGAATTATTACCATCTAAGGGATTATTTTATCCAAACGGAACAAAAATAGCAATCAGAGCAGCGGATGTTAAGGAGATAAGACATTTTTCTACCATTGACGAGGACGATAGATTGGATATAGAAGAAAAACTTGGGTATGTTATAGACAGATGTCTGAGAATGGATTTTCCTGGTGAAGGTGTAGTTTCTTTTAAAGATCTTGTCCAAGAGGATAGATTCTTTGCAGTTATGGCTATAAGGGATCTAACATTCATAAGTGGGGAAAATTCCATAATACTAATTCCTAGGATTAAATGTGAGGGTAAGTCGGAATGTCCGTTTAACGATGGAATTGAATTAAGAACTGGTTCATTAAGATCATATTCATTGGATCCAAAAATTCTTAGTTACTATAATCCCGCAACTAGAAGTTTTACTTTTGATGTCAAAAAAATTAGTAAAACCATAGAAATGACTGTTCCTACGATAGGTATAAACAGAGCTATCAGTGATTTTATTATTTATTGCTCGTCAAAAAATATTGATATTGATGGGGGCTTCTTAAAGATCGCTCCATTTATTCTTAAGGAGTGGAGAGGATTGAACAATGAAAGAATTCTTATGAAAATGAGGGAAGCCGATTATTGGACCAAGGAGGAATATAGTTTATATTTCGGACTTTCTGAGAAGATAAGGATTGGTACGGAGATTGATGTAAAACAAGTTTGTCCGGTTTGTGGTAAGGAGGTCACTGCGGACATTGCCTTTCCCTCAGGGCTCAGATCTCTTTTCGTTATTTCAGATATCTTTGGAGAATTACTTGGATATTAAATTTAGATTATTCTATGAGCATGATCTGGATATGAATTGGGTAGAAAATGTACCCTATTATGAATATCAGATATTTTTAGCGAATCTTAATAAAAAAATAGAAGCTGAAAATCTCGAAAACCAAGAAAGTGAAGGACTTAAACAGCTATTCAACTTTTCCCGGTAATTTTTAAAATATATAGGATAAACAAAATATGGCTTTCGACCAAAAACTTATTTCCCAATTATTGGATCTTAGCAGAAATGTTGAGAAACTTTCGGGTGAGGTTAAAAAAAATACCACAGTCAATAAGGATCTTGTTAAATCAGATTCCACTGAACCAAAAACTGCGGATCAGTCTAAAGATTTATCCAAGATAGCTGAAGGGTTAAAATCGATGGATCTTAAAGGCCTTAAGGATGAATTTAAAGGCCTTAAAGATGGATTGAAAGGTATAGATAAGCTTGACTTCAGAGGTCTTGAAAATGGGCTTAAAAGCCTTGATTTCAAAGGTCTAGAAAAAGGACTGAAAGGATTGGATTTTAAAGGACTTGAGCAAGGCCTGAAGGGATTGGATTTTAAAGGACTTGAGCAAGGCCTGAAGGGATTTGATATAAAGGGAATAACTGAATCATTCAGGGGAATAACCAATATTAAGAATCTGGATGTTGGTGGAATGGCTAAGAACATCGTATCTGGTGGGGGTGTTAAGGATCTTATATCTGGATCTATTGGTAAAATAGGTAAGGGAATTCTTGGAAGATTTGAGGAAGGAGGCGAGGTTAAAAAATCTGGTCCTTATCTTGTGGGCGAGAAGGGACCAGAAATTGCTAATTTATCAAAAGATACAACGGTAGTTCCAAATGATAAGACCGAAGCCATATTATCAGGTAAACCCGCAGCGGTCAAAACTAGAATAAGACCAGGTAAATACCCATCGGCTGAGCAGATAGAAGCAAAGAAAAAAGAAATAATTGCTTCTGGTTCTCTATATGATCCCAACGATCCCGCAGAACTTGCGGAGGAGATAGAAGATTACAAGGAGCATTTTAGAATGAAAAGTTTACAGAGTCCTAATAGTGATATTAAGGAAACTTTCACTATGGGGGATGTAGCAAAACTTGGAAAATCTACAAACAAAGACGTAAATTCTGAATCAACTTCCGGTATAAAGAGTCAGATGGATGTATTATCAAAAGGATCCCCTGATGCTTCTAGCGCAAAGAAAAAATCTAGAAGAGAGAAAAAAGCTGAACTTGAAGAAAAAAAACCGGGACTTTTTTCCAAATTGTTCTCTAAGGAGAACATTAAGAGTGTTGATGATAAAATAGGGGGAGCAGCAAGTGGATTATTGGGAGGTGAATTAAAAGATAAACTAACCGGAACTTTAAAAGGATCCGCAGAGTCCCTTATCAATAAGGAAAGTCTAGGTATCCCCGATTTTGCTAAGAGTACATTAACATCGGGTCTTTCATTTCTTAATAAGGGATCAAAGGAAAAATCACCAACACTCTTTGGTGATATGAAGAAGAATCTGCCTACACTTTCCAGTATGCCAGGTATTAAATCCAAGGTTGAAGCTGCAGCATCTAAGGTAGTAAATAATATCGAATCAAAATCACCAATAAATGATATATTGGGAAATAATACCCCACCTGGTATGGCCAATACAGAAACGGTTAAAACTGAGGGTGAATCGTCAGCAGCTGGGCCAAAACCTGGCGGGGAAGGAGGTACTATTACAAAAAAAGACATAGATACAATAATATCTTTACTTTCTAGAATGGGATCTTTACTGGAAGGACCTTTAAGTGTTGCATCCATGGATTCTCCAATAAGACCTGATTCTAGAAGAGTTTAATAAATAATTCCCAAAATTATTATTTTATCTCGTATTTTTAATTTACATTTGTAGGTATTAAAAAACAATCTATGAATTTCAAGTTTATAATCCACAGTGATATCTCATTTATAACTGATGATTTTCTCAAAAACCCAACATGGAAGATAAAAAAAAATACATCCGATGGGTGTATATCCTATGAAGTATATTATTCCGATGATACGGATTCACCGCTTGACTCAAATCCGAAGGATCATCAGAAGGATTCTATATACATGGAGATGTCTAAAGTCTGGTCAAAAAATTCAAAATGTAAAAGAATGCAGGTTGGATCTTTAATAGTCAAGGATAAATCTATTATATCTGATGGGTACAATGGATCACCCAGCGGATTTCCTAATATATGTGAGATTGATGACACTACACTTCCATATGTGCTTCATGCCGAAGCCAATGCGATAACAAAATTAGCAAGAGGGACTCAAAGTTCCGACGGGTCAACATTATACGTTACTCTATCGCCTTGCTATGAATGCTCAAAGCTTATAATACAATCGGGTATTAAAAGAGTTGTATTCTCAGAAATTTATAGAAAACCAGAATCAATAGCTTTTCTTGCAGAGGCAGGAATTGAAATCTTAAGAAAAAAATAAAAATATGCAAAGTAAGGAAAAAAACATTCAAAAATTGGCTGGTGAATTTATTAAATTGAGAGATGATAGATCTTTTAGAAATCTATTCGAGAGATTAAAGCCCGGAATATTGAATCATTGTTTCTTAATAGTTAAAGATCCTTCGTTAGCTGAAGATGCCTTTTTGAATACTATGTCCAAGATATGGCAAAAAATAGAGCAATATAACGACGAGAGAGGAAACTTTTCAACGTGGTGTTATAATATAGCAAGGAATGAGACCCTTCTATTAATGAAGGAGGAAAAAAAGTATTATGCAAGGACAAGTTTGGAGATGGAATTCTTTTCATCCAATAATGAGGTAGGCGATATGGGGGGTACATATAACATGGAGGGGGATCAATCCAATTCATTTTTTAATGAAACAAGTAAATTTGAAGAAATATACGAGTCAGTTATAAACGAAATAGAAGGACTACCAGACCTATATAAGAATATTATGATCGATAGAGAAATCAATAATATGAAATATAAGGACATAGCTGAAAAATATGGTCTTAAGAAAAGATCGGTAGCAACAAGAATAAGAAGAGCAAGAAACAAGATAACAAAAAATATTGGTGATAATGCATCGGAGGTTATTGCTGGTAGATCAAGAAATAAGGTAAAGAGGGAGGCATAGATAAATACCAATTGGAAACTTTGATGAGCTTTGCTGTATAAAATAATAAAAATGTTATGTTTAAATTACCTAGAGTATTAAAAGAGATATCTCTATATCGTGAATATACTAAACAAATAAAATCTGAAGAACTTAATTCTCCCTTATGGAGTAGAAAAAATCTAAGAAGGGATTATCTTAATAGAATATACACTGTTATAAATTTACCTCCTGAGGTTCTGATGTCTAGAGATTTTCCTAAGGAATCTAGACCTTCATTTATTCTTAGTGAAATAAAACCCATTAATGACTATCTTAAATCGTTAAATTTAGAGGAACTACTTACCTTATGGATAGATCCAGTAAAGGGAACTGACGAGGAATCGTATCTGGTTGTTTATCAGTTTGTATTCAGAGAAATCAGCTGGATTTGGATATTTAGATTTATTTTAGAGATAGCAATTATTCTAGCTGTGGCTATTAAGTGGAGCTGGTTATGTAATCTATTTGGATTTTAATGGTTGAAGCTATAGAAAAAGTTAAGAACGAGATAAATTCCAAATTAAAATTTTTTGAAGATAGCAATTTTAATTTCGATGAACCATCCCACGTTTATAGATACAAAGGTGTTAAATTTGATTCTGTTACAACATATCTTAAAAATTTTAAAACTCCATTTGATAAGGAATATTGGTCGAAAAGAAAAGCGAAGGAGCAAGGTGTTGATCAATCAGTTATACTTAACAAATGGAAAGAGAAAGGTGACGTTGCTAATGATTTAGGTACAAGAGTTCATAAATATATAGAGGATTTTTGGAGTGGATTAAATCCAGAATTACCGGAAATTGGCACCGAATATAGGACAAGAGTTGATAAATTTATGGATCTATATGCAAGAAAATTCCATTCCCTTGTTCCTTTAAAATCTGAGCTTAGAATATTTTCAAAGAAATGGAGATTGGCAGGAACTATAGATCAGCCTTTCTTATTTTGGGACTCCAAAAGAAATAAAGTTCTTTTTATCCTTGGCGATTGGAAAACTAATGGTGAATTTAAGGACGACAATCATCCAAAGGGCAGATATAAAAAATTACTTAGACCGTTTAATTCACTTTATGAAAATCATCATAATGAATATTCTATACAGATATCTCTATATAGATTAATATTGGAAGATGAATTAGGCATAGAATCAGAAAGCGGTTTTTTATGCCATATAGGTCCTGATTCCGAACCAAGGATATATCCAGCTAAGGATTTGAGAGAACCTTTAAGAGCATATCTTGATCAAAATAGATGTAATAATCTGGATATTTTTGATCTAGCATAGAAACAAAATATAAAAAATTACTAAAAATATAAAATAAAAAAAAATTATGAGCGAAAATAATAAAAAAAAAGCGATAAAAATTGAAAATGTAAATGCTGGTCCAGGAGCATCGGATGCAGTTGATTTCAATGATAATGATTTTGTTAGTAATCTGGATCAGGATTTAATCAACGAATTAAATGAAAAACTGGAGGATAAAAAATCTGAGATTAGAACTAAGGTTTATGCAGTTTCTTGTACTAGAGAGATATTCTCTTTATACAGAGATTTTGTGATAGATAAAGCTGAATGGAATTCAACGGAAGCACTTGGTATTATCCAAATTAATAAGGAGATTCAAAAAATTGAGAAAGAAGGTATAAAAGACAATGTTATCTATTTAGGTGCTCTTCCTTTAGAGGCTAGCCACTATTTTATCTCTAAACATAAAGGTGTTGGATTAGCAAGTGCAACTGAATTTATTACATTATACAAAGCTTTCGATCAGGCTTTAAGTGATGCTAAAAAAGATGCCAGCGAGATTAAAGATATTGAAGCACAGCTTAATGCAGCAATGCAAGGTATGACTTTAGGATAGTATAAAAAAACAAACACAAAAAAAGCTAGATTATCGTCTAGCTTTTTTTGTGTTTGTTTTCTATGATATATATCATATAAACTTTAAAATTAATAAAGATGAATAAATTTTTAAATGAACATGGGACTAAGATAATTATTCTTATTTTGGTACTTATCTATTTTAAATCGTGCAGTAATGGATCTAACATTAAAGCTTTGAAAAAGGAAGTTGTGAAGATTGAATCCAAAATTGATAGTTTACCAACTAGTAGAGATATCAGAATTGAAGGATTAAAAGTGGAAAAAAGAATGATCCAATCGACGGATAGAAAAATATTGGATGTTAATAGGCAAAGTGAAATAGAGAAGGAGATAGAGGGACAAAAATTATAAATTGACATGCATGATAAAAATAAATTAATTAGAGGATTTATAATAGGTACTTTTGTATCTCTTTATGTAATAGTTAGTTGTATTTCAACAATACATGTTATTGATTTCTTTAGATTATCAAATCCTGAATGGCTCTCAATATCACTAGCTATAGCATTTGAAATTGGAGCAGCAGCATCCCTTGCATCCCTTATTGTTTTACATAAGATGAATAAGTTTATAGTTTGGAGCCTTTTCATAGTTTTAACTATGGTTCAGGCAATGGGTAATACATTTTATGCATATTCCCACCTGAATGGCTTTGGTAAATGGATAGAATTATTTAATCTTGTTGATGAGGATCTTATCTATCAGAAAAGAATCCTATCTATAATAAGTGGTGCCATATTACCCCTTGTTTCGCTTGGTTTTATAAAATCCCTTGTTGATTATATAAAACCCGAGGATAATACAAAATTGGAAATAGCAGATAGCACGGAGCAGGAGATATTTCCGGATAAGGATGAACAGAATACCGAACATAAAAGTACACCTGATCAACCGACAAGTTTAAGAGATTTGGTTTATGGAGAAACACTGCAAATCGATCCTACTAGGTTACAATAAAATAATAAATAATAAGTGCAAGATCTAGAAACACCAAGCATTAATAACTACGACGGAGGATCATCCTCCCAGTTTCCAGGTGGAAATGAAATATATGGTGGGAGTTCAAATTTTCCAATAGGTCCTAATCAGTATCCTGAAAACGAGTCGGCTCAAAATCCTCTGGGTGGACCAACGGGGGGATTCAATACGGAATATAGAAATATAGCATTAAATAAAAACCAATTTAAAATTATTGATGCCACCTTTCAGAGGTTTAATGAACCTGTTGGCGTAAATTTTATAAAAGAATCTTTTGATGCTGTTTACCAATCCCAGGTTTTGGATTTTCTGGATGTTGCTGATTTTTTCCATCCCCTCCAGGAATTTTCTAATTATCAGAAACAAACGATTATAATAAATCCAGCAACATCATTCAATCTGGATCCTGGATCTTTTACTGATACTAACGGTGAAATATCAATGTTAGTTGCAAAAGCAGAATATTTACCAGATGCTAGTGATGATGATAAAGTTTTATTTTGGGATTATCTAGGATCACAGAGAAATATAATGGGTGGATTTATGGTTCTAACCGGTGCAATAAAGAAAGGATATAATTGGAAGGGATGGGACATAGATCCATTTAGTACATATAATCACGCAGATATACCTAACAGTGCCAACGGAGGATTTATATTTACTAATCCAACAAGTATGACGGTGAGATTGACAATAATAACAGCAAACTAATATGGCAACAAGACCAGTAACGTGTCCATATGACACACCGGAAGGATTTAGATTTTATCGGGATAATCTAGTTTTAGATGATGGTATGGGAACTCCCAAAAAATATCTCCCAATGAATGACTTTCTTATAAATGTGGATTCATTCTCAAAAAGTAGGGTTTCGTTGGATCCTGGGAGATCTTTCTTATTAAGTCAGAGCGACATTGGTGATAATTTAGGATATGTCTCGTTTATAGCAATAAAGGCAAAATTCCCCGATACTATAGTTGAATCTAAGAAATATTTAACGTGGGTATATAAGGGACAAACGATGAATATGGGGGAATTAATGGTGCTTTCTGGTGCTAAACAATATTCAACAGACTCGACATATGAGGGATGGAATCTATCTAAACCTAATGATTATATAAATAATGGCGGAATGATATTTACTAATCCACATGCTGATTTCCAGATAAAGTTAGAGATATTAATAGGTAGGTAATAAAATATTTCATTTATGAAATATATAGTAAAAAGTTTCTTGTCCTTGTATGGATATATAATCAATAAAAAAAAAGTAAACCATGGATTTTATAAATCAAGTTAAAAAAGTAAAAGAAATCACAAAATCTCCGGAGGTAAAAGCTTTATGCGAAAGTTTCCTTAGTGGTGATTCAGTTTCTAAGGAGAAACTAGTAGTTTTGATTAGCGAACATAATACATCCATGGATTTAGATAATTCTGGAAATAATATACACAATCATATGGATTTAATAAAAAGGGAAGAGTCGGAGATCTCTAAAAAAGCTGCTAATTCGCTTATGGAATCTTGGACCGGTTTAGGAAAATCTACATCAGGTAGTAATTCTGGATCATATTCAGATAAACCTAAACAAAATAAAAATGAAGAGGACTCGCTATACGAAAATATCAGCAATTTGGAATCCTCTGATCTTGTTGCAAAATCATTTATTGATACACAAAGTGTAAAGAATCTTGGTATTAGAAATGCTATAGAAAAGATAAAGGAATCTTCCATCTACACATATCCTAAAGCTAAAATTGTTTGTGAACAATATCAATATCTTTTGGAAAATAAAGGAGTTCCTGAATTTTCACTTATCAACAATTTCATAAATGAACTTGCTTCGTTTTCTTGGGACTCATCAATAGCACCCATTGAGGCGGAATTAAGAGAAAAAGCAAAAACATTTTCCAGAGAAATTGAAGTTGCTAAAGTTTTAGAATCTATAAAAAATAGCGGAAGCTCTTCTTTCTATTCTGAGCTTTCTGAAACACTTAATGAGTGGTTAGTTTCTGAGAATAAATCTAATGGTCTGTTGGTAAGAAATATCAGTAAATTTAACTTTAATCCAGTAATCAAAAATCTTATAAACTTTTTGAATATACACGAAAGTACTGATAGCAGAAAATTAGAGGTGCCTGTTAATATACAAGGAGAATCTAGCGTTTCTAAAGTTTACTCACCGGTTCTTTTCGAGAACGGAAGAACGTTCTTCTTTATAGGTGGATGTATATTTGAAGCTGATTCATCTTCCTTAAGAAAATTAGGAAAATCCGAATATTCTTCTCTACCTGAAAATTATCTAAGACTTTCATTAACGACCATGAAGTCTCATGTAAAAATAAACGAGTCAGGAATCTCTGTTAAACTTGGTAATAAAATAGTTACCATGATTGAAGAAAATGACAAGGTTTCGGTTTATCTTGGAAAAGACAAACTTAGATTTGGTGACACCGTAGGTTTGGCTAAAATAATTGGTCTTGAATCCTCATCATATTTTGGTGTTAATGAATCGGAATCAGTAGGTGACATTATGACCCTTTATACAAGCTATTCTTCCGTGGTTGAATTAGATTTTGCAAAATCCATAACATCTAATGTTTATGAGGGTCTTGGAATTAATCTTTTCAAGTGGAATGGTCAAATATATCTTCAGAAAATAAATGAGGCTATGAGAGAAAATTCACTTTATGAAGTTAATGGATCTCAAGCTGTTGCTATGGTTAAGAACTTTATGAGATATGATATCTCGGAGGGTTTAACAGAATTTCTTGATGGTGAATCTAAGGTTAAATCTGTAATGATAAATGACAGAAGTAAAGTTCTTGAAAATATCTCTAAAGTGGAAGGTGAGATTACAAAAGTTGAAACGCTTATGGAATCTAATTCATTATACAAAAACTCAAAAGAAATCAAGATTGCACATTCTATGCTTGAAAGAGAATTACAATCTCTTAAAAGCAAATGGAATCAAATAAATATAGAGATTCAAAAAGTTGATGCTGATATAAAATTACATGCGGATGTCGATTTATTCGAGGATCAGAAATTTAACATAGGTTCTTTTGTTAAGGTTAAGGAATCTGGAGATACTGGTAAAGTAATTTCAATCGATAGCTCATCAGGAAGATATACAATCCTTCTGGATACAGGTAAAACTGAGGATCACCAGATAAATGATCTAGCTGATTTGGACGAGGCTTTAAATAAAGCTGCTGATGATAATGCTGAATCTATGGACTCTGATGACAATAATGACGATAATGGATCAGTTAAAGAATCTAATAACCTTAATAAATCCAAACTACCTGAAAGTGAGCAAAAAAAAATATTAAAGAAATTTGCTGGTATGCACGGATTCTCTAAAGCTCCTGGTGCGGATAACGGTCAAATAGAAATGGATGGTGATTCCTTACATGGGTATAATAGAACAATGAACGAGGCTAAAGCGGATCTTAAGAACAGAACATCTAAAACTAAAGACCCAGTAAATGACAAAAAAGCACAGATGTCTGATATTAAAAATAAATCATTGTCTGTTGCAAGTGATAAGAAGGAAAATTCTAAATTAACTAAAGGTACATCAAATACTAATTTTGCTGAAGCTCCTGGCGATGATAATATAAACAAAGGTAAAAACGTAAATCCAAAAAATAATCTGGGTGCTGCTCCTGGTAATCACAATAAAGTAAACGGTAAAGAATTAGGTAAAGATTTAGTTAGAAAAGCTCCTGAGGGTAAAAACAAATCTTCTGAATTTAATGCTAATGATGTGAAAGACGAGGAAGTTTATAACGCTGGTTATAATCTTAAAGAATCTGAAGAAGTAAAAAAAAACTAAGTCGTAACTTCTATTTCGCTCCTAAGGGTGAAAATCAGAATAAACCTGGAAAACCTTTTGTCCAATCTATGAAAGGTAAATTCTCTAAAGCACCTACAGGAAAACCTGAGGATGCGGATGATTCTGAGGATAATAACGATGATTCAGACGAGGATAAACAATAATTTAAGAAGAATGTAGTATTTTTTAACTACATTCTTTTTTTTATGTGTGAAATCTTTTAGTATTTCTGACTAAAATACTAAATATCCAAATATAATTAAATATTAATGGCAAAAGTTTATGTAAAGAATAGCGAGCTGATGGCAGCGGTTATAGAATCGAAAAATGCTGGAAAGCTAACACCCGCAACAATAGATATGTTTAATCTGATGATTGAGGGTATATCTAAAAAGATGTCATATAAGGATCCTGAGGATAGAGAGGATTGTATGGCTTTTGCTATGGAAGATCTATGCAAATATTGGAATAGATTCAATCCTGAAAAATCAAACAATCCTTTTGCATATTTTACACAAATAGCAAAGCATGGATTTGCTAAAGGATGGAAAAAATTGCACCCTCCTAAAAATCCAGTAACTATACCATTCAGTTATATAACAGGTGAGGATAATTCATATAATATCTAAACCATGCCGGATATTAAAAAAGTAAAACCAAACGGGGAATATAAATCCGGAAAATATGATCCTAAAAATCCGGATAAGTATATAGGCGATATACATAATATTATCTATAGATCATCATGGGAATACAGATTTTGTACATATTGTGATACAAACGAAGCAATATTAAAGTGGAGTTCTGAACCTGTTGTTATACCATATTATAATCCATTAGATAAAAAGGATCATAATTATAATGTGGATTTCTATATTAAGGTACTAAAGGAGGATAATACTGAGCAGGAATGGTTAATAGAGATAAAACCAGAAAAACAAACACAGAAACCACTAATGGAGGGTGTTATGACTTTAGCTAAATTAAAATCTTATAATAGAAATATGCAGATTTGGATAACAAATCAAGCCAAATTTAAAGCAGCTAAAGAATGGGCCGATAAAAGGGGATATAGATTCGGTGTTATTGATGAGAATTTTTTATTCAAAAGTAAGTAAAATCTCGATATATAAATATCAAAAAATAAAATAAATGGCAGGTTTCGTAAATAATAATAAACCAACAGAGTCACCCGTTGTACAAAGGATAAGAGAATCAGTTAAAAAACTGAGTACTTTTGGAATGAAGTATGATGATATGGTGATAAGAAATTCACAGGCTGTTGGTGTGACTGAAGCGGCTTTTCTTAATAAAAATAAAGCCAACGTAGAGGACGAAAGCATGCTATGGTCCCTTGCAAAGCAGGATATTACCACTCGACAATTTATAGGATATTTTGACAAGGATTATAAGGGAAAGAGGGATTTTTTAAGAATGTTTTCTTTAAATCCTGAGATTGAATATGTACTTGATACTATTTGTGACGAGGCTATAACTTATGATCCAGCTAATTTCTTTGCATATCCTGATTTTATAGATCTTACTGATGCAAACGAGAAGGTAAAAGATGAACTTTATGACACATATAAAAATCTCTATGATATATGGGGATTCTCTGATGATATAACTGCATGGCAATATTTTAGACAGTTCATTATCGATGGATTTTTGTCATTTGAGATTATTTATGATGATACCGGTAAAAAAATAGTTGGGTTTAAGGAGCTTGATCCTGTAACATTAATACCCAGCGTGGAGAAACAATTGGATGGAAGTTTTCTTAGTACATGGACTCAATACCCTCAGGATCCAAAGAAAAAACGTACCCTTTATGATCCTCAGATAATTTATATCTCATATGCTAAGGGAAATTCAATATCAAGAGTTAGTTACATAGAGAGATTAATAAGACCATATAATATATTAAGAATTATAGAATATACTAGAGTTATTTGGTCCGTTATGAATGCATCATTTAAAATGAAAATGACAGTTCCGATTGGCACAAAGTCACAGCAGAAGGGTATGCAGACACTTGGTGAACTTATGAGTATTTATAAGGAAGATATACAGCTTAATGACGAGAGCGGTGAGCTTACTATTGATGGTAGTCCAAAGATTCAGTTTTATAAGAATTACCTTATGCCTTCAGGAGTTAATGGTACACCAACAATAGAACCAATAAATACAGAGGGACCTAATCTTAATGATCCCGCTCCTCTAACATATTTCTTCGATAAATTCATATTAGAATCCAAAGTACCTCCTTCAAGGTTTCATAATCCTGATGGTGGTAGTACATCACCATATTCGAATGGTGCAGAGGGATTAGACAAGGAGGAAATAAGATTCTATAAATTTATATCCAGACTTAGATCAGTTTTTCAAGAAATATTAATCAAGCCGTTATGGATTCAAATGATTAATAAATACCCATATCTGGAGAAAGACTTTTTGTTTAAAAGTCAATTAGGACTTAATTATTGGTCCGATAATCCATTTAAGGAGAACCAAGAAATAGCAAAAATGTCGGGAAGAAAAGAAACTGTTACCGGTCTTGGTGGACTCCTAAATGATGATGGAAAACCATTTTTTTCAAACGCTTTCCTTATAGAGGAGTATTTAGGTATGTCTAAACAGGATATAATAGCAAATAAAGAAGCTAAAGAAAGAAAAATAAAAGAAAAAGCAGAAGCTGCTAAAAAAGAAGGAGCTGGTGCAACTGGAGCGGCCGGTGAAAAAAAAGAAGGCGGAGAAGAACCACCACAAGTAACACTATAGTAAGATGGCAGGATTTTTAGACTTTATAAAACCAAACCAATCAGCATTAGGTAATATACTGAAGAATCTGGGTAGTATATCCAAATTTGGAATGCAGTATGATGATATGATTGTTAGAAATTCCCAGGCTATTGGTAGAACTGAGGGATCTTTTTTTAACCAGGAGGGAACAGGATATACAAAGGATAGCGCATTCCAATGGACTGCATCCTATCATGATACGAAGGTAAGAAAATATATAGCCTACTTTGACAAATCCTATCTGGAAAAGAGAAATTATTTGAGGAAATTCTCAATAAATGGTGAGATTGAATTTATACTTGATATTATAACAGATGAAGCTATAGTTTATGATGATAGAAATTATTTTGCACAGCCATCTTTTTCCAATATAGATCTAAAGGATAAGGTCAAAGAAAAAATAAGCTCACACTTCAATAGGCTCTATAATATATTTCAATTTCAGAATACTGTTCTTGGGTGGCAGTATTTTAGACAATTTATAATAGATGGATTTCTAGCTTTTGAAATTATTTATGATAATAAAGGTAAGGAAATAATAGGATTCAAGGAATTGGATGCAGTATCGCTTCAGCCAGTTGTTGAGAAGGTTGGTGAGAATGAATTTAAACAGTTTTGGTTACAATATCCTGCAAATCCCCAGATGTTTAGAAAACTTACTGATGAACAGGTTATCTACATTTCTTATGCTAAGGGTAACACGATATCAAGAACAAGCTATATTGAGAGACTCGTTAGATCCTACAACATACTAAGAATTATGGAGAATTCTAGAGTTATATGGAATGTAATGAATGCAAGTTACCGAATGAAATTCATTATACCTATTGGAACGCAGTCACCTCAAAAAGCAATGCAAACTCTGGGTCAGCTTATGTCCAGTTATAAGGAAGACATAAGTATTAATGATTCTTCCGGTGAATTAACGGTTAATGGTAGACCTAAGGTTCAATTTTATAAAAATTATCTATTTCCCGAGCAGAATGGTGTTTCTCCTCAGATATCATCGCTTAATCCAGCAGGTCCGGATTTCAACGTTATGGATAATGTTCTTTATTTCTTTAATAAATTAAAAATGGATTCTAAAATACCATATGCTAGATTTGCTGCAAAGAATGGAACTCCAGCAAATTATCAGATAGCAATTGATCAATTAGAAAGGGATGAGATAAGATTCGAAAAATTCTTAAGAAGACTTAGATCTATATTCCAAGAAATATTGGTAAAACCCCTTTATATCCAGATGTGTTTGGATTATCCAGAGTTAGCCAAAGATAGAAACTTCAAAGCAAATATTGGACTTAATTTTAATAGAGACCTTGAATTTGAAGAACAGGTTGAAATGACAAATCTTAAGAAGAAAGGTGAATTTATAACATCATTGGCTGACCTTAAGATTAAGGCTGGCGAGGAGGATGTTCCATATTTTGATAATGACTTTCTTATTCAAAGATTTCTTGGTATGTCACCAGATCAGCTCAAACTGAATGAGATATACAAAAAGAATGAGGAGAAATCCGCTCCCGCTCCTGCGGCCGGGCAACCTCCCGCTTCCGCGGAGGGAGCTGAGGCGGAAGAACCACCACAAGTAACTTTATAAATGAATGGAATATGAAAATATTCCATTTTTTGTGTTTATTGTTTTTTTAATTCGCACACTTTTATTACTTTTGTATGGAAATTAAAAAAATTAAGAATGATAGAAAAATTAAGATTATTTAAACAACTTGAATCGTTAACTGGTAACGGTTCACAAAAATCCAAACAAGATTTAATAAAATTAAATATAGATGACGAATTGAAGTACATATTGGATATTTGTTTCAATCCATTTGTGACGACAAAGCTTCATAAACTTCCGTCTAGCGAGATTTTATTAGAAAATAATCATAATCTACGGGAAGACTTTAGATCCTTATTAGAGGAGCTTAAAATTGCTCCTGCGGCTAATGATAATCTTAGAGGTAGAGCTTGTGATTTAATATCTTCTAGAATTAGTGATGATGCTGAAGAGGATATCGAATTAAGAATAATTCTTTACAAGATTATAACAAAGAGAATGAATATAGGTATAGGTGCTAAGGTTATAAATAAAGCACTTGGCTATGAACTTATACCTGATCCCTCTATGATGTTAGCTACTGATGATCACGAAGTTATAGAGAATTGGAAAAAAATATACTGTGAAGAAAAATATGACGGTGTCAGAGTTATTGCTATATGCAAATCTGGTGAGATAACATACTTTACTAGAGCTTTTAATGAACTCGATGCAACTTGCCTTTCGAGAATAACATTTTCTCTCAAAACTGCAATGATCAATAGTGGTCAAGGAATACTTGGCGATTGGTTCTTCGACGGTGAATTAACAGATCTTAATAGAAAATCGGTTAGCGGAAAGGTTAATCAGATACTAAGAGGAACTGCTTCTAAAAATATAGACGATGATATGTTATTTAATGTCTTTGATTTTGAAGAGGTTATGACATTGAACCATGGATCTGGAGTTCTTGATTATCTTACCAGAAGAGCAACATTAGAGAAAGTAACATCATTTCTTCCTGATAGCAGTCCAGTTGTTCTCGGTAGAATGTGGGAAGTTGATAATTCAGCGGAAGTGGCTGAGATCTATAAACAAATAGTTGCTGATGGCGGAGAGGGTGTTATATGTAAGAGTAATTCAATCTATGAGTGTAAAAGATCGAAAACTTGGATAAAACTTAAGGAGGTTAATGATTGTGATCTTCTAGTTACTGGCTGGTATCCAGGAGAAGGTAAAAGAGAGGGATACATCGGTGGCTTTATATGCACCGATGCATCGGGTACACTTAATGTAAAAGTTGGGTCTGGATTTACTGACAATGATCTTAAATCGTTAAGTGAAACACCGGATCAGCATATAGGTAAAATAATAGCGGTTCAGTATAATGTTACAATAGAGGATAAGCATGGCAATCGTTCCTTATTTTTGCCTAGATTTATAGAAGTAAGAAATGACAAAGATACTGCAGATGATTTAAGTAATAAATTTTAATTGATATACATGATACAAGAATTATTAACAGAAAAGCTCCGTCCCAAGAAACTGGAGCATATGATATTGCCTTCAAGGATTTCTAAAGTTTTTGAAAACGGACTGGGTCAAAACATTTTACTTAGTGGCTCACCAGGATGTGGTAAAACTACTCTAGCAAAAATATTGGCAACACCATTTCCCCATTTATTTATAAATGTTTCCGATGAAAGTTCAGTTGAGACTATTAGAACCAAAATAACTGACTTCTGTTCGACCATATCAGTTATGGATGGTAAGTCATCAAAAAAAGTGGTTGTGCTCGATGAGTTTGATGGAGCTTCTGATCAATTTTATAAAGCTCTCAGAGGAACAGTCGAAAAATATGCTTCCAATACGAGATTCATAGCAACATGCAATTATATTAATAAGGTACCTGATGCTATTCAAAGTAGATTTGAAGTTATTGATTTTAATCCGATAAGTACCGATGAGGACGAAAGCCTTAAAGCCGAATGGTCTAATCGTGTAAATCTCATACTCGGAAAAATAGGAGTAACAATAGAGGATGAGGCTTTAATTGAATTTCAGAAGAGTTATTATCCTGATTTCAGAGCAGCATTGAATAAGATACAAGCTTGGATGATAGAGGGTGTTAAAAATATAGATTCGGCAAGGGTTAAAGAATTTGGGTGGTCCTACGAGCATTTATATAACCTTCTGGTTACATCAAAGGATCCGGTTAAGAATTATCAGACTATAGTTGGCGAATATCAGGGTAAAACGGACGATGTTATGTCTGCTTTAGGTGAGGAATTCATAAATTGGATAATCAATAATAAACCTGAACTTTCCAAGATTATACCTGCTGTGATTGTTCTTGTTGCGGATCACCAGGCACAGAGAACACAGGTGATAGATCCAATGGTTTCGCTGTTATCCTTATTTTTCCAAATAGAAAAACTCATCGAGTAATGGATATCAAGAGAATAATATTTGTTGGTAAGGCTGCGTCAGGGAAGGACCACGCAAGACAGCAGATGGAAAATTATGGATTTAGATATTGTGTATCCCACACAACAAGACCTCCGAGGGAGGGTGAGATTAGCGGTGTTGATTATCATTTTATAAGTTTAGATGCAGCCATTCATCATTTTATGCTAAAGAATCTTTTCTGTGAATTTGTTGAGTTTAATGGTTGGGTTTATGGTACCTCCATAGAGGAATTTGAAAAATCTGATTTATTTATAATGACACCTAGTGGTATAAGTAAACTGAAACCTGAGGATCGGAAAGAATCATTTATAGTTTATGTTGATATTCGTGAGGATATCAGAAGAGAGAGGCTACTGAAGCGCAATGATGTGGATAATGTTGATAGAAGATTAAGTGCAGACGAAAAGGATTTTGAAAACTTTACTGATTTCGACCATAGAATAGCCGATCCTAATTTTGTTATCGATGGAACATTAAAGTGGATAAAATTATTGGACTAATTATAATATTCCCATTTATATCCACCTATTCTTTTGACTGTACCTTTACAGCATCTGCATATATTGGATGCTGTAAATCCTAATTCGCTGCTTATGCTTTGCATTGAATCCCATATTTTTATGGTATTACCTTCCTGATCTTTTTGTATAATCTTTTTAGAACTTGGATGTTTCCCACCCTTTATACCAAACATTGGATGCTCTTTGCCAATTTTAGCAGATTTCCTCATTTTTTCTTTTGTTTCTTCCGAGTGCTTTGGCATTATATTGGGCTTTTTTAAATGCCCTTGTAGTTTATCTGATTTATTTTTATATTCCCATATGAACCCGCCTGATGTTTTTCTCTTATTGTTTAATACCGCTGATATGTTTTGTTTAATTATTCCGGTTTTTTCAGATGCTTCTTTTATTGAATCGAATTCTGCTAATATATTTTTATTTATGTCAAATTGTATAATTGTTTTTGAAAGGATTTTTCTCCATTCTGGTGTTATACAAGTAGTACCCTCTCCTCCATTAGTAAGATTACATAGCGGTCCCAATCCTAAGTCAAATCTTCCGATTAATTTTATGTATTTTATTTCATTGACGAATGCATTAGCTTCTGTTAAATTTTCTTCTAATTTAATTGCTATTGGTAAACATCCATCGTTTATTAACATTTTCCTAATTTTTCTTTTTTTATATGTGTTATTTTTTGACCCATTTATTCCGGTATAAATTCTATTACCACTTCCCTTCCCTACATAGAAGGGTTCATGATCGAATTCTATCTCCCCATATTTATATTTTCCTGGTTTTCTAGAGTCAAGATAAATGTATACATAATAATTTTCCATTAGCGAAATATTTTATAATATATATCGTATAATAATGAAAGACATAATTCTTAAATAATTTAAAAATGATAAATATATGCGTGGATGGGAATCATCATTTTCATAAAACTTTCGGTGTGTTTGCTGGGTATGGTAACATGGATCCCGGGAAGGTATTAAAAGAAAAATCTGAACAAGCAGCTTTTATAAGAAAGGTTGCTACCGATTTATGCTCTTCCCTTAAAATGCTTCCCCAAGGTGGTAGAATAGTATTTACTGCAGATAGTAGAAGCTGGAGAAAAGACGTGGAAATAGAAAATGGCGGATATAAATCGGGTAGGGTAAGAGATGAAGTTGTTGATTGGACAATATTTTTTGAGCTAATGACATCATTTGGTGAGCAGCTTGAAAAGATGGGATTTATATTTTCAAGAGTTGAAGGTGCTGAAGGTGATGATCTTTTGATGTTTTGGTCTGACTATTTTAATCTTAATGGCGAGAATTGTCTTATCATAAGCGGTGATTATGATATGCATCAATTAGCAAGAAAAAATGATAAAGCATGGACTGGTGTATGGAATACAAATTCTAAAAAGAATATGCTTTCTGTTCATCAAAAATGGGAGGAATTATGGCTTAATAAGAACGAGTCCGTTGGCATGAGTATATTTAACATGTCATCCGCAATATCTCCTGAGAAAGATAAGTTTAAGGAATTTTTAAAAAAAGTGAAGATTGAGGAAATCGATAGTTATGCTTTCATATTTCATAAAGTTTTGATTGGCGACGATGGTGATTCTGTTCCAAGTGTTTGGGATTATATGGTTAAAAATAAGGACGGCGAGGATAAGATGGTTAGATTCACAGATAGCAAGGCTAAAAAAGTTTATGCTGCTTTAACCGAAACGGAATGGATTAATGTCCCCTTTGATTTGCTAATTAAGAATGTGGAATTCCTTAACTGGATAAGTGGATTAATACTAAGAACAACCAAAGACGTTGATACAAAGGATAATAGAAAAAAGGTTGCTCTTAATTTTGAGAGAAATCTTATTCTTATGTGGTTAAACTATAAAGTTATGCCTCCGTTTGTTATAAAAGGTGCTTCCCAAGAAATATCTAGAGGAATGGAAATGCAAAAGAAAAATGTTACACTCGATAGAATAAAAATATTAGAGGGTAGTGAATGGGTAACAACTGGATATCAACCAAAGGGATTCGATCCCTTTTCATACTTGCAATAATGGAGCTTTTTGACATAGTAAAAAATATATTTTCAAAGAACCAGAGAAGCTGGGATTCTGTTGGTAAAAACGATAAGGTTCGTAACTTTTTCATGATTAATAGAATCATGGCTATACAATTTCCAGTTCAGGCAAATCAATTTAATAAAATGAGAGTAACACCTCATTTTGTTGTTGATTGGTGGAGAAATACTTTATCCAATAGATTTTCCAAACCACCTTCATGGATATACACTAAAACAATAAAGAAGGAATCCGTTGGAAAAAAAACAAAATCATCCGATTATAGCGAAGTTGAAAACTTCATCTGTGATAGATATAAGATATCAGTGAGAGATCTTTCACAGATTAAGAAATTTTATCCTGATAAATATAATGATTGGATGATTGATGTTTCAGATCAGTTAGGTTTAAAAAAATAGATATATAAGGGATGAAAAATGAAACTGATAAAGTCATTGATAAGGTTCTTTCCGGGATGGATTGGGATGTTATATTTGAGGTTAATAACTGTTTTAAACACGGAATTGGCGACGGAGTATCAGTTATTCCTGGTGTTAAAAGAAAATCTTTTGCTGATGGTGTAACTAAAAATGATTTAAGGAATGAACTAAAAAGTCTTCTTAAATATGTAATAGTAAACAATATCGCTGAATTAGTATACGGGTATTGGATGATATTTTGGAATAATCCAATCTGGACTGAAGAATATCTGGATGAGATTAGAGATGAAATGAGTGCAGATGGTGAGGACTTAATGGGTGATATCATTTTAGATCCGACACTGGAAGTGATATATTCGCCTCAGAGAATGTATATTATTGCTAATAATATAAAAGCACAAACAGAGGTCGAAAATACAGATTCGCATGCTCTTGATAAGATGCTAAATAAGGCTCTTGATGATGAAAAATTTGAGCTTGCCGCTAAGATAAGAGACGTTATCAATCTACAAAAAGATCAGAAGTAAAATAATAATTTTTGAATGAAACATATTAAGCGTATAAACGAATATCTTGATGGAGGGGTATTTGGAGATACCTACGGTTTAGGTAGTGGAAATGGTGTTATGAAGGTTAGCTATAAACCATTTAGTGATCTCTCTGTATCTGTTGGTCCGGACCCCAATATTGACAGAACCGTTAAGGGATCGGAATTCCAGATAGGTGATGTAGTTGAATCCCAACCAATAGATTCAAAGAAAAAGGTAATTGGAGTTATAGTTAGATGTTTCAGAAACCCCGATAATCAGCAATACAGATATTTTATACAATCCTTCATCGGAGAAAAGAAAAATAAAAAAGTTATAGAAATAAAATCTGATTGTATAAAATTTGCAGAAGGTGGGGATCACGGAAATATGGAAACTATATCCAAAAGTAAAGCAAGTGAACTCCCTGGATCTGTATATAACTCCAAAACTGTTTATAGCTCCAGTGAATTGGGACAGGAAAACAACGTTTAAGAGAAACCAATTCCATTATCTATAGTACAAATAAGAAACCCTATAGATGATATTCGGACACAATCAAACAAATATATCATATCTTGGTATTCCTAAGAATCCAATAGCAATAGATAGGAGAATATGCTCATATGAGGATATTCTCGATCTTATTTTAGCACTATGCATAGTAAATTCTAATATATCATCTCGAACTGTTTGTTTAAATCTCGGTGAGCTTGATATCACCAATGAGTTTTTAAACACTGATTATATAGAAGAAGAAAACCCCTCCGTATCAGGTAGAATAAATGAGATAAATTCTATTATTAATAAAAATTCGATGAGAGTTGTAATTTTTATGGGTAAGGATTATTTTTTGGGAAGCCAGCTTGGTGAGATCAGAATAAAAACAATCAAGTTACTGGATAAACTTTCCGGAGTTTTAGAGGTTATAGGCATGAATGGTCCTTCCCTGATTATAAGAATAGGATCAGCTTATGGTAATAGGAAGAAAACAATGAAAGAATTCTGTTCCATGGTAAATAATCTCAAAAAACCGACAATACAAAGATTAACAGTTATGAATGACGAGAAACCAAGTCTTTTCTCTATAACTGATTTATTATCTGGTGTATATTACGAAACTGGTATTCCGTTATGTTTTAGAATTTTACCGCATCAATTTAATGACGGTGGATTATCAATAAGGGAAGCAATGTTTCTTGCAGCTTCGACCTGGAAGGTAAACACAAAACCTTTCTTTTTTCATTCAGAAGCATCTGAAATAGACATAAATGGTAAACCATTATCACCCAATTGTTCGGATTCACTTACTATGAGGATACCAACTTTCGGTCTTGATGTGGATATTATAATAGATTCTCCAAACAGGGAACTTTGTTATCTTGAATATCTTAAAACACATAAAGGTCTTCCGCCGACAGTTATTAATAAAATTTCAAAGAAATAATTTTTTATCCCCGCAATATTTGATTATATTTGTAAGAAAATTATAATTATGTTCAAATTAGAAACAATAGAAAAATTTCTTTATTTTGATGTAGAGACAGTTTGTTCGGAAAAAGATCTATCTACACTACGAATAAAAAATCCAAGACTTGCTGATCTTTGGAAAAGGAGAGCTATTTATTATCGTGGGGTAAATCCAGAAATGTCCCACTTAAGTGATGATGATGTTTATTTAGCTAAGGCATCACTTGAACCTGAATTCGCCAAAATAGTTTGTGTTTCTTTTGGATCATTTAGTGACGGCGAGAAAGTTTTTAAATCTTTTTATGGAGTCGATGAGCTTGATATACTTCAGAAAAGTAATAAAGTTTTCAATAATGCGATGGGAAAAAATTGGAAATTATGTGGACATAATATAAAGGGATTCGATGTGCCATGTCTGGGTAAGAGGATGGTATATAATGGAATAAATCCGTCAGTTAATCTACAGGTCTGGGACAAGAAGCCATGGGAGATACCATATATTGATACTTCGGACATTTTTGCTTTTGGTAGCTGGACACAGCAGAAGTATTTAAGCTTGGATCTTCTTTCTTGCTCACTCGGTGTCAAATCACCCAAAGAAAATATGGATGGTTCTAAAGTTAATGAATACTTTTGGATTAATGAGGCATATGAAGAAATAAAGGAATACTGTGAGATTGATGTTAGAACTGTGATGGACGTCTTGGAAAAAGTCTGCTTCTAGAAATACCGACAAATACATTAAAGCTTTCCCTAGATATATAGAGGAAAGCTTTTTTTTGTGGATAGAGTATTAAATTTTAATTTATTTATAGAAAATGATAATAGCAGAATCTTCGAAAAGGAGGTAAGTGCATTTTATCATGATGAACTAAATCCTATTTTCTGGAAAAAGAAAAAGGATAAGAATGGAAATGTCGAATGGGTATTCGATCAGCGTGTTAGAAGAAAGCTTTTAAGAATCGCTAATGATTTCTATGAAAAATTCCCAGAACTTCTAAAGGGAAGGGTAATAAAGGATATCCAATTGACTGGATCGCTTTCAAATTACAACTACACAAATTTCTCGGATCTCGACGTGCATGTTCTAGTAAATCTGGATGGCATAGATGACGATAATCCAAATATTCTTAAAGCTGCTATAGACGGTATAAGATTCATATGGAATCTTAGACATGATATCTCAATCCGTGGATATGATACTGAATTATATTTACAAAGGGAGGACGAACCCCATGATTCAACCGGATTATTTTCGTTGCTTGATAATGAATGGGTAAAAAAACCTGTTTATAATCCTCCATTGATAGACGAGATGGACGTTTCTAAAAAATATGATTCAATTTCATCGGATATAGATAAATTAAGTGTCAAATTAAACAATCTTTCCGATCTACCAAGTAATGCCAAAGCTTTATACAAAAGGTGTCTTAAACTTAAAGATAAGATACAAAAAATGAGAAAAGAGGGTCTCTCCAGTGAGGGAGAGATGTCAATCGGTAATCTTGTATTTAAAAAGCTAAGAAATGATGGATATATAGAAAAATTAATAGATACCATATCTAAATCATACGATAAAATTTACACAGAAAAATAAATTAAATTATGAACATACTCTTACCTAAAACGGGGAAATATAATATCGGTGATGACTTTCCGCTGATAAGCATACCCACTGATATATCCGAAATGAATCCAGTGGAAAAAACATTTGATGATTTTCAGTGGTGGGCGGAGTCCAGCGAGTTTAAAAAATGGATGGATAAGAATAAAAGACAATGGGTAGCTGATTCTGAGGACATGACGAAATATGCTGATAGCCTAAGTGATCTTATAAGAGAACACATTGGATCATATGCTTTCGATAATGAAATAAACGAATCTGATGTTTTATCTTTCGATGAATATGATACAATTAATGAGGCGGGGGAACCTTTATCGGATGAAGCTAAAGTCGGTATAAAATTTCATTATGCTTATAATAAACTTAAAGCCGATGGTAAATTAAAATCCATTTCGTCTGTTGAAGCTGATTTACCTGCCGGAGCGGAAAAAGCTGTTTTTCTTGTTATGGAAGATCCTGATACAAAAAAGAGCATCGACGAGACACTAAAAGCTTATAAGATGATTGGTCTACCTGGAGCTTCGGAATCTAAGATAAAAATAGTATCAGTAAAGGAAACATTACCAGGTGGACCATTGGATCCAGATACGACAACGTCCACCTTAATTCAGGGTGTATTAAAAAGTGCTGGTGAGTATGCAGCTATCGGAGTTGGCGTAGGTGTAACCTGGGCAATATTGAGAAAGGTTGGTTATACCGTTGCTGGTGTTTCTGCATTAAAGGCATTAAGGGGTCTTGCTCCTGTTGCTAAGGCTGGAACGGAAGTTGCGAAAACAAGTGGGACATTAGCAAAAAGCGCAGCATTTCTTAAGAAAATATCTTCTGGTGGAATAAACAAAGTTAAAGTTCTAGGAAACGGATTATTTAACCTTGTTAAATTTAAAAATAGTGCAGTTGTTGGTAAATCCATAGTAAGAGGGATAAGGGGAGCAAGTAAAGCTGCTGTATTAGGTAAATCCTCAATACCTGGAATAATGACAGCATTCAAAACTGGATTAAAGAGAGGCGTTACAAAAGGTGGTGCTAGGTTAATTCCTTTTGTTGGTGAGGTTCTTTTAGCTGTTGATGCAATTGGATCAACCTGGAATTGGTTCAGTGATAATCAAGCTCCTAAATGGACTGAAATAGAGGATACGATAGCTCCTGGTAAAGGGGGTAGGGAATTCAATCCTGGAAAAATAAAAGATGGTACTGCAATAACAATATGTTGGAAACAACCAGCTGGTACTGGGCTTGGTATAGCTACAAGTTTTCTTTATAGTAATGACACAAGAACAACCGCTGAATTATTTAAAATAGGCAAATCTAAGGATGGCGGTTCATCGATATTTATTTTAACATCGGTAAATTCTAAAGAATACCAACAAGCACTTTTAAACTATGCTGCAGTTATAGTTGAAATAAAGGATAAAGATATAAATGCTCAAGGTGGTCTTAATCAGCTGGTAAGATTGGTTGATAATGAAGATATGGATGTTAAGGTAGCTTATCTGGATAAGCCAGAGGATATGGCTTCCAATTTTAATTTTAAAGGTATATGTGATTGGTCAACTGCCCAAGAATATTATGATGCTGCATCGGATCAATATTTAATATCAGATAATGATGCACCAGAGTCCTATGAATATTATTATAAGACAAGTAAGAATGACTATGTGAATGTTTCTGGTAATCTACTTACCAACGAGGAAATAGGTTCTAAAAGCGATTCTGATATCCAGGATATGTTTGCAAATGCTGATACTAAAATAAACAATACAAAACCCGAACCGAAGGAAGAAAAACGTAAACCCTTGCCTGGCGACGGAGGTCCTGCTAAGAAAGAGGATGCTAAATTCAAGGAGAAAGAACAAGAAGGTGGTACGAGTGATACACAGATAGCAGATTCCGAAAACAATAGAGAACTTTGGTTAACACCAATGGTCAACGAATCTGCAAAAACTGGTATGGTTATAAGAAAATTTGCTGAATTTGAGGATGTGCTGGAGTATGTTGTCACTTCAGGAAAATATCCTGAATATTCAAGTTTGAATGAGAAAACATCCAATGATGATAATCTAGTGCTAGATGCAGAACAGGCATCAGAGCCAGCTAAGATTGCTGTTTATGCGGTGAGTGATATTGTATATGCAGATCCTGCCGATAGACAATATACTGTGGCAGCATTCAAATATTTTATGATAGATCCTGTTGACTTTGACGCACCTGTAGATTCACTAATTGGTGTCGGTATAAATACCAACGAAACAATGGTTGACCCAAGGAGAGGTGTCTATGAATTTAAGGAGAAAAAGGAAAGGGAGGAGAAGGAGGAAAGAAAACCATCACCGGAAGAAAATCCAGAGCAAGATGATAGCGGATCTAGTAATACACCAGATTCGAATGATGATAATGACGATGAAAATGAACCAAACAAAGACGATTACTTCATCACTGCAGATCCCGATGATATTAGCATCAAGAACAGAAAGAATGCAACGGTGATAAGAGATAAAAACTTTAAAGGCGGAATAAACATCGTGGATGAATTCCTTACTGATAAGGAAAAAGAAATTCTAGGTATACCAACATGGAAAGCAGTAACGTTAGCTAAATCTTTCTTGAATGGACAAGGTGAAGTTATAAAGGTTAAGCTTAAAAATAGATATGCACCAATGTTTAATAAAGCTAAAACCTATGAAGTTCAGGACGGTGAGGCATTCCAAATTGCTAAAAAATTCGCTGCAGAAGTGGAAGATAGAATAAAATTTCAATAATTCACTAGAAAGTCGAAAAAATATGGATATATCCGTTGATATATAAGTAACATAAAAATATGTATAAAATGCCAACAACTAAAAATTTAAACGAAGAATTGGTTTTCATCCTTGAGAGACAATCATCAGTACTTGAATCTTCAAAGACTGATAATGATGATTATGTACTAGAAGGTACTGCTGCTGTTTTCGGTAAAGAGAATAACAACAATAGAATCTACGAAGAAGCTGAATATCTTCCGCACCTAAACTATCTTAATGAGAAAATAGCTCAAAGAAGACTAGTTGGTGAATTAGATCATCCTGAAAAGTTTGATGTTTCTCTTAAGAACATTTCTCATATAATTGAAAAACTTGATCACGACAAGACTGGAAGGGAAATTAAGATCAAAGTTAGACTTTTAGATACCCCTATGGGACAGATAGCTAAAAATCTTGTTGATGCTGGTGTTCCTTTGTCAATCTCTTCTAGAGCAGCTGGTTCCGTTGGTAACGATAAAAAAGTACAGATTAAAAAAATATTCACATACGATCTAGTTGCTGATCCTGGATTTCAGGACGCACAGCTAGAAAGAGTATACGAAAGCGCTGGATATCACCTTAATGATTTCTTCGAAATGAGAAATAAAAGTGTTACTAACGATCTTCTTTGTGTAAATGAATCATTAGGTCTAAAAAATGATTCTGACACTAAGATATATAAAGTTGAAAATAACGAAGAATTTAATAATCTCGTATCAAAATCAGATAAAAATAAGACGATCCTCATGGAGAATAATGAATTTGTGACTGCAGAAGAATTAAACCAATATTCTGTTTTCTTAAAAAAGGAAATGGAATCAATGAATTCTAAAATTGCAGAAATTAAAGAGCAAAAGCAAGTATTAGTTGAATCTAGTGTTGAAGATAAAAATTCAAACCTTGAAGAAAGAGTTGCTAAATTAGAAAAATATTCTGAGTATTTAGCTGAGAATTTAGATAATGCTATTAAGTATGGTGAATACCTTGCTGAAAACTTAGACGAAAGTATAAGCTATAGTAAATATCTTGCTGAAAACTTAGATAAGAATATTTCTTACTCTAAATATCTAGCTGAAAATGTTGACAAATCAATTTCTTACACTGAGTATGTTGCAGAGTCAACAGATAAAGGAATAGAATATACAAAATACCTTGCTGAGAAATTAGATCAGAATATTCAATATTCTGAATATATAGCGGAAAACCTTGATAAAGGTATTTCTTACTCTGAGTATCTTGGTGAAAACTTAGATAAAGGTATAGCCTACTCTGAGTACTTAGCAGAAAAATTAAATGATGGTATTGAGTATACTGAATACCTTGCAGAAAATCTTAACAAGAATATTCAGTATTCTGATTACTTAGCAGAAAATGTTAATAAAGGTTTAGATTATTCTGATTACCTAGGAGAAAAATTAAAAAAATCAATTTCTTATACTGAATACATAGCTGAAACTGTTAATACAACTAGATACAAAGCTAATGACACATTAAGGGAAAGCGTAGATCTTTCTGCTTCCGCAGGATTAAACGAATCCGGATTTGCTGGAGACTATACAGATCTTACAACAAGAATAGATAGTTTGATAGAATCAGTTAAAACACAAAAAACTGAATCAAATATAAACGAAGCTTCTAAGTCAATGAAGCAAACAGCCAACACACAAAAGGCAGACGAAGTTCTTAACGAAAATGAGAACAAAAACAAAACAGGTCTTAATTTTATTGACACAATGCCTGAAGAATACACACAAGTTTGGGAATCACTTACTGAAGGACACAAGCAATCAATTATTGCTCAAAGTAACTTCTATAGATTAGATACACCTTACCAAGTGAAAAACTTCTGGTCAACACGTCAATTAGGAGCTGCTACTGTTGGAGTTCAAAAATTAGATGAGAGCGAGAATATTGCAATGCCTAATACACAAGCAAATGGTTATTCTAACGAATATATGAATGCTATTGCTTCTGCATTAGAGAAAAAATTTCAAACAAGATAAAAAAAAGTAAATAAATCATGAAATTGATTAACGAACAAGAAATCTACGATACCTGGTCACCGCTTATTGAAAGCAAAGCTGGTATTACAGATGAAGGAAAAAAAGGATGGTTGACTAAATATTGTCACTATCACTCATTAAACGAATCTGCTGGAGCTTATAACTCTTTAGGTGTTGTTAATGGTATGGGTAGCGTTGCTCCCCCTGCATTCCCAGGAATGGGTTCATTCCAAGGTGGTAATGCTAATGGTGGTTTCTATAACACAGGTAACCAAGGATCTGGAGATAAATTCCCATCTTTATTGCCTTTAGCAATTCAAGTTGCTGCAAAAACTATCGGTTTTGATATCGTTCCAGTTATCCCTATGTCGGGTCCAACAGGTATCTTATCTTACTTAGATTATGTTTATGCTGGTGGTAAAATTGGTGCTTCTGCTGCTTCTACAGCTGCTGATCAATTAGCTTCTGCTCCAACATTAATTAAATTCCCAGTTTATACTGGATCTGGTGCTACTGGTGCTACTGGTGCTACTGCAGCTTCATTCCCAACAGTTGGTGCTACAGGTAACATCTCAACATTACAATTAACATTTGTGGGTCTTTCTAGAATTGACGGTTTCCCAATATTTGAAGTAATGGGTCTGGCTGCTGGACAAAACATCTCTAACTATATTAATGGTACACCAACAGCTCTTACTAACTTTGGTATTGCTGGTCCTGCTTTATCAACAGGAGCTACTTATTCTCCAAATGGTTATGCACCACAATTAGTTAAAGCTTTAGAAGATCATATCCAAGGTTTCTCTGGTGCTGGTTTCAACAACACTACTGACTGGCAAGGTCCTTATGTAGATGGTACTAAAACTTACAATCCAATGTTAAGAGGTGTAGGTGAGTCTACTTACTTCAACTCTATGGGTCTTTCGACTTTCACTAAATTCGTTGAAGCTGAAACTTTCCAAGTTGCTGCTGCAGTTACAACTGAGCAAATTCAGGATCTTAACAAACAATTCGGTATCGACGTTATCTCAATGATCGAGAACGCATTGGTTAATGAGGTATCTCAAGCTATCAACAAACACATCTTAGCAAGAGCATTCGCTTTAGGTTGGTCTAACCACGTACAGTTCAACAACGTTGAGCAACAAAACTTAAACTTGAATCTAGTGATTGCTGGTTCTGCTGGTACAACTGCTTCTTATATAAATAAATCTGACTCTAACGTTAGTATGGCAATTCCTGCTGGTCCTGCTTCAGGTGGTTACGAGAACTTATCAACTCTTCAAAGAAGATTATTCTCTAGAATCCTTGCAGCTGCAAACGTAGTAGCTAACAGAGGTAGAAGAGGTCCTGCTAACTTCATCGTTACTAACGCTGCTGTAGCAAGTGCACTTCAAGATATTTCTCAGTTCACTTTCGCACCATTCTCTAACACATTAACACAAAACAACGGTACTTTATACCCTGTAGGTTCTCTTGCTGGTATGACAGTATATGTAGATCAGAACATGAACTACAATGATACGAGAGTGTTAATCGGAAGAAAAGGTGGTGATGACGAACCAGGATTAAAATTCATGCCTTACATGATGGCGGAGTCTATCCAGACTATCTCAGAGGGTACGATGAGTCCAAAAATCGCAGTTAAATCTAGATACGCTTTAGTTGAAGCTGGTTTCTTACCTGAAACTATGTACTTAACATTCTATGTTAACGTACCTGCTGGTGGTTTAGCATAATTTTGACAATCTACCGAATTTTAATTAATTCGGTTTAAATTTAAAGCTCCGGTGAAACCCGGAGCTTTTTTTATTATATAAGATATGTACAATAATAGATATATTTGGACTCATGGAACATTCTAAAGAATTACAATTACTGATAGTTTCTTTAATAGACTGCAGAGATAGGGGAAAAAGCTCAACTGGAGAGTTTACTAGAATGAGAGGAAAAACATCACTGTTTTCTGAGATTGGTGTACTTACTGCTTATTTGGATGATGAATGTACCGATGTTGGATTAGCACAAAGATTATATCATCTCCGTGAAAATATTAATTTTGTACAATATTGTGGATGCTGTAGGGAAAGAGGAATTTTAAATTCTAGAAAATTTCATAGATTAAGTACCGGTTATTTTGCAACATGTGGTTCTAAAGAATGCAAGAGAAAAACTAAAATTAATTCATTTAGATCAACAATAGAAGAAAAATATGATGGTAACTATTTCGGAGAAGGTTCAGTAGCTAGAGAAAAATATAAATCAACAATGATTGGGAAATATGGCGTTGATCATAACTGGAAATCAGGTGAATTGAGGGATGCTGCTGAAACGACAATGATTGAGAAATATGGGGTAAAAAATGCTTTGTCTAATCCTGAAATATTGGAAAAAAGAAATCTAACATGTATAAGTAAACATGGAACGTTAGATTTTATTAATTCAGAAAAATCAAAAGCAACAACTTTTATTAAATATGGTAAGAATAATGCTATGCAAAATGATGCAATAGCAAGAAAAGTTGCTATGTCCTCATCAGCGACAAAACAGAGGATCTTATCCGATAAATTGGAATTTTTTAATATAACACTTCTTAATTATAATTCAATAAGATCCAAATTTTTGTGTAATAAATGCTCAACTGTATTTGATAATCACCCAGTTACTATAAATCATAAGATAAGAATAGGATCTGATCCATGTATTAAATGTAATCCACCAAGCCTTACCTCGTCCATAGCGGAGAATGAATTTTCAGATTTCATCACCACAATATATTCTGGAGAGATTAAAAAAAATGATAGAGAATTATTCAGAGGAAATCCAAAATTTTCTGAGGTTGATGTGTATTTACCTGAATTAAATATAGCTTTCGAGTATAATGGCTTATATTGGCATTCCGAAATTTATAAGAATCCCACATACCATATTGAAAAAACTCAAAATCTATTATCTAACGGGATTAAGCTGTATCATATTTGGGAGGATGATTGGTTGTATAAGAAGGATATAGTAAAATCGATGGTGTCCGCGATATTAGGAACATGTACTAGAATATATGCAAGGAAATGTAGGGTTGATTACGTTACTTCCGCTGAGTATGTAAAATTTACTAAAGAAAATCATCTGAAGGGTTATTCAACGGCAAGTAAAGTGATAGGTCTTTATTACAATGATGAACTAATTTCTTTGATGAGTTTTTCGAAAACCCGTAAATTGATAGATTCAAGTACTAGCTTATATGAATATGAATTAATAAGAAGCTGCACGAAAATGAATTATAGTGTTGTTGGCGGAGCATCCAAATTATTTAATTTTTTCAATAATAATATAGGAAGATCATTAGTAACATATTGTGATGTATCATTTTCTCCCGATTTAACGAGTACTGCATATAGTAAATGCGGTATGGAATATTTGAAACTAACTAGCCCAGGATATTATTGGGTAATAGACGGAAAAAGATCAAATAGATTAAATTGGACGAAGCAGAAATTAATAGATGCTGGTTATCCACCAGAGAAAACAGCTGATGAGATTATGACAGGGATTGGTGCATATAAAATATGGGATTGCGGAAACCATAAATTTTCTAAAAAATAAAAGGTCACAGATATTAGTGGCTTTTTATTTTTCATTTCTGTCGATATATAGATGATAAAAATAAATAAATTTATGAAAATCATTCCATCTTTTGAGGATTTCGAACAGTATGAAGGTCTTATAGAAAATCTAGATCCATCGTTGCTTAAAGAGTTAAGATCCATAGAAATTCCAGAAATAACATCCCCTATAAATGAGGGTAGAATTGCTAATTTTTTAACCAATAAACTTTCGAAGTTCCTTCTTGGATCTTTCTCTGGAGTTGGTATGATAGATGAAGCTATCAAAGTGGTACTTGCCATTGAACTTGATCTTATTCAGAAATCTAGTGACTTTAAAAAGGAGGTAGCTAAAATTGAAGATCAGATAGACCAGCTCTCCAAGGAAAAAAACACAGATAAAATCACGGCGTTATCGAAGGAAAGGGAAGCCAAAATGAACGAATTTGATGCATACGAAAAAGCACAGAATCTCAAACTTAAAAAAGCAAGGGATGTAGCTAAACAAATCGTAAATGGCAATTCTAGAAGAAAGGAATATCTTGATTCCTGTTATGCAGAAAACGAGATAGAAATGGCTGAGCTTGAATATAGATTAGCAAAGGAAAGATCTGAGGATCAGACAGCATTAAAATCGTACGAGGAGAAACTTGCTAAAGCTAGAGAAGAAGCAGAAGCTAAAGCCAAGGAGATAGAAGAACAGATGAAGAAAGAGGAGGATAATAAGGAACCTAAGGAAGTAAAAACTGAGGTTTCGTTTGATGCTGAAAAGGAGAAAAAAATTATATCAAGAAGAAAAGGTGGTGATGTAATTAAAAGAAAAAATGAACTTGAAAAGGAGATAGCTGATATTAAATCAGATATGGAGAGAAGATTAAATCAAATTTCTAATAAGATAAAGAAATCCACTAAACCACTAACGGAAAGATACTTAGAAAATGCAAAACTCGATCTGATAGAGATGGCAACTGCACTTGATTATAAAAAGGAGCTTCTTTCAACATTTAGAAATCTAGGTAAGAATGCAACTGAAATTGAGAAATCACTTGGTAATAATAAGGAATTTAAGGATGCTATAGATAAGATTAATAAAGGTGCGGGTAATGCTAAACAGATAAAAGGTGAGGTGTTAAAAGCATTTAGAGATGCATTCTCAACAGTCGGTATTGGTAAATCTGGTGTATTAACTATAGGAATCATAGACAATCTTAAAGAAAAAATAAATAAATAATCATGACTTTAAAATTTAAAGATTGGGATCAACTCAACGAGGCTAGCATAATCGATAAAGTAAAAAACTGGTTTAGTAGCAAATTTGGCGGACCTATAGCTAAGATAGATGATATCGTGGAAGAATATAGATCTGCTGAGGGTGATTATGTGGATGAATGGGAAAAACTTAAAGGTGAACTCGACAAACTTGATCTTGAGAAGGGTCAAACCAAAAGTGATCCAGCTGAACTTAAAAGAATTGAAAAATTCATAGATAAAAATAATCAGGCATTGGAAGCTGGAGAAAAGGCCCATGCTAAGAGGATAGATCTTATTATGAAGGAGGTTAAGCAGGAAATCAATGGCGATACAAAACTTAGAAAATACTGGGAATATAATAAAACAAAGGTTGACGCTGAGGTTGCTGAAGAAATGTATAATAGAGCTAAGAATTTAGCAGATGCAGCATTGGGTAAATCCCTATACAATAAATACAAATCGACTGTTATAAAAGCTAAAGAAAAAGATTTAGAATTTAGAAAGTTGTACGGAGATCTCATAGGCGGTACAGGGAGAGGCAAAGAAAATGAGCCAAATTCCACTGTTCCTGGTGGGGGATCTACTGGATTAAGCGATTCCCAAATGGAACAGTTTTTAAATATGTCCATAACTGATTTTTCAAAAAGCTCTAGAACCATGGATAAGGGTGATATTAGAGAACTAGTTTCTTTTCTTATAAGAAAAAGAAATGATCTCTACGTACAGATGGATCTTGAAAGAGATGCTCTTAATGAACTAATAGCTAGAAAGCAAGGTGCTGGTGCAACTAAAGAAAGCGCAGCAACTAAGCTTAAAGAGATACGTGAAAAATACATGGATAAGATCAGGGATCTTAGAGGAAAAATAACTGTGGTTAGAAGATGATAACATTTAATTCGTTTAGATTACTCGAAGAAGAATCAGAGGCAACAAAAATACAGCAACTAAGATTGCAGTTGTCCCAAAATTTTGATGAGTTAACTGATGCAAAATCTATTAAAAAAGAAGGTGATCCAGCCTCTGAAGCAGCAAGTCTTGATCAGCAAGCAGCAGTTCATATTAAAGTATCCAATACAATGAAAGCTCTTTCAGCAGAAATTAAAAAACAACCAAAAACAGTAGCTACGCCTGCTGCAACATAAACTAATAAAGATATGAATCAATATTTAAAAAATAATCCTGTAGCTAGATCAATATTCGAAAACCATAGGGAGGAGACAATCGGAAATCTATTCGAAAATGAAGTTGTTGATGCACTTTTAAGAACCATCTGCGATGCTTGCTTGGATATCTACCAAAAGATAACTTTCGACGTAGCACCGGGTAGTGACAGAAATCCTAATGGTACCAGAGAAAAGCTTAGTCCACTTGTTGATGCAAAAAGTATTACTAATCTTATAGCTATTCTTAGAAATGACTCAGCAGAAAATGCAGTCAGAAATCCAGCTTATGCTGATTCTAAAAATCTATATTTGCAATCCCTTGAAAAATATACAGAGGCCTTAAAAGTTGCATGTGATATAAACAAGTCAAATGAAAAATTCATACTTGATTATATCAAAGCCTGTGCTAACGTTAAGCAGAAGCAAACCGAATATATGGCAAAAGCATATAAGGATGAAATGGAAGCTAAAGTTAATGATTCTGAATCTTACTATTTTGGGGAAGACATCGTGGACGTAAACGAAAGTGGAATTTTTACTGGATATAGAGGTAGAGTCGAGGATCTTAGAAAGATATTGACTAATCTTATACTCTCATCTAAAGACAAGACATCAAAGAATGGGTACGGCAGGGATTGGCAAACAACATTTGTTGATCTTGATGAAAAAAGAAAAATCCTGGATATAAACAAGGGAGCATTCGGTGAGAAGGATAAAAAAGCACTAGATGAATTGGAAAAGCAAGTTGATAAATATAGACTTGAGTTTATAAAAGCTTCCAATATCGCAATAGATAAATCATTAGCTGCTGTTGAAAATGACGAGGAACTTAATGGAGCTTATGGTGATGTTAATACACTCTGTGACGAAGCTAAATTGTTAAAAACTAGAGCTGAATCCCAATATACAACCGCTATAGTCGCAATAAAGGATGAGCATAAAGAAAAGGAAGAGGTTTTTAATAAGACTTTATTTCCTATAAGTAAGGGTAATACTGATGCGGATGATAAATTTAAAGATAGCGGATTAATCTTTGCTATTCAGAAAGCTCTTTGTGATGGTATACCATCGGCTGGAAAATTAATAAGATCTAAAGGTGGACCTAATGGTAAATATGGACCAGCTACCAAGTCCGTTATTGCAACTATACAAAAGATGGAGGGAAATAAAAATGTTAATGGTGAAATAGATCAGGCTTTGCTTACTGATATACTTTCTTCTGATTGGGTCTCCACTGCAAATAAGACAGCAATAAATAAAGCATTGGATATTGCAAAAGTTAAAATGAATGATGGTCTTTCGACTGTTTTCTCCTTCAGTGATTTCGTGGGTGAGAGTAATAAAGTTAATGAAGGAAAGATTACCATCAATAATGATGATTTTGAAAAAGAATTGGCTTCCCAATACAATCAATCTATTTCTGTAGAACCTCTTTCCCAACCCAAAAGTAAATCCCAACCAAAGGAAGGTGAGGAGGATGGTGACACTGATTCAAGTGGATCAAAATCAGCGGATGCTAATAAGCTTGCAGAAAAGCTTAGAAGCGTTTATAAAATTGATGTTGAAGGAAAAAACTTTACAAGACCTGATGGATCACTTAAACCTTCGTATAATCCCAAATTCATGGAAGCTTGGATAAAAGCTTTAGATGGTGTATCTACCTCTCCTGGAGACTATGGATATTTCTTTAATGATGGGGGTTTATATAAAATAAACAGAAAAGAAACATCTCTAAAATCACCATCGAATTGGTCTAAATTTGAAAAAGTTGATGAGAAAGACGATGCTTTTCTATTCTTTAAAAACAACGCATCACATTTTAAGACAATCGGATATATTAATGGTGCTAAAAAATATGATGCTCTTAATAAATTTGCATCAGCAATTTCTGAAAATAAACTAAAGAAATTTAATAATATATCAAAAAAGATTGGAAGTATATTAATGAATAAAGAGACTCCCTTCATATCAATGGAAAATATGAAAGGTGATATAAAAACGGTATTTGATATTGCTTTAGATACCAATTCTACGAATCCTGATATGGGAGTATATGAATTTGTATTATTAAATACACTGCTTGTTTCCGTATCCAATTGTGTAACGTATGACCCAGATAAGAAAAAATATATTCCTTGTATTAAATGGATTTCTGATAACATTTTAACTGAAGAAGTTTGTCAGGGTGTTGCTGATGATAGATTATTAAATGACGATGCTCCCGACGGTTCATTATTAATATTCACTAAGGACACATTAATTAATCCAAAAAGAAGCGATATAGAATCCATATTGAATAAAAAAAATAACGACGGATGGTCCAATCAGAAAGAACTTTCATCTCTTGCTCCGCTTATTAAATTGAGACCTGGAACAGGAATGAAGACAGCTAAAGGTATAGTTATCCTGAATCTTAGAAGAATTTCTAAAACGATATATCCAGCGATTTCTAATCTGTGTAAGAGAATGAATACTGTTGAATTTAAAGATTTTCCTCAGGTGCTACCAAATAAATGTATTGAAATAAAATAATAAAATTTTACACAAAAAAAGGAGGATCTTAAAAATCCTCCTTTTTTTGTGTAAATTTGTAGGGCCGAAATCAAATTAATTTTTGCATCTATAATATTTATGATATACGTATTTGAAGGACCCAGAAATTCGGGAAAGACATACCTTTCCAAAGCTATAGAAAGAAGCTTGCTTATAAAAAGATTCCAATTTGACTTTGGTAGCTATTTTAATCTATTGGAATTATCAAGTAAAGATAACAGGGAAGCTCATACATTCTCCATGGGTAAGGAACTTATGATAATGCAAATGGCCAGAGATCTTAAAAGATCACTTCCTGATTATATACATGATAGAGGTATATTAACCGTTCTAGCTTGGGGTCTATCAGAGAATAGAATAACTGAGGCTGATGTTATAAAGCAGATAGAATTTATAAGGGAGCATGATCTCATGTCCGAAATTACCATTATCTATGTTAATGGTGTGAATCCTGACAAATCTGATAGAAATAAGGATCAGTGGGATTATGCGGAACTAGATGACAAGGAGAGATCTGCTTTTAAATTTGTTATTTTTAAATTCATGGAACTTGGATTTCAAAATGTAAAGATCTTCGAAAACAAATTTGATGCCGAGAGCATCGAGACATTAAAGAATTATATAAACGATTAAATAGATATAATTATGTGTGGTATAATACTAACAACCGGAGCTGGTACGAATCCCGAAATATTAGATTCTATAAAGCATAGAGGTATAGAAAGTCACAAGGAATCTTTCGGTAACATTACATTGTGTCACCATAGGCTTCCAATTCAAACTTTGGATGGTGATAACTGGGGACAACCGATTGAGGTCGCTAAGGACATCTATATGATGTTTAACGGGGAGATATTCAATTATGATCAGAACCTATTTTCATCCGATACTGAATATCTATGTAATCTCTTTTCTAAACTAAACGGAGTTAATCTTGAATTCTTCTCCGCTATATACATACCTCACATATGCACATGGGACGGATTTTGGTCGATAGTTTTATATAGCACTGTAACTGGTCAGGTAATATCATTTACTGATCCACTCGGAAAGAAGTGTCTCTATAAGAATGAACTTGGTGAAATTTGTTCCGAAATTAAAGGTCTATACACCAATAATTCTAAAATAGATGAAAAGTTCATAAGCACAGTTAGAAAATTTGGATATAATACCGACAACAGAACAGCCTATACAAACATAAAGAGGCTTCTACCAAACACATTGTATTCTTGGAATATGGAATCACCTATGTTTGAACAGACCTATGCTGAGTATTATAGAATATGGGACACTCCAATTCCTGAGCTTAAAGATGCTGACTATGAAACACATAAAGATTGGTTATGGGACAAGATGTTCGAGAGTGTTAATAATAGGCTTGTTTCTAGAAACTATCCTATATCAATATTGGTTTCAGGTGGACTTGATTCCGCGATAATTGCAGCGATTCTGAAAGAAACTGGTGCTGATGTTAAATGGTTTAGTATAGAGAATGGTGAAACCCCCTTTGTTAATGATTTAGAAGCTCATTTAGAGACTTCTACAAATTTTCTAGACTATGATATGGACTCGGAAAAAAATGCTCTTATATACGCCCAATGGAACGAATCACCCATAGATCTTGGTTCCGTAATTCCCCAATATCACCTGTTTGAATCCATTAGAAAAAATACTGATTATAGAATAGTTATAAGTGGCGATGGCTCTGATGAGCTATTTGGTGGTTACTCACGTATACACGAGTACGATTCACAAAAATCTGATATATTCCAAGAGCTTAGCTTTTATCATCTGCCAAGACTTGATAAGATGTCAATGGCTCATACTCTAGAATTGAGATCACCATTCTTAAATAACGACATCATCAGATTTGCAATGCACCTTCCATTAGAATGGAGAACTGATAAAAAAATACTAAAGGACGCATTTGGTCCGATGCTTCCTGATTCAGTCGTAAATAGAAAAAAAGAAGCTCTGAAAAATCCTGAAATAAAGGAGAATAAATTAGCATATAGACAAAAAGCTGTGGATTTGTTCCTATCCAAAGCCTAGTCTTTATTAATCTGAATCTTCTTGGATATATACATAAATAAAAATCTAAGAATGACAAGAATAGTTAAAAATTTCGATTCTTTCTCAAGAGAGGAGCAAATCCATGAAGATTTTGATATTATGGGATTACTAGGTAAAACTGTAGGATATCTGGGCGATGGATTTATCGATACAATAAAACAAAAATTTACTGCTAGACTATTAGAAAGATTAGGGATAAAGGAAGATTCATTAGCTTCTGAATTTGTTCAGCAGGTTGTTTCCAGCATAGATATGAAGGAATGGCCAGGGATACTTAGCGGTGATAATGATAATATGAAATTCTTCATACCTAAAATTGCAGAGGCTATACAATTCACATTAGAAAGGAAGGGATTCGAAGGGATAACAAGTACTTTAGGTTTAGAACCTAATGGTATGATAATGAGAACTATAGTAAATACTCTACAGGATAAAGGAACAGGTAAAGCTAAAATTGAAAAATTTCTTTTTGAATTACTGGGCGATGGTAATATTGCATCTGAAACAGTAGCATCCCTGGATGATAAGGATAAAGAAAAGTTTACAAGTGCACTCACAAAAGTAGCTAGTAAAAAAGTAAACTATAAACCAGGAACAACCGATTCCAGTACTGATGGCGAATCATTTCTTGGAAATATAATGGGTGGTTTGCTTGGAGGTAACGGAGCAGCAGCAACAGTATAAAAATAAAGACCAGTAATGAATCAAAAAGATGTAAGCAAAAGGGATATATTAGATTTTGAAAAATTTCTAACAAAAGTACATGATGATAAGTATAAGCCATTTGCTCCGATAAATCAGGAGGATAGAAGTGATGCTAGTGGGTTATCAAAAATAAAAAGGGAGGCAAGATATGATTTCGTCGGTTATGCTGATGCAGTTTTTGCACATGATTCAAAAATAGATGTACCTGGATATAGAGTTGATGCTGGAGGAAAGTCAGGAATGGCTGATGCTGGTGCTTTTGGTACAGCTTTTAATGCCAGTGAATCTGAAAACAATGACGTATTTATTAAGAGATTATCCGATTTTTAATTAATAATACACACCATAATAAAAAAGGAGCATTATGCTCCTTTTTTATTATGTAATAGTTTCTATGAATCTTTCTTTTGCCAATTTATATATATCCGAATTTTCATCGAAGTCCTCATATATTTCTATTACATATAATTCCGGTGATACGTTTTTTTCTATTGAGAATGCATCTAATATTTCATGGTATATGAACTCGTAATTCATAGAATACCTAGAATTTTTTAGTATTATTTTTTTCAGTACACATATTTTTTTATTGCCATTCTCCGTTTTTAAAGTTACTCCTCCTTGCCAATAATATGGTATGATCTTATCATTCACCATATTTCTTATTATTAATATACCAGAATTAACTGGATCTTCCTTTTCTAGATTAAATTTTGATTGTACTTTGAATATTTTAATTTTCGATTCCTCGTTCTTTAACATATCTAGGAATATTTCTGAGTATTCATATAGTGTTTCTAGTGAGGATTCTATTATCATCAATATGGATTCTTTTTTCTCCCGATCAAGATTAGCAAAATTAAAATTTTTAAGGTAACTTTTTTCACTATCTGTCAACTGTGAAATTATAGTTTCCCCTATTTTATTATTCTTTTTAAATTCGTTTAAAGACTTGATTATTTTCGAAACAGCCCTTAATATTGGATAGCAATTTTTAGAATTTATATTTTTACTTATGGATTTCAAGTAATCCAATAGAACATATTCTTTATGCTCTGGGTCTATTGGTTCTTTAATGAACCAGATGGTGCTTAGGTTTTTCATCTTTAACTTTTAGAAGTTTGATCTGTTTATATATTTACACCATAAATTTTTTAAAATTGATATATACTTTAAAAATTTATATCAATGAAAAAAATAAACGAGGGAAGGATCTATGATTATTCAGCTTTTACTGATAGTAAGAAACCAACTAATACCAGTGATTACACATTTGGGATGGAATTGGGATATACCGATATCGACATATATAATAGACCGGAAGAATATGATAACATTTCTGATGCTAAGATTTTTATAGATTATTCAGTTAACCTTATAATAAAAAAATCCGGTATAGACAGCATAGATATGGTTGTTAATTCAATGGAGCTCGATTTTGAAATTGATGATTATCCCAACGATACTAGAGAATTCGATATTGATCTCATCCCAGGCAGAACAATAGATTATAATCAAATATCCATTGATAAAGGGGAAGTTCTTATACCATCCTATCCTAAAGAAGTAAAAATTGATATGGGAAAATCAACAGATGCTAAAAATTTTAAAATAAATGTGATTTTTGGATCATAATTAAAGAAATATATGAAGATTTTAAACTTTAAAAATTTTATATTGAATGAAGCAACCTCCCAGATATATGATGAAATTAGCGGGGTTAATTCCATGTCTGATAATGGGTACGAATTAGAAGCTGAGAAATTTGATAATGAAAATCATACTGCACCATTTGGAAAGATTCTTCTAACCAAGAATTTAGCAAATAATATAAGATTGTCTTTTAATAATTATAAAGGTAAAAAAATTAGTGATTTGTGGATACCTAAAGACCATTGCGATGTTAGTGATATTAATGACGATACCACTAAAATAACAATACCAGGAAATAGTGCATGGCTAGAAATTGATGATAATAGATCCAAAGTAGAGGATTTTATAGAGGATCTTTATAATAGTAAGATGAGAGAAAAATTATATTCCGGTGATTTAGTTGACACCATAAGGGACGACATATATTTCATAATGAATATAATTGGGATACCGTGTGAGGTTATCGATGTTAAAAAATTAGACGGTGATAATGAATATGAGGTTATTCTCGATAATGGAATTTCAATAGATGTTAATAAAAAATCATCTGAACAGTTAATAGGAAGCTTTAAAATGTATAAAAATAATGGTGAATCATCACCATCGGTTGAAATAAAGAGCAAAAACGGGAAACATAACTTTTATTTTTATAATGAAGATCTACCAAATCTGGATGACGAATCGGATCTATCCGATGTAAAAAAGAATCATAGACTTTATTACCTATTAAAAAAGTCATTAGGTGTGGACGATAATGATGATAGAGAAAATTTTTATAAATATTTTGAAGAAAAATTAGGTAATTTTAAAGACGAAAATGACACTAATCTAAGTCCAGAGATGAAAAAATCTAGGATTGATGATGGAAAAAAATTGAAGGATCTTAAAAATATAGCAAATACGTTTAAGAACGAGGACGAAATAAGAAAAATATTTCCAAAAAACTTAGTAAATTAATACTAAAATAACGAAACAAAACTCCATTATATAATCTACAATGTTTATGCAATGGAGTTTTTGTATACAAAGGATCCTAAATTGAAAAAAGAAAAATAAATAAAATGGTATTTAGTATTAAAAATCTTTTTTCGTCAAAAAATAAAAAACAGAAAAGAATGAATTTAGCTGAAATTAAAACTGTGGATGAAATAAGAGCCATATATGGTAATATGGAATTTCAATGGATTAAAGGTGATAATATGGGATCGATTGAATCTTATAAGAATGTTACCTCAATCGGTGAAGATTATTTTATTGAATTTACCAGTGGAAAAAGGATGAACATTAATCTGTTAGATGAGTTTTTAATGTATTATCCAGCTCCGCCTAAGCAAGATTTAGGTCTAAGAGCCGAATTTACTGAGGTTATGAGTAAGCCATCCAGTGTAACATCAATAGTATACAGTGATGCTTATCCTATAAACCAATCTGAAGAATCACCGATATATAAGTTACTTAGAAAGCAGAAAAAAAATTCAGTAGAGGTTTCAATAAAGCTCAAATTGAATTTACCATCAAAGGAACTTTATAGTGTTTTGTCTAGCTCTTTCGATGATGCAGAGAAGGATATAATAGATTTTGTTCTTTCCGGTGTTGATATAGAAGATATAAAAGCATCACTTGCTGATTCGATAAGACAATCATATTATGTTTCCGAAAAAAAAGAAACAACAAAATCGGGAAAAAATCAGTTGAATAAAAAAGAAGACGATGAATAAAAAAGAAAAAATACTATTAGAAACACCAAAATTTAAGGTTGTTGAGAGGAATGAAAAACCTGGTGTAGTATCGAGCGTTGAAACGGTTATGATACTGCCGTTTATAAGTGATGATCAGGGACTTCCGCTAATGATCGGTGTTCTCAAGGAAGAGAATCTTTTTAGGGAGGGCGGTAATTCTCAAAGCTTAATAACAGGAACCTGCGAGGATGAGGATCCAGATTATTTGGCAACAGCAAAAAGAGAATTATTAGAGGAATCTGGGTATGATGTTGCTGATAGTAATAAGTGGTATTTTTTAGGAACAGTATCCGGAAATAAATTTGTCGACAAGGAATATCCTGCTTTTGCTGTTGATGTTACTGGAATAGAAAAGGGTAAAGCCAAGGGTGATGGATCTAAACAAGAAAAGAATGCAGTCTTTCATTTTATACCAGCGAATGATGTTGTGAAAGCAAGGGATATATTTATACCTGGTCTTTTTCTAAAATTGTTTAAATTTGTAGTTGGTATGGATTTATATAACAGAGAAGATTCAGTTTTTGGTAAACCCAGTGGATTTAGTGAGGTTGAACTTTAGCATTTAATTTTTATGAGCAACAGAAAAGAAAGAAGACATATTTTAAGATCTATGGGACTTTTGAATGTATCTAAAAATGATCCATTTAATAATAAGCTTAAACTCGAGGAGGGTAAGAATAAACATAGAATACATTTACAGAGAATTAAAAACGAACAAATAAAGAAGGAAAATAGAGGAGATTCGAGTGATGATTTCTTTATATATAGACAGCAGGAATCCGAATATTCTTCATTTCGATCCATGTTGATCGAAAGAGATTGGAATAACCTGGAATCAAATGATGATAATGCAGGAAATTAAAGTAAATTTTTATTTATCAAAATATTCACCAAAGGAAGCCAAGAAAAGATCCACCATCGGATCTGATTTTTATGTTGTTGATATATCAAAAATTATAAGGGATCTTGGCTATGAACTTGATAATCTTACCAGTGAATCAGAGTTCGTGATAAACTACACTATTCGAAAGAAAATACTACAAGGAATATATAGTACAAAGTGTGATGGTATACTTGTGTGCTATAAGAATATAAATCAGGATTTTATAGAGAATCTTGAGAATCTACTAGACGAACACCCAGAAGAAATACAGTATACCATTCACGATCTTTAAAAAAGATTAGTGATATATGAATCCAATATTTAACAGCGGAGCTAGCGCTCCTTCTCTAGAGGAATTAAGAGGTAAGGGTGTAGTAAATGACATTGTACAAAAATGGAGTAATTTAGGTTCCGGCAATATATTTAAGGGTCCTACCGCAAGGACCCTTTTCTACGAGGCGGGAAAGAGAAAACCCGGTAAATATGGACAATTTCTATTTTATTCGCTGGGAAATCACGAGAACAACTTTATTGATGCCTATTATAGATCTGAAAATAGACAATATAATAGATCAATATCTTCGAAAAAATCCAAAAATCCATCTGCTGGTTTTCTAGTAAGAGAAACCTCTGCTCTTGAAGCTGTGTCTGTCAATTGTAATAGTATATTTAGCGGATTCACAACAAATTTCGAAAAAAACATAGTTGGTGGCATGGCAGCTCCGTATTACTGGAAGGATTTCCTTTTCTGTAAGTATTATGCAACAATACCGAATAACTATATGCTAACATTAAGAAGATTCCCAACACCAGTTCTCGATAATCTTTCTGTTCCAGCCGCTCTTAAATCATCATCAGCTTATAATGCGGAGGGTGTAGGTAGACCTGTTGCGCAAGCTGTAACTTGGTTTGGTGGTAATACCGGTAATAAATTAAATGATATTATTCAATTTAGTACTGGTATAAAATGGAAATCAAAGGAACAGTCAGCTGAAGTTATACAGCAAGCTATGTCCCAGGGTTTTCTAGATGATACCAGTAGAATTTTTGGAGATATTTTTGGTGGTCTTGGTGATGGCGCTGAAATAAGAAATACTAAAGCACTTCTTAATGCAGCTGTCATAGCGTCTGATCCAAATAATACTAGTGTTGCTAATACTAAGTTTATGAAGTTTAGAGATTTGATGAAGAATGGTGAGAAAAATGCTGGTCTTCTTAGTGAATACATATGGACATCCGTAGATGTAGTAAACAAAACTAATATTAGGGATATTGGTCTACCGTTCACCTGGGGAGCTGGAGACGGTATAACGGTTACTTTTGAATATGATCTAACTTCAGTTGGAGAGGTAAACACAAAAGCTTCCATGCTGGATATAATAGGTAATCTATTAAGTATTGGAACAAATTACGGATCTTTTTTAACCCCCGATTTTAGATACAATTCTAATTTTCCAGCTTTTGGTTTTCCTGGTGGTAGCAGAGGACTTGAAATGTTCTATAGAGACCCAATACAATTTGTTCTTGATTATGCAGAAGAGCTAGTAAATCCAGCATCCAGCGCCAAGACATCAGCTGATATTAATAAAGGTTCCTTTGGCGATAATAACGATATATCTAAATTAAAGAATGCTCTCGAAACTGTTACCAAAAACAACGGGAATCCTGCTGCCGCTATAGAGGCTATAAAAAAAGAATTTGGCGGAGCTGCTGGGAGATTATTACAAACTACATTTACGCCAGGATTTTTTGAACAATATCAATTTCCTGCCAGTTTGTTGACGGGAGCTCCTATTGGTGAATGGCATCTTGTTGTTGGTAATCCATGTAACCCTATAGCAATGATAGGTAATCTTATATGCGAAAAAGTGAAAATAGATTTTGGCGAAGCATTGGGACCCGATGATTTTCCAACCTCAGTTAAAGCAGTATTCAGCTTGAAACACGGTAGGGATAGGGAAAGAGGTGAGATAGAGAGTATATTTAATAGAGGTGACGGTAGATTATATCAATCATCTATGCCGACAACAGCCAATGCACAGTCTTACGATGCTATTTCAACGGTTGACGGAAGAACATTAAAAAATGCAGTGTCCGACATTTTCGATCAGAGAGCATATGGTGGATTCTCTAGTGATCAAACATCTCCAGGTAGATAAAAATAAAATATTTATATGTCAAGTTTTCTTATAGATACAATAGCAAAAAATAAAAGCGTGTTCAATCCGAATCCAATGCAAGATGCAAATTCTTATGGAATATGGAACCTTACTGAGGCATCTGTTAATTATGCTGGTGGTATGAGTCTGGATGATTTTTTTGTTGTTACTGAGTATTATCAGATGAGACCTGATCTTGTTGCTGCAATAAAATACGGTGATCATGGTAAAGTTGGATCGTTACTTAAATTTAATGGTATAAGTAATCCATTTGCCATCAGGGAGGGAAATGTTCTTCTTATACCGAATCCAAAATCCATCGATGATTCATTTAATACCAGAAAAATATTAAGCCAATCTCAAGCTCAAGCAGATAATAATACAAATACTAATCAGAATACAGTGTTTAAGAAAAATCAGGAAAGCAAGAAATTTAAGGTTAGCGATGCTAGAAGAAAATTTCTTGAACAGAAAGTTAAAAATCAACCAAATATTGTTTTACCTCCTAATGTATTGCAACCAGACGAGAAAACAATAATGAAGAAGGATGGATTCTTGGTATTTGCACCTAGTGCAGGCGGGGGAGGATTTAATAAACCTACCAATTAATAATGACGGAAAAGGATATAAAAATAAATTCTATAGCTCTCAATAACATCAAACTTGATGAGATGATTATGGTTGATAATGCGGATGGTTCGGAAGATCCTAATATTAAGAGGGAAACTAATTCCTCCGCAGAAAAAGCTACTGGTCTAAATTCTCCATTTGTTGTTATTAACGGATATAGCGTTTCCAGATACATGCGAAATTTCAGCTTGGACCTTTGCGGATTTATCCCAGTTATAAAATTTACTTTTGCCGCAGCGGATACTATATTTATGTCAGTAAATTATCCCAAGGATGGTGATATAGTTTCTGTTTATATAAGATCAGCAGACAATTATTATAAACCATTTAGAATGGATTTTTTAATACTTAGTGTGCTAGGTGACGTTTCCAGTGCATATTCGGAGAGAGGAACAGATCCGGAGGGTGAATATTTTAGATTTAGTATTGTTGCTGAATGCTATATTCCTGGTTTATATAAGCAGAGAATAAAAGCATTTCCTAATATTCCTTCGATTGATGCTTTGTTAGAGGTGTCACAGGAACTGAATTTAGGATTCTCTACCAACGACAAATCCACTAATGATATAATGTCATGGATCTGTCCTAATTATTCATACTATGACTTTATACAGGAAGTTTCAATTAGGGCATATAAGGATGATGAAACAAGTTTTTATGATTGCTGGATAGATTCTTATTATAACTTGAATTTTGTAAATTTAGGCTCACAATTTTCTTTTGAAGGTATATCTAAAGAAACAGCTTATTTTACTCCTGGGTATACGCCTGATGGAATAAAGGTTGATGCTGCTGTTCCCGGAACACCAGCTCCAAAAACAGAAGCTGTTCCATTGGTTCTAACAAACTTTGCTGGTTCCAATATAACCCCATTTTTTATAAATGGTTATACATTAACATCCAGAGCCGGTAATAATTCAAATTCTATGGGTTATGTAACTAATATAGGATTCTATGATGATATAGATCAGAAGGTTGATCCGAAAGAAAAATATGTAAAATATAATATCGAGTCATTAACGACCGATGTAGTTTCCACCGGTATAATGTTACAAAAAGGTAGGGTTAGAAGTTCGGATTATAAGGAAGAAACAAGATCAGAGTGGTTAGGTGTCCTTAATAGATTTTCAGATGGCTCTGGTGTACATCAAAATTATTTGCATTCAAAATTTCAGAATTTAATAAATATTAATGATGTAACAAAAATAACATTAGAAGTTGAGATTTCGACATATTATCCGGGTATAATAAGGGGACAAGTTATACCAGTTTCTATATATGTTACCAAATCTGGTAATAGACAACAGAACGTTGGACAGGTTCCAAATAATAAACCAAACAACACAAGTACACCAACTCTGGATTCGTTCCTTTCCGGTAATTATGTTGTTATGGGAATGGAAGTTACCTGGTCATCCACAGGTAAGATGCGGGAAAAATTGATATTATCTAAGAGAACATGGCAGGCTAATTCGTCTGGTCCGGTTCAAAGATCTTTCCCTAATAATATAGTGAATAAATAAAATAATTGAAAGCCATTGGGAGCAACAGATAAAGAGAGAAGTTTATTTCTAAAAGGATTTAAACTTTCTAAGCAAGGTCAATATGAAGATCCAACATATTTAGGATTTAAGATTGTTATAGATTTTGGAAATCTACCTATAAATGGCGAGGACGGATTACCTCCTAGTCCACTCTTTAGAGAAACAAGTTATAATAACGATAGAGGTAATGATTTCTTTGGTAGGAATCCATTTGGACAGGAACAATACGATTTTAGGACCCAAACAAATACCTCTTTCTATAGTGCTATAAGCTATTTGGAGGAGAGAGAAGCTGACTTTAGCAATTCTGGTGGTAAAAGAGCGGATATGTTAAAGCAATTCAAAAACACATTCAATGATTTATTAACAAATTCCCCTTGGTTTATACAATCGATAACTGGTCTGGATGAGCTTATGAAGGTTCCTAGAGGTGGATATCAAACGCAATCCGAGACATCATCGGTATTTAATGTTCAAAGAACAATGGGCAAAACCTTAACTTTTAATACTTTGGAATCTATGAATCTTAGGGTAACAGCTATGGCAGACCTTTATAACCAAGCAACTTTCGATTATGATTTTATGCGTGAACTTGTACCAAGGAATCTTAGAAAATTTACGATGTACATATTTGTTTCTGAGATAAGAAACTTCTTTAAGACCTCGAGATTACTAGGGTCATCAACAGCTTTAACAGCACTAGACGGCTTATCTTCCCTGCTGGCTTCTGGTAATAACCCAGGAACCAATATCGCTTCTTCAACCAACGTCGCTCAAGAACAAAATAAAACTTTTAGTAATGGTGGTCCAGGTAATATAAATCCTGCCAGTCCTTTTAACGCCTTCGTTGGTAATATATTTAATCAAGCTGGACTTGATAATGATTTTTCTTTATTGAAAAATCAACAGGACCAATCTGGTATAAAGCCTATGCTTGTTTTTGAATGTAAAAATTGTGAATTTGACTTCAGTGAAAGTACACCCATACAGAATCAATTGTATGCTGGTACCAATCAAGGTAGTGCCACTCCAGAAGCACAGAAGTTTAAAATACATGTTGGTAAAGTGAGAATGAGAAACCAATATCCTAATATAAGATCGGACGGTAAACCATTAATCCTTGGTGATAGCTGGGATTCCGCTAGATCATCCGTCCAAAAATCTCCTCCCGCTGACATAAATGATATATTAAGTGTAGGTGGTGAATTACTAACAAATTTTGTAAGTAATTCATTGAATGACCTTATAAATGAAGGTGTTACAAATCTTGCTAAAAATTTGGAGGGAATAGATAAGGCAATTTTAGGTAATGCATATAGTTTCAACCCAAGCGAGCTTTTGTCAAATCTTTCATTCAACAGTGCTCAGGATTTTCTTTCCCAACTAGGAGGAGCAAATATAGGAATAACCAAAACAACACTACCGAATCCGCAATCGATGGGTCTTGGTGGTCCTCCAAATAGGGTTTATAATTCACCCTCTGGTGATGCTTATCCAAAATCACCCGGAGGTGATCTTGGTCTTCCGCAAAGAATCTATAATGCACCTTCCGATGATGCTTATCCAAAATCACCTGGTGATGACCTTGGTCTTCCGCAGAGAGTTTACCCAGCTCCTGTTGGAGATGTATATTCAGAATCACCTGGACCTGATTTAGGTTTGCCCGATAGAATCTATCCTGCTCCTGTAGGTGACGAATACCCAACATCACCAGGATCTGATCTTGGATCTCCGGATAGAATCTATCCGCCAACGACAGGTGACGAATACCCAACATCACCAGGATCTGATCTTGGATCTCCGGATAGAATCTATCCGCCAACGACAGGTGACGAATACCCAACATCACCAGGATCTGATTTAGGTGCACCTGATAGGACATATCCGCCAACGACAGGAGACGAATACCCAACATCACCAGGATCTGATCTTGGATCTCCAGATAGAATCTATCCGCCAACGACGGGTGACGAGTATATTAAATCACCAGGACCCGATTTAGGTGCACCTTCACGAATATACAAATCTCCAAGTGGTGATGAATACCCAGGATCACCAGGACCTGACTTAGGTTTACCCGGTAGAATTTATAAGAATGCTTCTGGCGATGAATACGTGGGATCACCAGGACCTGATTTAGGTTTACCCAACAGATCATATGAAGGTGTAAATGAAAATGTGTACCCGAATCAAGGGGTTGTTTCCGCTAATGGAAGATTGATAAACGAGAATAATAGTTTTCAACAATCACCAGGAAGTGTTTATACTTCACCACCGATAAACACAAACCCAATATCAAGGGGAGATATGGGTAAAATATATCCACCCACAAGCGGGGACTTTTCTTTAGAAACACCACTAAATCTCGGGAACCTAAAGCCACATACTAAATATAATATAAGTACTGATGGATTTAATGGTGATATAAATGATTTTGAATAATTATGCCTAGTGAAAAAACATACCTTGGACAGATAGTTGATATTAACGATCCTCTTAAGCAGGGAAGAGCCAGAGTTTCTGTATTTGGGTTGTTCGATGATTTAGCAGTTGAGAATATACCCTGGGCGGAACAAAATTCGTGTTTATCTTTTGGTGCCAATTATGGTGGCGGTAATATAACAGTTCCTAGATTGGGTGCTGTTGTATCTGTTCATTTTGAGGAGGAAAACTACTATAAGATAACATACGATTATATAAAGGAGCAATCCCATGATATTGCTGCCGAATTGCAAGAAGAAAATTCATACGAGGGAACGCAGTCTCTAGTTTATGATGGTGAAGCTCTCCCTGGTGCGCTTAAGATAATATACACTAGAAAGAAGGGTCTTGTCATATCCCTTGGCGATGCTAAGGTTCAATTGGATACACAAAATGGTGGTGAGCTTAGAATCGTTGTTAAAATGGGAGAGGATGAGATACGGATGGAAAAAAAGAAAGTAATCGTAAAGTGTGAAAATATAGAACTTGGAGAAGGTGCTATAGAAAAGCTAGTTAAAGGTAGTACTTTCTTAAAATATTTCAATACCCACACGCACCCGACCGGAGTAGGTCCATCTGGAACACCCATTGTTAAAATGACTGATAAACAGCACCTAAGTCAGGTATCAAAAACTAAATAATAATGGCAGCAGATTGGGTAACATTCATAACTAAGGTTAGTGATAAATTGGGATCTCAGTCCATTAAATCCTATGATGAAATGGCGGATTTTCTTAAAAAGGAATACATCTCTGCGACAGTTGGTAAAGCGGCATCACCCTATGGGGAAATCCACGTCAAGGGAAAGGATAAAGTCATGTTGGATGGTTTTAAAAAGGGATTTAAGATGCTTTATGAGAAGGGCGATCTATCATTTGAGGATAAGCAAACAAATCCAGAATACGCAGATTTAGATGTGCAGCCACCTACTGTAGATATATCGGATGCTGCGGATCAGGTGGAACTTGATTTTAGAGATTGGACTGATACAAACAAAGCGACAATACCAGATTTTACATATTCACAATTTTTTTCCCAATATCCAAATTTTCCCGCTGATAGGAATCAAGCAGTTATAGAGATAGCTAGAAAAATATTGCATCAATTTGATGGTACTGGTTCATATTTGCAATGGATGTATTCCTTGAGAACAGGAGCATACAGTAACTGGGGAAATTTAATAATGGATCAGGTGGTGAAATTAATAAAATCTGAAGTTGATCGTCCTCTTCAGCCCGGGGATCTTGTTAGAGGTTATGCGAAGTATAGGAACGCCGACACAATATATTTTGTTAAAACGATCGACGGTGGTATTAATGCAAGCTCATATACCACAACCGAACCTTCTGGATTCAACAGCGGCTTTGGAAATTTCACAAACCAATCGAGTTTAAAATTGAAAGATGCATTTAATTTAATAAAGGGTGATGTGAATGTAGATAGCATGGACCTTACTAGTTCAGCTATCGGTGTTACTAATAAAGAAAAATACCCCCTTGATAGAAGTGATCTTGTGGAGGGAAAAATTGTATCCGTATCTGGTTTGGATGGAGCTAAAACAACAAAAATATCAATTTTTAGTAAGCAGTATAATAGAACTTTAATAAAGACACTAATTCCAGGAACTATAAACAGAAAGCTAGATGTGAAGGAGATTGCTGCAAATTTGCCCTCAGTTTTACTAAGTGATAAATTATTACAAGAACAACATTATGCAAATCCAAAAAAAATACCTGATTATCTTACCGCTGAATTTATAACCACTTTTACATACTCTGCTAAATATGATACTAAGTATTTGAAGGCCTGGCTGGGGTCAAATAATCTTTCGGATTCAATCATAAAGAAAATAGAATCTGAATTTGATGATTCATATCAGTATGCTGATGAAATATTTGGCTTATTTTCTAATAATCTTGCAAGAAGTGGATTTTTTACTAGAAATATAAATTATCTGGGTGGAAATCAGTCAAATATAAATTATAAATTCAATTTTAATTCAGAAAAGCAACGACGCGATCGAAATAAAAGAATCGAATATGGAGCGGAGGAGGAAAGATACAGAAATCTTAAAATTAGATGGATCAATGAGATAGCTGAGGAAGCTAGAAAAAACTCAGATCTAGATAAGCCCGAGGATCCTTATGATGTTATGGCTAAAGGGGTACTTGATTATTGGAAATCTTGTGCACAAAAACCACTATCAAAGGAACCCGCTGCTCCACCGTGTGTTATTTCCCTTCCGCAAGGTGGTCTTTACGTTCCTATATATTATGGAAGCCAGACAATGCTTGGTAATAATATGAGAAGAGCTTTCAATACAGGAAAAAGATTTAATGAACCATTCGAAAAACCAATTGCTTCCAAATTGGTAGCATCAGCCCTTGCCTATTCTTTTGGTATGCATTTGCTCGAATTAAAATTCATTTATCGTGGTGGTATACCTGGTCCGAATGGTCCAGTTCCTATGATTGGCTTTATACCGCTCGTCTACTAAAAAATCCTGCAATTTAAAGGAACTAAAGATGTGATATATAGTATAATTAATAGTAATGTATAATCATCTAAAAACTAAAAAAAATGAATTCAGATTTCTTAGAAAATTTTGAATGGGAGCTACCTAACGGATTATCCCTCAATTCTAAAATCAAATCACCGGCAGGATCTAGAATATATTGCCACGAACCTTACGCTGAGGAGCTAGCGAAACTTTATTTTTCGAGTAATGATAAATTTGAGGGCGGATCTAAGGATCTTTCCGATGGTGGAGTTTACACCTGTACAATCGTAAGTGTTAAAGCTGATGAGGCTCTAGCTCAGACTGATTCAGGTCAAACGATTTATATCGATCTCAAAAGGGAGAGAAGAGATGCTGAAAAGTTGAATATAACTGGAATAGGTTTCTATCCTGGTGAAGAACTTAAAGCAAGAGTTAGAAAAATGAATGGAAGCTATTCAGGTTCCGTTATAGAATATTACATACACAGTCTTAGAGCTGAATTATTTGAGCAAATTAAGAAAGAAAGCAACGCTTATCTTATTAAGATTATTAGCATTAATAAAGGTGGATATATTGCTGAATTGTCAGGAATTAAATGCTTTATGCCTGGATCATTAGCAGCTGCAAATAAAATAACCGATTTTGAATCATACATCGGGAAAGAGATGCATGTTATGATTGAAGGTTACGTAGAAGCTAAGGATATATTTATTGTTTCTTACAAGAAATACCTTAATAGAATCATGGATTCTAAAATACAGGAGCTTGATCTTACTAAGAAATATAGAGGATATGTTACAGGAACAAGCGATTTTGGTGTGTTTGTTGAATGGGATGATATTTATACAGGTCTTATTCATAAGACTGAGTTTGCAGAGGGTAACAGTCTATCCGCTCTTTCACCAGGTATAGAAATAGAATTCTATGTTAAGGAGATCAAAGACAATAATAGACTGACTCTTACTTTGGACCAACCTCTTGAAAGAAACGTTATTATACAGGATCTTGAATCTCAGGTAAATGACGGAACTGTTGAACCGATGGAAGCAAAAGTTAAACATAAAAGAAAGAATGGCGCTCTAGTTGAAATTGGGGAGTTAGGACTTTTAGCGCTAATACCCCAAGATAAATTGGGTAAGAGAGGAAACAACATAAGGGTCGGTGACGACGTAACTGTAATTCCTTACGAGGTTGAAACCATCTCGGGAAAAATATTCGTTAAAGTAGTAGATGTCGGATAATAGAACACATTTTGATAAGTTAAATGCACTCAGCTCAGCCGTAATAGGATTCGAATTTGAATTCTACACAGATCTTTTAAAAGGTAAGGCTGCTGAAGCATTATCCCAGCTTGTCAAAAAGAAAGTTATAGTTTCAGAAAAATATCACTCAAAAACTCCTGTAGATGCTAATAACTTTAAGTTAGAACCCGATTATTCGGGTGGTAACAAAATGGTAGAGCTTATTACAGGACCACTTCCATATCTGGAGGCAATTCCAATTTTAATAAAAATATTAAAATGGATAGACGAGAATGGATGGACAAACGATAGATGTGCATTTCAATTTTCGGTAAGCTTCGATAAAAACAGAAAAGACGTAAAGGATAAAATCGAAACGATGGATAAACTTAAGTTTATATTAGGCCTTGATGAAGGTCTAATATACTCTAAGTTTGGTTCGAGAGAGAAGAACGTCTATGCAAAATCTGTAAAAAAAGTACTACCTAGAAATAGATTTTCAATACTTGAAAATATCACCACCATAGATCCTAAAATGTATAAAATACCGGAGGACAAATATTATGGTGTAAATTTTACTAAAATGCCCAAAGGTTATATAGAATTTAGATATCTGGGTAACAGAGATTATCAGAAAAAAATTAAGGATATAAGAGAAATAATAGATTATATAATTCTCTATCTTTATGATCTATTAAGTGGTAGAATATCAGGTTATAGCAAACAGGACCTTGCTACTTTGCAGGGAATGATGAATAAATACGCTAAAGTTGTAAGGTCATTCAGTGATCCTGATATTTTTTTTAAAAATTATCCAGATTTCCATATATTCATAGATCTCAAAGGCTGGGACGAAAATGTTAAAACGTACTTCTTTGCGATAAGAGAAAAAATATTTGATCTCATAGTTGATGGTAATATAACATCATGTTATTTTAATTATGACACGACTACGGGAAGATGCCAGATAAAAGAAGCTAGAAGTAGGGGAGCATTTGAGATTGAAGGTGTTGATCTTATATTATGTGATATAAAAAATGCAACAGTTAGAAATTGTAATATTTATAACTGCTCAATAAAAAAATCATGCATCGAGGACTCTGCCATTTTCGGTGGGACCAAGGTTATCTCATCGAAAATCAAAGCAACGATTGTTGATTTTAGTAATGAATTAAAAGATTGTTTTATTGATTGTGAAAATAAAAACATAAACTGTAAAATTGTTGGTGGTGTTTTTAGAGGCGGTATACTCGGTGATAATTCGGAGCTTAGCAAAGAAACGATGAAGGTAAAAGCTCCAGAGGATATAAGAATGACCAGATTTGTTACTGATAGCAGACTTAAGAATCTTAACGATCAGTACGGTGGTTCAAAGTTCGGTAATATGAACTACTAAAATAAAAACTTAATATGACACAAGACGAATTAATACAGGAAATCACCGATGCATTAAATTTTAGTTGTGCATTACCTTATAGCTTAAACGCAACTGAAATTGAAAGAATCATAAAAAGAGCTAAAGCCTGGTTTTATGATAATTATCAGTATGCTGTTGAGGATAGGGTTTTTGTTATAGCTAATAATATATTTGCTCATCCTGAATTTAAAAGAACACGCCAAATAACACTTCCCAAGTCAATAATAGGTGTATATGAAGTTAGAGAATTAGGTGGATCTGGAGTATCGGGAACACCGGATAGAGACTTTGGCGATTCTAAATTACTTGGATCTGAATTATTACTTTCCCCCTTCATGGGAGACAATATGGTTTATAGAACTGTAATGTATTCATACTTTGATCTAGCAAAAGCGTATCAACTGAATACCTTTGCATATAGATATAATAAAAACACAAAAGCATTAACTATATTAGGTAGGGATCCGAATAGATCGGGTAAAGGCGGACAACAAGCCCAGCTTGCTCAGGGATTTGGTGTTGGTGGTATTGATGTGTCTGTTAGATGCCATGTTGCTATTCCCGACGAATATCTTTTTGATGATGAGCTTTTTGTTAGATATTGCATAGCTAAGTCCAAAATATCGCTTTCGCAGATGCTTAGTGTTTTCACGTATAATCTTCCTGGTGGCGTTACTATAAACGCTAGTGAAATAGGATCTCAGGGAACTACCGAGCTTCAGGAGGTAATGGACATGATAAATGGGGAAAACACAAGTTCTTACTTTTTGCAGTGGAATTAACAGTAATCTAACGATATTTCTGATAATATATCAGAAATATCGTTAATTATTTTTATATATTTACTAGATTACCTTTGCTATCAAATATCATGAATTCAAAATCCATACCCATTTCGAGACATCTTTGCATTTTCATTATATTTTTATCTTCGTGCATTTTATAAGTATATGGGCTTTTAACTTCCAATATTTTATTTATTGATTTTATATAGATATCGGGGTAATATCTATTTCCCCCACTGTATATTATTTGGCCGGTTATATTTGATATATCATGCATATCTGTAAGTATATCATTCTCTTCGAATTGAGTCAATAATATATCCATTGCAAACTTTTCGTAGCCCTGAAGTTTTATGATTTTTCCACTCGGCAATGTATAATCATAATACCTTCTCATTCCTAACATTGCTTTTTCGTGTATTTCTGGGATTCTCATATTGTGTTCAACCCCGTACTTTTCAAGCATTGATTTTTTCATAAGATCTATATCCATTAATGCGCACTTAAATCCATATTTTCCAATACTGGTTTTATATTTTTTATCCTTTGTTGATTGGTGGCTTGTTGGATGTTTCCCGTCCCAATCCAGATTGTACTTCTTTGTGCATTTTTCTCTGAATTGATTTGTGCTGGTATAATATTTAGCACCATGTCTTTCCAGATTAGTCTTCTCTATGCCTTCTCTATATCCAGGTATATCCCAAGGATTTTCGATACCATATTTATTAAGCATTCCATTTTTGGAACCTTTTACTGTTGCTTTTTTTTTGCAAATTTCAGAATTACATGCTTTCGAATAGTTTGAATCCTTTTTATCTCGTATTTCAGAGAATTTATTCATAAAGCCATATTTCCTTGGTTTCCCACAAAATTCACACAATTCCAACTCCATTTTATTAAAGAATACATGATAGAATCTTTGGGAATCACTTATGTTTGTATATTCTTCATCCAGGAACATAGTCAGCGAAAGCAGTTGATTTCTGGTATCTGTGTCTCCCGATATTTTTGCTATTAGCGAACCATATCCCTGTTTGCTATTGCCTCTTTCTTTAAAGTCATCTATTAGGCAGCTAACTGAACCGCAATGTGTGTAATAGTTTGAATCCTTTTTATCAATCTTATCCGAGAATCTATCATACACTGAAAATTTGGCATTTCTTGCACAGTATTTACATTTTATTATGTTGTGCTCATTAAACCATACATGGTAGAATCTTTGTCCTATAGACACATTATCATATTCTGTGTCCAGGTATCGTGTTGATTCCTCTAATTCTGAGATCATACCTGAATCCCGTTTCATTTTATTTATAAATGGTCCTAAAACTTTGGTTTCCTTATTTTTCTCTTTCTCTATTAATTCTTCTAAATTTTTCATATCTTGGTGTGTTTTCTCTATATATCATATTTGAATTTATTATTTTAATTTATCATCGTCAAATTTTATTGATATATAGGATGAATTAATTCACTATGAGAGAAATTTATAATAGAGATCCCAACGATCCAAAGTACAATCCCTACCAACTTGAGGTATCAGATCCTGTGGAGATCTGTACAGGTCAGCTTAAAATGCTACTACTTACAAACAAAGGGGAAGTTTTAGGCGATCCTAAATTTGGATTGAATTTGGAGGATCTTATTTTTAATCTGGAGCTTTCTGAATATAGTATAAAAAAGGAACTTGATCTTAACCTTAAGGTCTATGTTCCTCTTTTTGCGGCATTGGGTGGTACATATCAATTGAATTTTTATGTTGGCACACAAAGGGATATAGCAACACTTGATTTTAATATAGAATCTGACGGAGGACTTAGTCCGCTGGTTACACTAAAATTAACATAACAAAGAAATGAATATATTTAAAAAAAATAATATACTTATAGATGGATTATTAGGTGATACCTTTGCATTCCTTCAGAGCACGTATAATCAGACAGCTAATGTCTTTACTGTTGCATCAGCATGGGGACAGATACTTTTTGTTCTGCAGAATCTCTCACAGCTTATACTTTATTTTATAGAAGATTCGATAACCGAATTAAATATTCAGCAAGCAACCAGGGATTATTCGGTTAGAAGTTTGGCTAGAATTGCGGGTTATGATCCAGGTAGAGCATCAGCAGCTCAGGGTGAAGTTTCTATTTCGTGGAATACCAGGGATGGAGATGTTAGTGGTGGTGCTGTTATAATAAAGAATAATTCACAGATAAGATGCTTGCAAAATGGTAAAATATATTCTCTTAGATTTGGTAGTAACGAAATTACTATCCCATTGGTAAGAGGAAACTCCATATCCGCTAAGATAGTTCAAGGAAATTTCGAGAGCGCGACCCTTACCGGGGGTGGTACAGCTTTGCAAAGCTTCAATCTGCCATCAACTGCAGGAGCATACATAGATCAATTTTATATAGATGTTTATGTCAACGAGGAAAAATGGAGAAGATATGATTCACTTTATGATATACCTCTTAATGGGAAGGGATATTTAATTAGAAGCGGTATTCAGGAGGGTATAGATCTTTATTTTGGTAATTCTAATTTTGGTATGGTCCCACAACCAGGATCAATGATAAGAGTTGAATACCTACAAACTAGTGGCATAAGTGGTAATAGTAATTCAACAAAGGAAACCCCTCTCACTTACAAATTTGTAACATCAGGAACGGATCTTTTTGGCGGCGAAGTTGATTTGAATTTATACATAGACATTAAAAACAATATAGATCCCACCTTTGGTACCAACCCCGAAAGTATATCACTTATAAGGTTGGTTGCTCCAAAAACTAGTAGATCTTTTGTTTTTGCAAGACCTGAAAATTATGAGATATTCTTAACTAAATTTGGTGTATTTTCTCAAATCCAGGCATTTTCAACATTTGATGATGATTATCTCGATGATGATAACATAGTTTATCTTTATTTAGTACCCGATATAACTCTAAATTTAACAACTAACGAGGATTATTTTAGTGTTCCTTATGCTAACTTTCTCCTAACTGCACAACAGAAAACAAAAATATTAAATCTGATACAGGATACGGGATCGATGATAGCAACCACAGTCGTGAAGATAGTTGAACCAGTTATAGCAAGATATGTTATTAATATTATTATATCAATTTTTGAAGGTAATGACCCAGAGACTATAAAGCAGTCCATTAGGAAGGGAATTTCTGATTATATGTTAAATAATAAAAGGAGAGATAAAATACCTAAATCTGATTTTATAGCTCTTATTGAGGGAATAGATGGTGTTGATTCAGTTTCACTTTTCTTCATAGGCCAGAAAAATGAGGAGAATCAAATAGCAATTAAAAATCTTACTAATGTTAGTAATGCACAATATGAAGAGATTATAGGAATGGATAGTTTTGGCGATATAATTATAGGTAGAAACGAACTAGTTATACTAAGAGGAGGATGGGATGATAGAAACGGAACATCTTTCACTGAGGGTGTAGTAGCAGGTAAGCCTGGACCACTTAATATAACTGTTGCTTCCCTAGTCCCTAGAAATTTTAGAAGCGAATTGACAGCTGATTTAAAAACTAGATTAGCCGCTCAAAATAAATAATAACGATGCAATCATATTCCCCATTTTTTCCCGATTCTGATTTGAGTATTAATTATACAGTTAAAGGAATAACACCCAAAACTACTAATACGACTTTCTATGATAAGAAGGATTTATATCCAACAGTCGATCTTGCTACCAGCAGGGCCTATAATATAGGATGCTCCGGATATAGAGCTATTACTGCAAACGCTAATGGTAGTTATATGTTTGGTCCATGCTCCTCAGTTTCGGATTATAAAAAAATAATGAAGGAGCTTTCTCCTGAAAATGTTGATAGAAGATATTATGATTTTGATCCTGATCAGAATTTATATGACGTGAGGGATGCACAGAATGACAATTTATACAATGGATTTAATTATAGAGAGCAGATTCTTAGAAGAAGCTTATCCAATGTTATATATAAGGATCCCGTTAAGGAAGGGATTCTAAGCTATTTTGAAAGGGTAGTATATGGATTGATTGAATCAACAAAGGAGATAAAAAACTTTGTTAATTATACAGTTAAAAGAAACAATAAAAGAGTTTTCTAATTTAAAATGGCAAATCTAAATCTTAATTTTTATAATAAAAACGGTAATCCATTAAATTTTGATTACATAGGAGCAACCGGTCCAACCCCTCTTGATACCAAGTTTTCTCATATCTTAGGTGCTTCCGCATCTACGTCTGGTTATTTTCAATGGAGTGAAACATCCGATGATTATTCGCTGGTTTTTAATATAGCTGATGTAAATAGTACGGATCTTTATAAATGGTGTTTAGAAGTAAATGATTTTATAAATAAAGGTGCAACTGTTTATCTCAATGGTTATATAGCAGTTGCTAATACAAACTTTAAAGGTAAAATCACAAGCGTTAGTAATATTGGTTCAACCTTTACTATTACCTTACCCAAGAGTTATTTTCTTGGTCAGAATATAATAAGCTATGACACCCAAATTTATTTCGAGGGAACATACGATAACAGACCTGGCGGGTACTTTAAAGGTAATATCTATTTTGATCCGATATCAACTGGTCTCTATGAGAACCAGCAGGTTTTTGTGGTGCAAGAATTTATAAATGGTTCTGGCGATGTTGAATATGGTCTTCCACACACCTCGAATATTGGTTTAACCGGTGCAAGATGGAGAACTAGATGGTATAATAATAATTATGGTGATGTTGATGTTTCTGAGATTATATTCACTTATGCGATAGAGGATCAGTTAAGTGGTGGGGAGGGTCAACCTTTAATTATCAGTTATCCAAATATGGCTATTCCTGTTGGATCTTCTGTGGGAGATTCCTATTCCAATGGATTAATTGTTACTAGCAATATTGAATCTGATGCTATAGCAATAAACGTAGCACTAAATTCACCGGATGATCTGGATAATGTTTATGAGAGGAAACTTATCATTGAAGACATAACAACAGATACTCCACAGAAAGTTATAGAAATTGATTTCTATGGACAGACCGTTGCGGAGGACGAAAGATTTAAGGTTCTTCTTGAAAATATAGGAAGATCATTTTATAACAGTGACTCTATCATACTAAGAGATCATGATCCGGCTGAACCTGTTCCAAATTTCGTGGAAATCAACGAAAAGAGAAAAGAATTGCTTATAGCAGGTGATGAAATATTTCCCTATATTGGTAGCTATAAGGGTCTTATTAATGCTCTTAAGTTCTTTGGGTACCAGGACATGAGGATAAAGGAGTATTGGTTAAATCTAAACTATAAAAATCTAAAATTAGAATCACCATTACAACAAAACCAAACCTTTCTTAATAAGATAAAGAGTGGAGAATCTAAAAATGGATATTCGCAATCGTATAACGTTGGCGATGTTTTGGATAATGAAAATTCCGGGAAATATAAGCTTATACAGACTTATGGTCCCGATGGTGATGGAAATTATGTGCTTAATGTCACTTCCGAAAATACACAACTACCTAGTAAATCCATTAAAAAAACATCTCTATTTGGACTTTATTATGATCTGAATAAGGTTACCGGTGACATTGACGAATATGGGTATCCTATTGTTACTGATGCTTTTAAATTTACGCAGGAGGAGATATTAATAAAAATATTTGCTTTAAAGGAAAGACTTAAAAGAGATTATCTGCCATTAAATGCCAGAATAATTGACATAACTGGGGAAGGTGTTTATTTCATGATACAGAATACAAAATCATGGACAGATCAGATGATAAGATCTGATATAAACATAGGGTATGATTTCGATTTTTTTCCTAATCCCGATTTTGGTTTTATTGAGGATCTTAGAAATTTTAACATAAGACCAAATTCCAATTATATACAAACTCCAAGTTCCTATGACAATTCATATGAACTGGATGTTAGTTTTCCTGGTGGAACCGGAAGTGCCATTAGATTTTCTGGTAGTATACCATATGGTATCACTGGAGACAATCCCACTATAAAATTAGAAGCTGGTAAAACATATAATTTCAAAGTTAATGATTCATCCGGATATGGACTGGATTTTAATATAACAAACTATGCGGAATTTCCTAACAATCAGCAATTATGGAATTCTAATGTGCCATCGGGTATAATTAATAACGGAGCTACTGGCGGTAGTTCCCTGGAGTGGTATATAGCTCCTGGTGCTACTGGCACAATCCATTATTATTCAAATAATAATCCGGTTTCTTTATCCGGCAGTGTTGAAATAATACCTGCCACATTATCGGACCTTGGTAATATAGTGAATCCCCTGGATTTTCAACAAAATTATACACCTGCTCAAAACGAATCCCTATTGTTGGCTATTGATAAATTTTATAATCTAAAGCAAAATGGCAAGATAGTGGAGCTGGGTGATGATAGATTTGATTCACCTGAATATATCGATCCGTTAACTGGAATTCCGTACGAAACCCCTGTTGGTATGCCAATAATTCTTGAATTATCGACAGATAGATGGGAATGGAATGAATTAAATATAGATTGGGATGCACTGCTGATACCAACGTATAGACCTGGGGATAGAGTTAAGGTTAAATCGACAGGCATATTTGGTACCGTTAGAGTTGTCTATTATAGCACCGGCGAATATGAGATAGCATTAGATAATTCAACGACAGCAATTTTCGGCGAGACTGAGCTTTTTTCAACAGTTCAGAATTACACCATATTAAACTGGAAGAATGTTGATTTCTCTAATATGGTGGAAATTGAATGGCTGCTAAATAAATCTGCAACCCAACCGGGTACTCCATATAATTTCGCATTTAGAGGGTCTATAGTGGACTATTATAAACTTGCCCACTTCTTACCTTACACTGGGGAATATCAGGTTATATGTAACACCTATGATGCTTTTAATACGAAAACCACAGTTATTAAGAATGCATCAATATTTGTAGATCCTAAAACCATTGATATAGATTCATGGACAAGATACAGGGAGGTTGAGAATTATCTATGGGACAATGTGGATCGGGAATGGAAGGAATATGAATCCATATGGGAGTACCCAGCGGAGGGATCAACAATAGACACTCTTAGAAAAACTATACCTACTGAGATACTTGACTTTGCAACATATGGAAATAAGGCCGATGACGGTCAGGATCTATTGGTTAGAACCACAGAGTCACCAACTGGAGCTTATGGCACCATAATATTGAATCAGGAAATTCTTGTAGTTTCTAGTGTAATATCGAATCAGATCACGATTGGCCAGTACGGGTATGCAATAGTCACAACAACAACCCCACACTCTTTACAAAATGGTGATAATGCAACATTAACTGGAAGTATACCAGAGATCAATGGTAGATGGCCAGTAACAGTTACTGGTGCGTCATCTTTCTATATACCAGTTACCCTCAGTTATGCATGGTCCGGTGTTTTATTAGAAATGACACCAATAAACTATCTGTATGTTGATATCTCCATATACACATCTCAGGAAATTCTAAGTATCGGATCAATATCCATTTATGTTAATAATAGACTGATTGGAAATAGTAAAACCGGCGACACTTTATATAACACAGCAAATGAGATAACGTCATCTATAAATTCTCTTAGAACATATCCGGATTACTTTGCATCGTGCGAGAATCCACAGGAAAATCCAGTGACAATCACAATATATGCACCGGGTGAGCTTGGAGCGGAACAAAATGGTGTGCCTTTGAGGGTTGAAGAAACCGGATCTGTAAATGTCATTTCATATTCACCAGTTTTAAGCGGCGGTATTAATTCTAGTGATTATTATGTTTATTGGGACGAGAACGGCGAGAATTATCCAAACCCAAATCTTAAATATTGGGGAACGAAGAGATTAAATTGGCAGATATTTAATGATAGTACATGGGATAATGGCTATGCCCATTCTTGGTATGATTATGAGTTTAATAACGATTGGTTGGGTGGATATGAATTACATTCAATTGTAGCAAACGATAAACTTAGAATTTCCACTGGTAATGAGACTTATCCATTTCCAAGCACTCTAACTTTTTCTGGTGGTTATAATCTAACCTTATCGGAAGCAGCAGCACAGCTTAATGCTGCTGATTCACATATAACAAATTTTTACTATAGAGTAATTCCAGACGATACAGGTTCGTTGCTAACAGTAAATGGTCCAATGAATATCGATATGGGTAATTCGATATTGAATAATGGACCATATCCACCGCCTCCATCATTGATCGGGGGAAGTCCATTACTTGTGGTTGATTTTGGTTATGCCGGGGGATCTCCTGTTACAACATCAACGACAACAACAAGTACAACAAGTACAACAACAACGACAACCACGACAGCTGCTCCTACAACAAGTACCACCACCACAACAACATTACCTACGACTTATAGTTATCAAGCAATTATTTATGATTGTGTGACATGTACTCCTACTGGAAGCAATGTTAGCTTTACGAATGGTGAATTATTAACTGTAGGTAAATGGTATGCATGGGAAAATTACTCAACTGGAATTTATTATAAAATCTTAATTGATGTTTATAATGGTACAATTGGAGGTACTCCTAATGCGATACTATATGATGTAGATAAGAAAGATACCTGTGCGGAGGTAGTCTGTACGGATTGCGCATTTGCTGGGGGTACCGCTGTTTTTGTACCTGCAACCACAACCACAACAAGTACTACTAGCACAACAACAACCACAACAATACCGGTTCCTGTTTCTAGTAAATATGGAGATACTGCAAATAACCCAAGATTTATGGTTATGGATTCCTCTGGTAATCTTTATGTAACAACTTCTTATTCAAATATTATAACAAAAATAACACCTGGAGGTGTATCAAGTACTTTTGCAACAGTGGGAACTGGTCAGCAGGGTCCGATGGGAATTACTATTGACCCTTCAAATAATCTCTATGTTGCAAATGAATTTGCAAGTACTGTTTCAAAAATAACACCTGCTGGTGTAGTTACTATTTTTGCAACTACTGGATCTGGTCCATGGGGAATTGTTAGGGATCGTTTTGGGTATTTTTATACTTCAAATAGTAATGCAAATAGTGTTACGAAAATAACTCCGGGAGGGGCTTCTAGTCAATACGGAGGCACGATAGGAGCTGCTCCCCGTGGAATTGTTATTGATTACGATGGTAATGTCTATGTAGCATGTCAGGGTTCAAATTCAGTTTGGAAAATTACACCTACTGGAACTACTTCTAAATTAGCAGATACCGGAATTAGTCCAAATGGAATTGTTATGGATTCATCGGGTAATATTTATACTGCAAATACAGGATCTGATAATGTTACAAAAATAACGCCTGCGGGTGCAGTTACTACTCCTTTTGCAACTACTGGCGATGCGCCAATTTCGATTGCTATTGATCCTTCGGGTAATCTTTATACTTCAAATTATGGATCTAATAATGTTTCAAAAATTACTACATCAGGGGTATCTACAATATTAGGAACTACTGGAAATAATCCATATGGAATTTTTCTTGATCCTTTGAATAATGTATATACAGCGAATTTGAATTCGAACACAGTAACAAAAATAACAGTTTAAGTAAATAAAACCAAATGATAGTATTCCTAATATTAGTCACTAAGCTGGGATTAGTTTATGTATACACATTTAAACGCATCTCCTGGTTAAAACCACTTTAATTATGAGCTTATATTAATAGAAATATAAAATAAATGAAAACAACTCTTGTAACAATAAATACCCCAGGCATAACAACTGGACCAACTTTCGATATATTTTCCAATGTGGATCTTATTATACCGCTGGTTTCTGGTGTGGCAAAAAGTTCACTCCTTTCTGGTTACAGTGTAACGAATGTACCTGATGCAGCCACTAGCATCAGAGTTCAATCTATAGGAACATGCACAACATATGTAGATCTCTCTATAACAACACCAACTACCACCACAACTAGTACCACCACTAGTACAACTACCACCAGTACAACTACCACAAGTACAACAACGATTTTATCCTGGCCATCGGCATTATTTTCGTTTTATTATGCTACTGGGGGAATAAACAATTGGGAAATTTATGGATACAGCGATCAATCTTCACCGATAAATATTCTCGGCGGTGGTCAGGATTTTGGTTCATTAGCAGTCCCAACGGACCCTGCATTTAATAATTTCGAAGTTGTTACATTTCAGTGGTACGGAGAAACGTGGGCAGGACCTGGCTATAGAAATACAGTTGTTACACTCACAATAAAAGGTGCAACATCTGAACCTACAGGTTGGTCTAATATAACAGTTAATTACGCTGGAACAATAACAACACTACCTAGAATAGGACCTAATACCGTAGTTCAAATATACAATGAGCAGGATGGTTTTGGAATTTATAATAATTATGTTACATGGAGATGGACCAATGTTACTCCTATACCTTTTGGATATAACTGGTCAGTTACTGTTGATGTTAACTAGTATAATTATGAATATGATAGAATAAAAAAATAAATCATTCAGGTTTTGATTGTAATTTCATATACACGAAACAATAAATATTCATCATTCTATAACTTTTAAATATTTTTAACCTATGCTGAATAAGGTCGTTTTCATTTGTGCTCAACCCGATGTTCCATATTTTCATTGGCAGGTTGAGGTTTTCATACATAATGCTATGAAAAATGGCATAAATCCCAATTGGATTGAGATTGTATTTGGTTATGATGCTTCACCATCTGCGGAGGGTATGGCTCTTGCTGGAAGATACCCATATGTTAGAGTTTTCTTTTATAAGCAGGATAAAATTGAAAATTATGGATATATCCCAGTACTGAGGCCAAACATCCTCTCCAAGCATTTCGATGTTTATCCTGAACTTACCAATGAGAATATATTTTATCATGATTCTGATATTATATTCAGGGAGCTTCCTGATTTTGATCTTTTAACAAATGATGATGTCTGGTATCTTAGTGATACTGTTTCTTATATAGGATCAAATTATATAAAAAGTAAATCTGAGGATCTATTTATGGATATGTGCAATATTGCTGGTATTGATCCTGTAATCGTTTCTAAAAATAATCAAAATTCCGGAGGTGCTCAGTATTTAATGAAAGGAATAGATAGTGAATTTTGGAAGGAAGTTGAATTTCTATCTCTTGATCTTTATAAATATATGAGCGATAGAGAATCCTCGGAGAGATCCAATATGCATGCAGCGGATATTGCTTCATATAATCCAATTCAAAAATGGTGTGCAGATATGTGGGCTGTTTTTTGGTGCGGATTAAAGAGAGGTAATACCATTAGAATATCGGATGAACTTGGGTTTAGTTGGGGTTCATTCCACGGGAGAAGCGAATGGGAAAGGCATAAAATTATGCATAATGCTGGAGTTGTCGATAACGGGAATGGTAAATTTTTCTATAAAGGAGAATTTATAAACAAGTCACCATGGGAAGCGGATTTTAGTCAAATTGATCCACATCACAATTCATACAACTACGTTCAAGCAATATTGTATGCTAAGGAAAGAAGGAATCTTCCATAGTTTTTGTGTCGATTTTTTTTAGATATATAATCTGAATAAAAATCTATAAATGGCAGATGTACAATTAGGCATAAATCAGGGAGATCGTATATATTATTATGATCTTAGTCAAGGAGGTGTATCCAGACAATGGACATTCCAGGGTGGTACGCCAGCTACTGGTGCTGCATATGGACCTGATATTATGTACTATGGAGTTAACTACAGTGGATACGACACTGGTTTAGTCGTAACTGGGGCAGGTGGATTAACTGCGGAAGCTTACAAATCCGGTATAGTGGTTGTTTATCCCGAGATATTTGATCCATCTATGCTGATAACTACAGGAATTCCAGTTGATGTTGTAAGTAGATCATCTCTGGGTAAAACCCTCACTTATGGGGTGACTGGAACTGTGAGTAGTGGAATAGATTTGTATAGCTGGACAATACCACAATTGGGGCCAAGTAATTCTCCAACTGTGGATTTTACTTATAATGATTGGTATTTATTAACTGGTACATATTTAGGAAGCCCAAATTCATCCTATATTACAAATGTTACCGCTGGTGTTGTATCTGTAGTTGGTAACGAGACACTATTAACCAAACAAATAGATTTTAGAAAAATCGGGGTTACAGAGAGTGTTAATTACTGGTCTCCTGGTACTTATGCAACCTCAGGTAAATATTATGATTGTTCAGTTATGCCACAGAGAACCTCCGCTTTAGGGCTCGGCGGAAACTCTCTTGTAATTAAGATAGATTTTAGCCAGTATTCCCCTAGATGGAATAATACAAGTTTTCATTCGACGCAGGAGGCAGTATATCTATTACCAAATAGTCCGGATCTATCCAAGACATATTCACCAATAAAAACAAATATTATTTTGAATGGCGATGTACTTGTTAATATTGGTGCAACGGGAGGATATTCTACTCAGCCCGGAGTTATGCTAGGAAATTATATAATACCTAATGATATAGCATCCAGATTTGCAAGCAAATTTTTTATAACTGACCAGTCTTTAGGCGGTGTGATAACTGCATTGGTGGATGGTAATAGAAAATGGAATAATAATGCCGTATCCGATTTTATGGAAAATAAGTATTATCTTTCAGGTTCTAGTAAATTTATAGAATTAGGTGGATTCTACCAAACTGCACTAGATGGTGCTACTGTTAATTTACCCAATGTCAATCTTGCCTCTGGGATGGGATTTATGAATGAAAGTGGAAATTATACCTGGGACGGCGGATGGCCAAATGTGGATGGACCTCCATTCCCGAGTGAATGGTTTCATGGAGTTTCTATACCTTCCAGTCGTCTTTTGTATGATCTATATAATTATACAGTTAATATTGATGTCAGATTGAAACTTAGAGATTCTGCTGGATCCATCATAGATGATTTTCAATTTATAATTTCTCCCGTCAACGGGGAAGGAAATACACCAGATTATTTAATGATAACTGCAAGTGAAACCAGCTACGGTAGCTCCAATGGTTTAGATTATTTAATCAATAGCGGAATAGCCTCCAGGGGAGGAGGATTATCTAACAATATAATATTTGAAAATAATCAGGATCTTTCTCCTTACAATGACACACCCACTGGACTTTATAATGGATATGGGGCTTTTGGTGCTCTCAAAATGTCAATAATAGATCCCAGAACTAGCTCGTCATATTCAAATCGTTATATACATTCACTAGAAATAACTTGGGGAACACAAATGTCCGAATTTTTATTTTATATGGTTGGTGATCAAGTAAATTTCCCATCTTTCCCATTTGCATCGGATGTTAATGGACCTACAATATCATGGACTGGATTACCTAGTAAAATAACAGTACCAACATCGTCATATACCAATTACTTTAGAGGCTGGTACATAGGCGGTGGATTATCATAAAATTAATAAAAAATAAATAAATGGCAAGTTACGGCTTAATAATGAATCAAATAGCTTTGGATAGCGAATTCTATGTTTGGGGGAGCGGGCAGGATATTAGAAAATATAACGGAACAAGCTGGGAATATTACGACCATACTAATTCTGCTGTCCCTAGCGGATCCCCATATTTTTTAGATACTAGAAGTATAGATATAGATAATGAGGATGTTTTGTGGGCTGGCGTTGCACAAGGACCAACCTCTGGATTGAATGAATTTGCTGTTTTTTCCATGGATATAAAGGATGTGTCGGTTGGTAATAAATGGAAATTTTCGGACCTTGGTGTTTTTGATCAACCACAGGAAATATCTCTTGTTTATGCTTGCCCCTTCGGTGATGACGTACTTGTATTTTCAACACCATTGAATGGCATTGGTGGAACAGGAGCTTCTGGATACACTGAAGTTAGTGGTGTTACTGGTGGTAGACTTTTTTATTATCTTAAGACGATTGATAAATGGCGGGAAACTGTACCTGGATATAAATGGCCACATATTTATGATATAAAAGCTAAGGGATATGACGGAAATGATTATTTTTATTATGTTGCGACATCCGAAGGGTTATATATAATGCCGGAGGGATCACAAGAGATCCAATACCTTAATGGCACAGGTGAAATAATAGAACAGGTTGAGGTTTATAATACGAAAACATCTGGTATATTATCAGATAATATTCATTCTTTGGATCTTGACGAGGATGGAAATTTATGGATAGGTACAGATCTGGGTATTTCCTTTTTTGACGGGAAAAAATTCTGGAATTACTCATTCGAAGATTATCTTGGTTATAATGCACCTGCTACTAAAATAATTTCTAGACCAAATGGACATGTATACTTTACATTAGGTGATGGAGAATTGCAGCAGGGAACAGGATTCTGGCACTTTAATGGGTCTACTTTTGACCAGTTCGATACAAGCAACAATTCGATAAAGATGACCAATAATAATGTTCTGGATCTAAAACTCATAAAGCATAATACAAAGCAGGGGGATACCACGTTATATGAGAATTCTTTATGGGTTCTTTGTTATAATGATCTAGCTTATTTCAATTACGATCAGCCACATATTTATGGTTCATCCAAATATGCAGGTGCAACTGGATGGAACTTTACATACTTTAATGATTACGAATTGCCTATTGCTATTTCCTTACCAAAAGTTAATAAATATACATGGACGTATCCAGAATGGATGGTATATCAGGATGAATATCTGGTTAATAGATTTCCAGGTCTCGATGAAAGAAATCTTTTTCTAACAACGAGACTTAGCGATATAGCTGATGGTAAAGCAGGTAAACAGGCATATTGGAATAATTGGCCAATTGAATCTTTTGAGGAAACACAAATCGGGAACTCGATAAATTCGCCATATTTCCAGGATCAAATAACTCTACTCCAATTATCACCGCCAGGTTCGGGAGGAATATATGTGGGCGATATCACTATTACCTGCTCCACAACAATAAAAACGAGAAATGGTACAAAGTATTACATCGGGGGTTACCTGACTGGTAATGTTTTAGCTACCTTTGGTTACAGAAATAGATATCAAGGAGAACCTGCGACACTAAGAAATCTTAACCCAACTCTAGGTGGAGTTTGTAATAGCTTATCTTATCCATCATATTCACAGGATTATGGGACTATGGGTTTTGTTGTTTGCTACAATGAATATGGCGAGGTCGAAGCGATAGCGCCTTTCAGGGGATATAAAACATATGTCCAAGATATAGCCCCTTCTGAGGATGGTAACTTTGTGGCTGTCTCTGGATATTTTTCCAGATTTATTGAGGATGGTCCATATATCTGGGATTCATTGGAGGGAGAAAATGCATTGAGAGGCGGACCAACAGGAGCTCCTGCTGGTTTAACTAATATTAATTATTACAATGAGCATAGCACAGAGTATCCCTGGATAGGAGGTGGAAACTCAATCGCAGGAAGCGGGGATTGGCTATATGCAACAGCCGATCCGCCAACTTTTGGTGGTTTTGGGATCGGTTTTGAGAATAATCAGGTTTTGGAAGAGATTATATGGTTTTCTTTTAACTATAATGATACTGTTCCTGACAACCAAACAGGTTTATTGCGATCGCTAGTAACCGGTAATTCTATAACTATTACCGGTGTCTCGTCGTATCTGATTGAATCAATTCAATCTGTTCCTGGCTATACTGGATTAAAGTATAATGTAAAATATGCTAGCGGAGCAAAGGGTTCATTACCCCAATCTATTGGTGATACGTTCACCTTTACGTTTTATGATTATGCGTCAGATGTGTTTCCTCTAGTTAGATTATTGAGAAGTAGAACAAGTTCCTGGAATACAAATTCGTGGATAAATGATAGTCCATTCGTTGCTAAAATAGGAAGGGATCTTGGTGGTGTAACATCATTTAGTGGTCTTGGTTCCAATTCCGATTACCATAGTGACGTTAGAAAATCATATAGAGGTTTAGGGTTTAGACATTTTCCTGCAATATACGCATCTATAGGAACCGATATTAAGGAGAGCAAGGTTGATGTCACTAAATATTCGATAGATCTTTCCCTTAAATCGCAAGTCGACCTTCGATTAAACGGGAGAAATCCTGGTGATATGTCGACATTAAAGAATTTATGGAATAGATCCAATGATGGTTACTACACATCTGACAAAATACTTGGTACGACGTATCCAATTTCCCAATCAACCGCATGGTGGGGCGATTCTGTATTATCGTATGTTAGATTGCTATCTGATGATCTTTCTCTTGCGGCAACAATTACCTCAGCAACATATCAGACTTTTCCGCAGGGAACAAAAATAAGGGCAACAAGGTTTCTTAGTAGCACAAAATCTATGCAAAATGATACTAGCACCATCATAACTGGTGTTTCCAGTACGTCATTCAGTATGGCTGGTATTGATTTTATAAATATCTATGGAGGAAGTTACTATGAGCAATTCTATTTGCTTGTTGATAGAAATGGAATTGGTTTAACCGGTGGCTACCTTGAAGGTTCAGCTGGGACTATACAATTGCCGAAGGCAACCAACGATCAATCAGTTTATTATATAACAACAGAATTTTCAGCATCGGGTAGCTATTTTGGAAATGATTTCATAGCAGATTCCAATACTGGTACATATTTTCTTACTGCTACTATAACCGAACAAGGAACACCTAAATCATTTTATAAAACATTTGTTGATCAGCCATCAGCTTCGCTATATCTGCTTGACGTTGGGCTTTCCGGTTCAGATCAATACTATATAGCATATAGAAATAGCGCAAGTGTGGCTTTGCCACTTTATAACGTAGTTAAAACAGATATGAACGGGACTATTTTATCTAATATTAATTTTGGAAATGCTGCTATAAACTCATTCGCAACAACTTCCGATGCGGATGGTAGCATCTTTATGTCCGGTTATTATACTAATTATACTGGTATTACTGGAGATTCATACATATATTTGCCCCCTAATAGCGGATTTAGTTTATTATCCAAAAGATATAAACCCGAACTTGGACTTAATATGGGACAAATAATATCTAGACCTGGATCCGGAGCTTGGACATGGTGTGATGTACATTCGGCAGATAGCGGAATGAAAATACCACTTATGACTACTGTAGTTTTCAATAATTATGCATCGAATCTATATGGCAAGAAAAATAACAAATGGATACTTGGTAACTCCATAACGGGGGAGGAAATTTTAAACGTAAAGAACACACCTTATTTCATTTATACCTTTACAACCTCTGGTAACTATACTATTTATAATAGTGTTGAGGACGCAGCTGGTAATGTGTATATAAAGACCAATCCTGGGTACATTGAAGTTATAGACCATAAACAAAAAAATCCGGACGATAAACGACCGGATTCTGTGGATTCTTTTGATTATGGAGAACCTGATGTTTTTCCTGGCAGGGATTATCAAGCCGCTAAATTAGCTAAGGATCTTGCTGAGGAAGAGTCATCAATACTTAGTGATAATATCATCCCGTTTGGTGTAGGATTCACAGTTTATAATAATCCTGATGCAACATTTAGGAAGGATGTGTAAATATGTATAGTTCCTACTAATCTAAATTATTTTCCTCCTTATATTTTTCATAATTATCGGTAAGTTCAACAAGAATTGGGTTTCTAACTATATCATCCCTTGTAAAAGTAAATGAATCGCATTGACCCACTCCATTCGCTATTTTTTCGTAAAAAGTTAGTAGATCTTTTTTTCTTGTTTTCAAGTCCCATTGTGTAACATCCCCACATATGATTATTCTTGAATTGTGACCCATTCTGGTTACAACCAACATTATTTGCCTAAGATCCGCATTTTGTGCTTCGTCCAATATAAGTATCGTGTCATCAAAAGTTCGGCTCCTCATGAATGCTAAAGGTTGCATATCGATGGTTTTTGTATCAGTCATCAGCTTTATTTTTTCCTTAGCTTTAAGTATTTTTTCCATATTAGAAATATATCCCTCCATATAGGGAGCTATTTTTTCATCAACAGATCCCGGAAGAAACCCTAAGTTTTCACCGGCTTCAACTGCTGGTCTTGCTAGAATTATTTTGGAATGCTCCCCTTTTCTTATAAGATCCAGTGCTGCATAGCATGCAACAAAGGTTTTCGCTGTACCTGCGGGACCTGTACAAACTGTTAGAAAATTATTTTCAATCGTTTTGAAGAATTTTAACTGGGAATCAGTAAATTTGATGTAATTAAAATCTTCTTTTTGAAGAATTGGACCTTTCGGTGTGCTGTCAGTTTTAGTTATTCCTGTTGATTTAATTTGATTTTTTTCAACGTTAACCGGGATTGGTTCATTTTTTGTTTTTTTTCTTGGCATTTGAAAATTTGTTTTGTTTTATTTATTTAATAAGAACATTTTAAATCAACATTAAGGTTTGTAGTGTTGATTTGAACATAGATATATATTTAACTTAAAAAACAAATAAAAGAAAAATGGCAACAGTAAACATTAATGAAATCTTAGGATCCGACTCCATTTCTGGATCTAGAGTAACTATAAATTCTAACTTTCTCGTACTCCAAAATTGGATTAATGGTTATGTTAGCGTTTTCGGTATAGATACAACAAACGGTATATTGGATCTTTCCGGTGCTTCGACAGGTAAAGTTCAGGCAAAGATAGGTAGATTCGATTCCTTATCACTTCCATCGAGTGGTACTTCAGCAGCATCAATCAGCTCCGCTGGAGCAGCTTTATTTTCCAGTGTACAGACAACAACATTTATTTCCTCCGGAGCTTTATATGCAAATGGATCTGTAGCATTCGGGACAAGTTCAAGTTTTACCGTTGGTGGAACAGCATCCTTTAATTCCCAGCTGGTAGCAAATTCTGCTATTTTATTAGGACCACAAGGAAGAATAACTGGGCAGAACACAACATTTGTTAATGGTGCTACTGTTGGACAAGCATTTGCTGCTAATAATGTAGGGGGAGGTGGGGTAGCTACATCATTAAACTCCCCATATTCGATAACAGGTTTAGAAGATGTTATCTATGCAAATTGTGGTTCCACCGGATTTTATATGAAAGTTTGTGACGGCACTTCGCCAGTCGGTGGTACCGCTCCTAGTATAGCAGCAGGTACGAGAATAACTATAATTAATACTTCAGCTTCAGCTGGATATATCGTAACTGGAGTTACAGGATCTCCTACATATTACACTGGATTTAATACTGCAGCGTTATATGGTGGATTCAATTCACCAGGTATAACTGCTTCAGCTGGTAAAGCTTATAGATCTTCAGTAACTCTTCAATGGGAACCAAGAGTTGGTAAGGGTCAAGCAACACAAAATGGATCTTGGGTAGTTCTAAGCCATAGTAATATGACATTATAAAATAAAATATATGCAAGTAATTTATAAAATAAAAAATATTTTGGATTCTAAATTTTATATAGGTAGTTCCATTGATTTCGATAGGAGAAGAGAAAGACATATATATGAACTCAGAAAGGGTATACACGCAAATAAACATTTATTGAATGCGTGGAAAAAATTTGGTGAGCCCTCGTTTATATTTGAAATAGTGGAGATAGTAAACGATTCAAAAATTTTATTGGAAAGAGAACAGTATTATATCGATACTACGGAAGCTTGCGATTGTAAAATTGGTTATAATATTTCGAAAACTGCTGGCAGCTGGTTGGGCAATAGACATACGGAGGAAACTAAAAATAAAATAAGTAAAAAAATATCTGGTACTATACATAGCGACGAATCAAAAAAACTGATGTCAAAAAATAGTCCTAGACTTTCCGGCGATAAGCATCCTATGTATGGTATTAAACATTCCGATGAATCTGTGAATAAAATGAAAAATTCTAGTAAAAGAATTTCTGGGTATAATCATCCAATGTTTGGAAAAAAATTAACTGATGATCAGATTTGTGTGTTATCTGAAAAATCTTCCGGTGAAAATAATCCCATGTATGGCATTAATGTATATAATACATGGATAGAAAAATATGGCTATGATATTGCAAAAGAAATGTGGAACGATTGTAATAAAAGAAGATCTCTAAATTGTTTAAATAAAGGAACAAAGGGTGTAATCCAAATGACTATTTTAGGTAAGTATATTTGTGAATTTATATCATTAACAGAGGCATTTACTAATACAGGAATAAATGTTAGTTCAATATCGCAGGTATGTAAAGGTAATAAAAATACCGCAGGCGGATATAAATGGGAATATAAAAATAAAATAAATTAAATAATATGGCAAAAACCCCATTTGTGAGGCCCCTTCAGGTCCAGGGAGGTACATTCTATAGTTTCTCTTCGTCAGCGGAGGATCTTTCATTTACATTTAATAACACATCCAATAAATTTAGATTCTCTAAATTTGCACTTCTAAACATACCTAATTTTGATGACGGTACGGGTACCACTGGGGGATTTGCTAATTACGCTAAGCTAAATGCACCTGATAGTGCATTCTTGGATTATGCAAATTCATCTAGAGTAATCATAACGGGAAATGGAAATATAGATTTCTCCCAGAGTTTTCAAAGCTATTGCTTGAACCTGGAATCAACCATAACCGGAACCGATGATTATGATTCATCGCTTAAGCAAAACGTATCGGAGAGAATATTTTTTAAGTGGTTAAAGGAGATTGGTGCTATAAGATGGAGAAATGCAAATAATAGTGAGGTCGCAGGATCATTGAATCAGACAATAGTAACATACGATTCTGCTGGTTTACCAGTAACACAAAAAAGATATGCAGAGGGTGATGCTCCTGCAGGTACAACTGGATCTAGAGGAATGACTGGTGCTGGATATAATAGAGTTGTTCAGTATGTTGGTAATCTTGATATAGTAAATTCTGTAAAAAATTCAACAAATGCATATTCAGAAGTTTATGTTTATGTTCCTACCAAAGATGGTAATTCACCCACGGTTTTATTTAAAAATGTGGTTGATACCAATTATTATCCCGATTATCAATGGACTAATAATCCACCAAATCCACTTAATGATGAATATCTGCATGGTAGAAATTATGACGAGACAAATCCTAGTGGTCTTACGAACCTTGCTATATTTGATGATGATGTTCTAGGATCACCTACATCTTCATACATTGACACCTATACTGGTACATCATATACTGGAAATTGGTATTCACCTAGAGATACAGCAAATACATATTTTACTGATTCCCAATCGGCATTTACTGATCCTTCAAATTATCTTATAACCAAGAGTGCTAATAATATTGATGTAACCTACGTTAGAAGTAAACTTGATTCAATAGGTATAGATTTTGATCCCAACTCATACCAGGGTATAATAGGCAATCCTAATATATCAACACTTGAAGAATTTAATGCAACTGCTGATTCATCGGATTTTGAATTCAATGCTATTTTGATATACTATGATGTTTATGATCCTGCTACACCTTCCAATGTGGCTACTAATCTTTATGGTGTACTGTTTATTGATGATGTTAATCTAAATAGCGGTGATACATTTATACCTAGACTTCAAAAAAATAGACCAAATCCAGTAACTAAATTAAATGGTAATTCCTATGGATTTAAGATCAATCTTAAATTTGATACTGATATAGACCAAACCGGGGTTGAACAAGCTATAAATGATTACTCCCCCTTCTCATTGTCCATGTTTATGGACTCTATGAATGTGTTACAAGACGCTAGCTCAACATTAAATAATGCTGCAACTGAATTCATAGATCTTAGCAACAGGGTCACTAATTTAGAAAATATAACCCTATCGTCATCGACAACAATCAATATTGATAGAAGAATATCACAACTGGAACAAGCATTTGCAGCTAATCAGGCATTATTTAATAACACTCAAGCGGTAATGGGGCTTATAAATCAGAATTATGATTTGGTTAGAGCTATTATTAACAATCAAACTAGTGTTGAAGTAACATATAATTTAGATGTTTTAAAACAAGGTCCGGGTGTCCTCTTAGATAGATCAACCCCAAATCAGGTTGTTATCACTAATGCGAGTCAGGATTTTAATATGATAAACACATTAGGAGTTGGTACATTTACACAAAATGGTGATAATACGATAGAACTTTTAACTTTCTCCAATTATTATAAACATATAAACAATTCCACTCCATTAACGCTGACTGGTGATTTAACAATAAGAATAGATGACAGTAAAACAAATTGGAAGAATGGGCAGAGATTTAGATTGTCTTTCGGCGATGAAATATTTCCGGGTAATTACATAATAAATATAGTTACCAATGCCCTTGGTAAATACCCTATTTCCAATCCTACAACAAGTGCATATTCCACAATTATAGTATCTTTAGACGATAGTGTATTTTTATCCCAGGAATATGAACCAGTTTTTGATATAGTCTGTATAGACGGGGATAATCTCAAATTCCAGGTTGATGTGATAGGAAAAAGTTTAACAAATAATCAATAAAAAATAAACAAAAATGTCAGGAACACAAAATACCATAAGTTCTTTAGTAGCTCAGTTTCTAAGACTTCAGAAGAATTCTCTCGAAATAATGAACGGGTTGAATCAAGTGGCTGTATCAACAAACAATACGGTGTCAATAGAGGTTCTTGATGAACAGGGTTTACCTAAAACCGCAAATATACCTTCCTATGGATTTCTTAGAGGTGAAATAGATAGATTGGATTCAAATATAAAATCTCTTGCAGGAATCGGGGATTCCTCATCGACCGTTAGAAATCCTGATGGAACATATTCTCAGGTTTTTAAAGTGGAAACACTAAAAAATCCACCTAGTTTATCCAATCTAGCTGTACCTAGTACATTTAGCGTCAAAGACAATTGGTTCTTTGAAAGTTTTTTAAGTCCCCTTCTTTATATAAGCATAAACGTAACTGGGCAGATAGCAGATGGCGCGGATAGAATAGTCGTTAAAAGGGTAATAGCAAACACACAAACCGATGAGCAGAAATCTTATTTTGATTCTGCTATAAAGGGAAGAAACGATTTAACATACGATCAATATTTAGCTGCATTAAGTGATAATGGTATAGGCTATTTTGTTGATGAGGACATAGTCCAATTACCGCTAAGAACCATAAGATACATTGGAAATTTTGGAGTTATAAGTTATTATGATGATACTGTTACTACGGTGGATCAGAATGGAAATTCATTCCAAGAGACCAGAAGAAACTATAAACTCGATAAGATAACATATACTGACGCATCAACAGAGATAAAGGACGGAAAGAGTCTGAATGTTAATGATCAAATATCGACACCAGATGGAAGCTTATACAAGATAACTTCAGTGGATAGGGATCAAGCATCAATACAGGCTAAAAGAGTTTCTGGCTATCAGCCTATACAGATAGGTGCGAATAGTATATCCATATCATCAACCGACTTTGGACCTAGATATGTCCAAGTAAATGTCGGGTATAATGAAAGACAAGGAGTATTCTTCAAGACCATAGACGATAATTTTAACATTGTTAGTGCTAATTGGTCAACTGGTGTTGTTTTCTGGAGCAATGAATTAAAAACCAAAAATTCTAAGGGAGAGGTAGTAAATCTTGAAACGTATTATCTCAATGAGGTTTCTGATCTGGGTAAGGTTTTCCTTGGCACTGCAAAGGAAAATAGGATTCCTGCCATACAGGGTCTTAGACCTGATGCACCTCTGGTAACTATTGATAGTTTTAAAGTTGTACAAATAAACAAGCAAGTTACTGATTCAACATCGGTTAAGGTTGTTGAAGATAAATTAAATCTTAAAACCACTCTAAAAAGCGAAATTGATTCATTGGATCAGTCAATAGCAGGAACCAGACTTGAGCTTAATGCAAGTTTATCCAGATTCGTTACACGCTCAAGAGGTATCCGTAGATTTTTTGACAATAGATTCGGATTTGATAATGATAACGGTATCAATGTTCCAAATAGAAACTATGATAATATCATAACCAATAGTAATATAACCTCTCCACCAGGAACTGACGTTTCCTCAATAAGAGCAAATTTAAACAGTTTGATTGACGAGAGAACGAAGAAAGCTCAGCTATATGCTTCCCTTGTTGATGAGGTTAATGTTCTTGTTAAGGATGTTCCACAGATAGTTGAACCTCCAAAATATAGAGTTAGAGGATTTTGGCCCTTTCCTGCTCCCAAAATTGATCCAACAACGGGGGCTCAGGAAGTTATACAATTTAACGTAAAGTATAGATATCTTAGTAATGGTGGTGCTTCACAGCCAGCCGAGCAGATAGAATTTGTTGATAATGACGGTGCAAAAAAGAATGCGGCATTCTCGAATTGGACTGAGTATAAAACCGATATAAGAAAGAAAAATTATGACGAGACTAAAGGTATCTATGTTTGGTCATCTGAGGTAACTTCTGATGCAAATGTGCAAAATGTGAATCAACTCGATATACCTATAACTAAAGGTGAGAGAGTGGAAATACAAATATCATCAGTATCTGAGGCAGGTTGGCCGGAAAATCCTTTAGTGTCAGATTATTCGGCTTCTGTAATTATACAGTTTCCAGATAATTTAGCAGTTACTGGTGTGGCTGATACTCTTAATGCTAATATTCAGGATGCTGCTCTAGTTCAGATGCAAAGAACACTCGATTCCCAAGGTTTGCCTTCGCATCTTTCGCAACAATTTACAGCGGGAAATAATACATTTTATCACGACACCAACGGAATAGCTAGTGGATTTTTTACTAGTTCAGGAACTGTAATAAGTTTATTTGATAAAATAACGGATCTTCAGAATCAGATAACATTACTTACTTCTCAATTAAGTAGGGCTAAAGGTGTACTTGAAATTTATATTCTAGATTCAAATAATAATAAGATCAAGGTATCTAAGGGATCTACAGTTAAAATAACTTCTGGTTTCTATGCCGATATATTTTCTGATCCCCTTGGGTCTGATGCAGGTAGAACAGCATCATTCACATATAATCTCCAGCTTTTTAATCAACAAGCATCGAGTGTTGAACTTGCATCCATTATACCAGGAGGTCTCTCACAGAGAGCTCCATCTACAGTAGCCTCGACTTTTCCTGTCGGTTATAATGATAATCTTAGATATGGTGATTGTCCGATTTCAATAACTTCTTTAACGCTGGCTGATCCCTCGATAGCTAGCAATGAATCATTTAGACAAGCTCCTCCTTTTGCATCAGCCAATGCTTATTCACAGTATGTGTATCCTAGATTTAAAACTGTTGGTTACGATCAGCCTCTTTATCAGAGTGATCCATCACTAGCTAATTATTTTACTAGCTCTTTTGATAATAGTTACAAATACGACGGTAGTGGTAACACTCTAATAACCAATTTCAATATTACAAAAAATGGTACCACCTCAACATATCCACAAAATGGCACTTGTATGATTCCGTATGATCCTTCTCCCACTGTAACGCCACCACCTGAATCGGGATCTCCCGTTTCGTCAATCTGGAATGGTACATATAGCTCTGGAACGGGCGGAACTCCTGTTGGTGGTGGAAATATAACCGAATTCTGTATCCATAAGGATCACCCGTATTTGATTAATATTGGTGCCAGATCAGGTTATAATGGATATGCTAGTATGGTTAAGCCATTTGTAGCAGGTGGTAAGGTTTATCCTCCTTTCCGACATACGCAGACATTTTGGGGTGATACAACACTTGATTATTATTGGGTACAACAAACATATAGATCTCCAGTAACATTTGCACAGGTATTAACGGATCCAAAAACAGATTCTATGTACTCAGATAAGCTAGGATTTACTGTTAATGATCAGTATCTTATAGGTAAATATTCATGTGGCGCATATCTATATCTAGCACCTCAATCATCATCCTCACTACAGGTATCTGGAACAACATCTTTATCAACATTATCCCTTGGCACTGGGGAAACTAATGCAATAAATATACCTATAATATTTCAATTTAGAGCAGTTGATAAGCTTGGTTATATTGGGGGATGGAGAAAATCAGGAAATTTATCGAATATAACATACACCAAGAAAATTGGTGTTGATTTACAGGTTCTGAATGAAGATTCATTCACATTTGATATACAGGTTACTGGATCTTATAAAAATGACACGCTGGTTGCTCCTAATTTCGATAGTGGGCTCAGTACTAATTAATAATAAATAATAAATAATAAATGACATATGTCGCAATCAAAACTTTTTGATTATAATTCATCATTTATGGTTATTCGAACAAATCCCAGAATAACTGGAAATTTGAGAATAACTATTGATTCAACCAGCAGGGTTTCGTTCAATTCTATGAATGCAAATCAAACTCTTAGTAATGATAGATTTAAGAATTTTAATATAAATGGTGAGAATACCTTCGCTCTAGACGTATTTAATTTTTTTGATAAAGGAAAATTAGAAAGTAATATAATATTTGAGGCAGCAAGATTCACCAGAGGAGACCAGGAAGTTTCAAAGATCTTTTCCGATCAGTATGACTTTTTCTACGCTAGCGGGGCATCGGCTTTAGCTGATAAGAACTATAATGAATCATTTAGCTATTTTGCTCCGCTATGGTTAAAAAGCGAAATACCTGATTATTTTGTTATTTTTAAGGTACCTGGTCCTTTAAGTTATGATTATTCGAAGAACGAAACCTTAATAGAGGAAGGAGTAAGATACAAGACAGTAAAAAATTATGACAGCGATGACGATTTTATTATATCCTATGGCAAAACCCCAACAGGTGAACCTGTATTTATAAATAGCGGTTCAATATTTACTGGTTCTAGTGAATATCAATCTTATACAATAACTAGTGGATCTGGTATAGTTTGTGTTTTTGATGAATTGTATAATATAGATCTTGTTGATGATATAGAAACTACATTTAAGGATAAGATTCTACCCAATTGTTCGGTTATAAAAACATTCGATCTTACTAAAAATTCAAGGATTGGAAACTATATAAGAAATATAGTAAACGATAAAAATTTTACGGATTCGCCTATCGATGTTAACTGGGGTCCGAATTCATACACATATTATAACGGTGTTTCTATACGAGAAGGAATATACACAAGAAAGGGCGAGATACTTTCGGAGTATTTATCGAGTGATTCATCAGATAGGATGATAGATTTTGAATCCTATATTACTGGTGGATTTTTAAGAAATGGAATTATATCTCCGAATTTACTCAATATTGAGTTTCTTTTTGATGATGACGATTCAGATAACTATACAATAAATAGATACTTCGGTATGTATGTTTCTAGAAACGATTTGAATGAAATAAGATCCAATGGCGAGTTTTATTATAAATTTAAAGATCTAGAGGGAAATGAGAATCTACCAAAACCAACAAGAGATTCAGTTGGATATTATTATAACAACGAGAGCTACGGGATAACTGCCGATTCCGGGGTTAGACTATTTTACGAGAAGAATATTCCCATACCGGATGATGGCATTTATAGTCCCGGAATATTCCCAGGATCTGATAATGTCAACATATTTGATTCAAGTAAACTTTATTATGTAACTGATAAGGGAGGTAATTTTCACAGTTTAAAAAGAGATGAGGGATATACAACACCCGGTGGAAATTCACCAAAATATGCATATGGTCCGTATGATCCATCGAATGAAACCTTTGGAACTACTGGTTCAAATTTTACCTTAACTACAGGAAGCTTAGTTTTACAGGATACCAAAATAGACCTGCTTGATTTCACCGGTATAACTGAAAAAATATCAACCATACCAGCAACACGTGCAACAACTCCGGGTAGAGCATACATGGAAATTAATTTTCTAAAAAATTATACACAGCCTAAACCACTTGTGTTCAAATTATATTGGCCTAATGGTACAAGCATAGAAGGAACCAAAAGATATGATATCATATCCTCAGCCGACCTCTCGGCTGTGCTCGTTTGGATAGATGGTTCGTATTATTCGACTGGATCGTCATTTTACTTTAATGCTGCTACCGGGAATCAGAGTGACGCTGCTCTTGCTCTTGCTGGTGTCATCGGCGAGGTTGATACAGTAACGTGGGATGCAGCTGTAAATTTGAATTCCACAGTAATACGTCTGAGAGATTATGGTGAATATGGAAATAATGTTTATTCACTTGGAGTTTTTAGTGATTATGAAAATTTTGTTTCTAGGTTCAGGTGGGAATGGTCAAATAGTGAAACATATTATTATCTTGACGTTGTTCTCTATATGGATAAATATTATACTCCGGTCTCTACTGTTTATCCCTCATATACATCACCTGAATTGGATGATGCCAATTGGGAACCGTATTATAGTTTTGCCGGTGCTGAATATATTGAAATTAATGGACTTGATGCGTCAACTATTAGTGGTACCTCCAAATTTATAGGCGGGACAAAAAAGGCGGGAAGCAGATTGATTTTCCAATCCGATTATTTAAAATTTATAAATCCTGGTGATTTTATAAATACTAAATCTGGGTACGCTAAGGTTAATTCTATAACAAGATATGTTGATAACCCTGAAAGTGACCCAATAAGCGGGAAGGTTACTGGTTTTGAGAATTTTACATATGACTATGTTTTAAATATAGATGATAACATAGAGGTTGATTTGGGCTATGATAGGTCATTCAATGTTTATAAATCAGCTAAAATGTTCATAGGTATATTTAGTTTCTTTGATGTTAAGGAATTTGATTTTGATTTTTGGAGTTCAGATTATGGCTATACCCCGACACCGGAGACCTATAAATATTTTCAAATACCAACTGGTGTAAATGGACTTATAAAGGAGAATGTACCATATTTGGTTAAACAGGGTCAGGTTGAATATGCTGGAGAGGTTTACCCACAGCAGGGAGATGATGGTTCTGTCATAAAATCCAATCTTTTCTATGGAATTTCTGGATTCACGTCAATAAAAAATGCTAGTCCTGACCTTTTCAAGGAACTCGTTGTTATACCCGCGGAGTATTCGGATATTGATTATAACACTTCATCCAATGTTATATACGGAGGAACTGGAAGTCCAGCACCAATTGGGTATAATAAGGATTTTGATGCATTCAACGGATTTATAGGGATTCAAGATTTGTCACCTAATCCAGTTTCGATAGATGCATCAAAATTGGAAATATTTAATAGAGGGAAGCTTCAAACAGAATACGAGTACCTTAATGAAAATTATAGTTCGGATGTATCAAATACGTCTAGAATAGTTCCTATTATTAATAAATGGGGATATACTGAAGGCACCGATGCTAGGGGAAATCAATATAGATTAAATTCTAGTCCTGCATTCTCACCAACCAATTTTTCACCAAGTATCGATAAAAATAATGCTGATTCCAGATATCTTACACATGAATGGTTTTTACTTGAGCAACCTCCTAGAAATTTCCCGATAGAGGCTATGAGGAATCAAAATAGTTATCTTCCCCAAAAGATAGATCTTGATTTGGCTACTGGTGCAGGAAATTATCTTGAATCATATTTTACTGTTGATCCCTCCGATTATCCTTTGGAATTTAGAGATCTTAAATCCTATACTAAGGAACTGTTCACTACGTTCTCGTATAACAAATCTAATGGCTTCTACGAGACTCTTTTCAGAGGTGTTAAGATTGTTCTTAAAAAAAGATCTAATCTCTCTAATAGCGTTGCAGATTCCTTAGATCGGTATGTACCAAAATATAGAAATTATGAGAATTATAAATTTGCTGCAATATTAAGACCAATATCCGAAAATAATGATGTGATACAGGAACCTGTTAGATATAGAATAATAGAAAATCAGAATCAAAAATTTATATTATTTATTTGTGATGTTGTTATGAGAGACTATAAATCCATGGGTGTTGGATATACCGGCGGTACTGGGGGTAATCCCATATTGGATTATACACTTTTATACTCCATAAATAACAAGGAGAATTTAAGGTACCCCTTAGTAAATGGATCAAGATTATATGACATATCTGATATTAAATTGAGTGCAGCACTGAATCTTGCTGTTGGTTCCAATTCAAATGTTACCACAACAGGGGGTGGAAGAATAGGAATAATAAGTGATTCTGAATATGATACTGATTTAAGGGAGGAAGTTCATACTTTCTTTAGCGAGAACTCCGCTGATGCCATAAATGGACCATCAGCAACTGGTCCTGGTAGTTTTTATGTTGATAAATTCACTCCAATTGCAACATATCCCTGGCCGGTTGGGGTTGGACCGGATTATGTGGACTTTGGTAAGATAGTTCCTGCCGGAACTTCAGGACCTGTATATACTTTTGATTTATATTTTTCAGTACAATCACCAGTTGTAATCCCTGTGGGTCCTCAATCCATTTATATAGGTAAGCCAGTTTTCCAAAAAAACGGGGGAACTAGTTACTATAGTTCCATACTACAGAGGATATCCCTCTCCGGTATTTCATCCAGAATAAATTCTGGATCATCCTATATTAGGTATGAGACATATAAGGAAAATAGCGACGTGGTACTTAATGATTTCGAATTTCGTATTGATAAACCATCCAAAATAGTAAAATCTGAGGGATCAAGATCCAGTAAATATTTCGGTGGACCTCAGACTCTAGGTGAGTCTGTACCAACTGGATATACAATAGAATCAGGTTTGGATTTACCGTCAATATTGCTTAGATATTCTGGTGGATATGAACCAATATTTAGAAAAATAATACATTTCGATAGGGATAAGAACGATTGTCCATTTCAGGTTCAGCAAGATCCAAATAACTACAGTCTAGCATTTAGAAACTGTAATTTTGCTCCATATAAGAGATACTTTGGTATATCTAGGAACCTTTCATTTACTAAAGTTTCACCAGACGCGAATATATTATCTCTTAGCCAAAATCTACCGGAAGGTCCAGTATATCCTCTTGTTGGTCAATCTCCTATATGGAAAAAAGATTTTAATGTATTCTCTTCCTCGTGGGATCCTGGATACTATGAAAGATTTACGAGTCCATTGACCTATGAAAGAGTTGCTGGTACAAGATCTATGAAGGAGTATAAAGGATTTCTTGGATCTAAAATAATGAAGACACCAGGTTCTTTGGATTTTGATAATTATATAACCCTACAGATAGTTAGAGATGGCTCAGGATCATCTGATGTTACGAATATAAATTCACAAATAAATTCTTTTATAAAACCAATACAATATATCGATGAAACCAATTCAGGAACAGGTATAGGAAGATCTGATCCTTACAATTCTGGTGTTGATTATGATAAATTGGATCTTGGAATTTTTAGTAATGCTGAATTAGTCTGGCAGTATTTTCCTTCCGTTAATAAAGTTAAGGGGATAGTTAGACTTGATCGTATGTTAAGTAGATACTTATTAAATGACGGGGTAAAACAGGTTTTTATAGATACTATAATATCAGAGTTTGGTGTGGGTAATCCTGATTCCATAGATGATGATGTCACTGAATACATAACAGATAATGTTTCCCCGCTATATGCGGGGGATAACCTGGAATTGTATGTTCAGAAGGAAGCAATAGCAGATTCACAGTCGAGTAGTTCGATATTATTAATTAGAGGTGATATAGTAACGTCTGATAGATACCAACTGGAATACTATTATGAAGCTGATTATAAATTAACAAAATTAAGTAATTTAATATATACATTCGAATACAATCTTGATAATAATTATGGGTATTCACTTCTATTTAACTTAGGAATAATCAAAATATAATTATGCCAATAACCGATATAAAATTTATAAACTACAGCGATTCACAGAATTTTGCCATAGATAAAATAAATCACAATTTTGATGAAATTGTAGAGTTTCATGGCGGATCTGTTGGTGAAACCGGACCCACCGGTGATCGTGGTTCTATAGGTCTTAATGGACCCATTGGACCAACCGGAAATTCTGGTCAAAGGGGAACAAAATGGTTTGTACAGAGTTCACCCCCTGGCGGAAATGTTGGTGTCTCGTATGGTGACTATTGGGTAGATAGTGGAGATAGTTCAATAAAACTATTTAGTGATTCTGGTTGGAATAATAGCGGGTATACCTTATCCTCGGATGGTAATATTTTTAATGATATTCAAACATATTTTACTAGTGGTGGTACAGGTATTTCTGTAAAAATGGATCAGACAGATCCTGATAAATATACTTTTGTAGTAGCTGATAAATCTCCACAGTCTGGTATAATAAACCAAAAATTAGCTAAATTATTAATTTCTACCGATCCATCGAGAAATCCTTCACCTCTTTTGGAGTTTATGAAAAGTGATCTTATTTCATCTGGTCCTGGAGTTTATGCTTTACAACCAACTATATCATGGTACACTAGAGTCCTTGGTGATAATTCACTAAAATTTGATATTCCTGGCGGATCATTTTTAATTGGAGCTTCTGGCGGGTTTAACTCATATTCCCAATCTATTAATGTTTCTGCTGGAACATCGGTGGATATAACATATGGGATAACCTCAGGATCTGGAATATCTGCTACTGGAGGTATTTCTTTATTGTCTCAATCTGGTGCTTTAATAATTAATAGCGACAACCTAGATATTGGGACCAATGTAGCTAATTTTAAAAGTAACGTTGGTGTTGGTGGGAATTCTGCCAATAATAATCCATCCATATCGATGGAGATCGGCGGAACTGGAGGATTTAAAACTGAGAGAAGAGCCGATAGTTTTAATAGCTTGTCAAATTCAGTTTATAACGTTTCATTAGAAACATTGAGTGATAGGGAATTCTATATAAACACGAAGGGAAAGATAAGAACTAAAAAAATTAGATCTGGTGTAACATACCAGAGTTACCAAGATCCTGCTGGTGTTTTTAGTACAGGCGGATCCACCATAGAATGGTATTTTGTGTCAAGACCTGGTGGTCCTGTACAATCAACACCCATAAAAAATGGTAATACAGCAATAATAACACCAAGTGATCCTGGAGCAACAGGATATGTTGGAATTGGCCTTTATAATGATCCATTATATTCGTTATGGGGTCCAACCGGTGGAATAGATTCTGGTCAATCAATGGATATAAATGTATATTGTAGTCCTGATAGTAGTAGCTATGATGCATCCACAAGATCATTATTTAAGTACATAGGTATTGGCACAACATCAGGTGTAGTAAGTGTGGTAACTCTTCCCGAACCTGCTATTTCTGTAGATTTCACTATAGCTAAAGGCGTTCCAACTGGTGCATCCACAGTTTATTATAAGGCGTACATGATTTCTGGAGGAACAGGAGGATCTTTTCAAGTTTGATATATAGACTAAGATAATTAAACTATATAGATGGCTCTTATAAAATTACTAAGAATAGAGGACGGTGACTCACAGAAGAATCTAACAGATAAGTTAAACTATAACTTTGGTAGAATTGTTTCCTTTGAGGGTGGACCCTATGGAAGGAGAGGACCTAAAGGTCCAGTAGGACCTAAGGGACCGGTAGGACCAAGAGGATCATACGGAGATCCTGGTATAAGAGGTACATCATGGTCGGTTGGTGTATGCCAGCCTTCCTCAGCATCATCCATTGATGGCGACTATTGGATGAACACAGCCTTAGATAATCAAGTTTATCAATTCACCACATTGGACGGGTGGAAATATGATGGGTTTGACATAAAGTCTAATGACCTATTTGACGTGGTTTCCCCACTTTCGACATTAAGCGGAGTAACACCATATGGCGGATATTTCATATCCTCGCAAACACCAATAGATTATTCTATAGTTATAAGCGATAATGATTTATCCAGTGGTACCGGCGTAACAGGGCCGAACAAATTTGTCAATCCCCAATATTCCAAATTTGTTATTGCAACGAATAGTACTATTCTTAGTAAAAATTTACTAGAGTTTAATAAAAGTGACTATGCAGAAATCCCGAGTTTCACACCAAAAACTCCCAGATTTTTATGGAATCCTGGATTAGCAGCAGCTGTTGGGCCATATGGACTTATGTGGAAAAACGATTTTCTTAATGTGAATCTTAGAGGAATAAACGGAAATGGAAATTTTAATATAAAATCTATTAATAAAAATTTTTTAGTAAACTCGACGGGATTTAATTACTTTTCAAATTTCTCGCAGGTCTCCAATTTTAAATCAACCAGTAACATAACGCTGGATTTTGGATCTGGCAAATCTTTGTTCTCAACAAAGAATTTATCATGGAATGCTAATAAATTTTATCTTAATGCATCATTGAACCTAATTACTGGGACCACTAATAGCGGATTTATATTGAATTTGATATCTGATGATCCAAACTCTGGTAATCTTAGGTATATTTACAATTCGACAAATTCCAGCGATGCAGTTCTTATGAGCTTCTATCAAAATAGTCCATCATATTATCAACTATTTTCTGTTACTGGTGACGGGATAACATATGCGGATAAAATAGTAAGCTCCATGCAAGCAAAACAATCACTTACGCAAAGCGGCAGCAGTTCAACTCCAAATGGCACGGTTAGGTGGGTTTCCTTAGTTCCTTCGATCATGACAACTGGATCGTCGGGAGGGTGCTTCTATGTTAATAATGGGGGTAATTATATTATAGGCAAATCACAAGGTGCAGCATCAGGAAATAGAGGAATCTCTATATTTACACCAGCAACAGGTGGATATATTAATGGTGCAAATGGGGGATGGCTGAATCTTCTCGATAATTACGAATCAATCAGTTTCAGAGTACATAGTGATAATCCAGGTGCAACTGGAAGCTGCTTTAAATACATTGGTCTAAATACGGGTTACCTGGAGCAAACTCCTCCAATTGTGCTAGGTAACCAGTCAAATGAGATTTCTGGGTATGCTTCTACCGTCGATATAACAATAATAAATATGGCAGGATCCGGAGGTGCTACAATAAATAATTCATGGTTTAAAGTTTATTATTCAGCATGGGGAGGCACACTATCCTCACCTCAGTGTGGGGTTTTATCAACTTATAATTCATCATCAAATTAATACATATCATGCATTTTAATACTAAATACATATTTAAGGGTGACACAGGAAGGGAAGTAATTGGAAAAATTAATTATAATTTTGA